AAGGCTTCTAAAAGCTTTAGAAGTATTGACGTTTGTTGGAGGCGTAATTCTCCTAAACAGGAGAAAAACGTAAAACGAATTTGACTATTCGCCATCGTACATAATCATGCCAGATTCCCATTTTTGTGGGCCGGGGTAACGCTATCGGCTCTTATATCTGTTCTCAACGCTACGGAACTGCATCAAATCGGGCATGACCAATCTTGAGGCAGGGACAGTTGTATCTGTTTCACAGAGCTGTCATCCTAAAGGAGAATGAAATTGTTTAGGCTTCCAGCTAGAGGCTGATGATCACCCAACTCCAATTTTATCGGAATGACCTTTTACACAGCAGTAGCTTGCATCATCCACACCCAGCGCTTAATAATCGCCTTTTGGATTTGATGCAGGAATTGTCAGCGGTATCACACATCCCGCTGTTGCCGTGTTCTTCTACAGTTTACATTCACTACAGGTCGAAAGTGGATGGACTGCCCATTGAAGGGTAAATTTTAATCGTTTGTGGTCGGTAGTACGTGAACCGGGTTACCGCCCCGGACACGTCCCTCGAAAGGGAATCAATTCATATGGGTCAGTTATACCACACAACTGACCCCATAATAAACAGAATTGATAAATTTAGATTGCAGAACCTACAGCGACTTCAAGATCATAGGTATCGTAGGCGAATTCAACCACACACGTCAACGGTGTGGGGTCTGTGACAGTTACATCATATGATGGGCCTTTCAGACGTACTGGGTACAGCCTGTTGAACGTGAACACCTTCCCGGTAGGGCTATGGTTGTTCGTCATGATGTGGATCGCTGCGGTGCTTTCGGCTTGACCGTAGAGGTTCGTGGGCTGATTTTCGTAGGGAGCAACGATTTCTTTGATCCACTCCTTAATCTCAATCCACGCCTCAAGGTCTTCATCCAAAAGGAATTCTACCACGAGTCTATCGTAATTGATAGCAGTACCGGCAATGTTCCATGAACCCACTTTCGGACTCGATGTCGCCTTGGCTGTACTGATATTTATATCGGGCACATCGAATTTTTGGACCTGCCAGTTAAATATTTTTGTGTTGGCCTTGTGAAGCACAAATTTGTGGTTTGTGCTTGACATAGTGTTCTGAATCATGCTAGGGCGAGTTGTCATTATTTACCTCAAGCGATTTCCCGTTGACGTTGCTGCGTTTCGTAAGGAGACGCCGACATAACACCGGGTTGAACCGTAGTTTGATTTTGAATGCTAGTTGTAGGAGCATTGATGTTTGGACCACCACTACCACTACCACCCGATCCAGATTTGGCAGCTTCAACCTCTGCGGACTTCTGAGTTAGTTGCTGCTCTGCTTCATTTTCCGGGCTTGGTGCAAGTACGGGTGAACGGATTAGTGGTTGATATTGCCCATTAATCTGTGGTGCCCCTGTTGGTGGACTAAGCAACTGTGTATTTTGCGTGGCATACCGCCCATACTTCTTCGCGTAGGCTTGTTGTTCCGGGGTTTGATGATCTGGGTCATTGGCATTTCCCTCTTGCTCTGCAATTTTATTTGCACTTTCAAGATTTTGTGCTTCAACCGGATCTGCACCACTAAACCAGCTACTTGGAATTGCCTTGTATACGGCATATGCCACACCACCAATCGCGGCAACGACGGCACCGGCTGCAAGGATTTCAGGTAGAGCTGCAATTACTGCACCACCTAACGCTGTAGCCCCGCCTGCAAGAACTGCACCACCCGCCATAGCCATTGTACCTAAACCACCAATTGCAGATGTTGCAGCCCCGGCGATAGTACCAACAGCACTAACAGCGGCGAACCCTGCGGATTCTTCTGCGGCATCCAATTGTTTCTTCTGCATCTTGATTTGGGTTTCTTGGTTTTTCAATTCCTTGATACGATCATTGGCCGCTTCAACAAGTAACTTCTCAGTTCTAGATGAACTTCCGCTCAATCGAGCAACATGCCATTTGATTGTCCCTACATCTTTCTGCATCAGTTCGAGAACTTTGTTATCACCACCCTTGTTACGATCCTGCATCAACTTTTCAATACGGTTAACCGTATTACTCTGTCTTGCAGTATGCCACTTGATGTTTGAAATATTCTTTCCAATAGCTTTGGTTTCACCCAATGCATGTTCGGCAATTGCCGCATTCTCTTGGGTTAGATAATCAATGCCGTGAAGGTATTCAAGTAGTTTCGCGTCATGAACTTTGCTCGCATCATTGGCTTTATTGTCGTGCATCGCTTCAACAACTTCCGACATCTTTTCGACAGTCTCATGGAAAGTCTGAATAGCCGGTGTCATTGATATGACGGTTGCCTGCATATGCATTGCTGCATCGGCCATTTTTTCAACCGCCGCCGACATCCCACCTTTACCACCAGATTTCGGCTCTGGAGCGTCCCCAGCGTCTCTCTGGGCGTCTTCCAGCTTACGGGCTGATGCTGCCTTGGCTTCGGCTTCTTCGCGTCGTGCGTCGAGCTTGGCTTTGATCTTTTCCATCCTAGCCATTTCCTTGATTTCGAGTTTTCTTCGAATGATCAAGGTCTTTTTGTATTGCTTGCGTTCGAGACTTGCGTTAGCAAATTTCTTCCCGAGGATTCTAAAGATCGCACCGGCAATAGGAATACCGCCGATTTCTCGACCGATAAATCCACCCGCTGCTTTGCCAACTGCACCAACGCCAGCCTTTGCGCCTCTACCTAATGCACCAACACCGCGTTTTGCAACATGAACAGCTCTGTTTGAACCAGCCGCCCGAGCATGACGGTTTTGTTTCCTTAGTTCTGCCAGAAGGGCTTTATCAGCCCTTTTAGCTTGATGACTATCTAGTCGTTGATTGTCTAGGGCAGTTCGTAAACTGCTCAGGACATCAACTAGGTCTTCGTTATTGTCGGCCATTTTTCTTTCTATCCATTTTTCTCTTTTCTTCGTCCAGCCACATCATAACTTGGGTAATCAAAGTTTTTCTTTCCCAAGGCATCATGGCCTCTAATTCAGACAGAGTATAATTGTGGTATTTTTGCAGACCGAAGTTGGTTTTCATGTAACTACCAAGGCTGTCTTCGGCCTGAGTTATCAGAAAAAATCTTGTAGGCCACGCAACTCAATTTTTGCATGATGTCCGCATTTACGGCACGTAAAATCTGCATGTCCAGACACTGATGGGATATTGGTAAAGAACGCAATAACTTCATCAAACACGGTCTGAGGCATCAGTTCGAGGAATTCAAGTGCATCATCGGCTTCGTAGTCTTCACCATATTTCAGAACAGAACCATCCGCTTTATACAGATAGGTCATGCACTCGGCGTAGACTGCCATAGTTGCATCAATGTCGTCTTCCGCGATACCGACATCATGGCGTGTAATCTGTTCGAAGTTAGGGTACTTCAAAATCAACTTTTCGATGGTTGCGGATTTAACTTCGATGATGCCTTTACTGATTTCGCTGGTAGCAACTTTGGCTTCTTTCAAACTAACAACCACACCATTTGCTTGATCGCAAGTGATTGGTTCTTGGTTTTCATTCAGTGTTTGGTTGCCTTCGTCGTCAAGTACCGGTGCTTTGCATAGGTAGAATGACTTGGATTGGGTTGTACCGGTTGAATGCATATGCAATTGGATGTAAATGTATTCAAGGTCGAAACTTGGTAGTTCGCCAATGTTGATATCACCGGACGTGACACAGTTTTGAATCAATTGAGTAACCGCGTTCACAATGTTGTCGAGTTGGTCATCACCCTCGGACTGTTTCGCGATCATCAATAGTTTTTGTTCTTTGGTCACGAAAGAACGTAGCGTAATCATCTTTCCGAGACTAGGAACTAGACATTTGAAAGTTGGTAGCGAATCTAATGCTAGGTTGGCAAGTTTGCCCATAATAAAATACTCTTATAAAATCTTGGTGATACGTTTGATGGAATCGTACCAATGTTTGGCTTCTGTAAAGATGTTGCCATCGCCTTCATCTTTGGCTTCTTTGGTTACAACGTTCTTGAATTTGAATTGAACATCAAATGTTGCAAGTTGGTTGTTGCTGTCATACGACATTTGCATATCGGAGACGTGAACCGGGTAAGCTTCCGCAATTTCCGTCTTCGAGGACATGTTGCCCTGTCTATCACAGAATTTGATGTTAATGTTGGCAACGTAGTCTTCATAGAATCCGAATTTGAAGTTATCCATGTTACACGCCCGGTTCATCCAGTCTAAGAAGAACTGACGTTCTTTCTGCGACGGGGTTACAAGGAATGTCATGTTCAATAGATCAAATTCAGATCCGGTGACCATGCTATACGGCACTTGGTTGGAATTGACTTCCGTGGTATTCAAGGTTCGCCCCGGAATACCCACATCCTTTACATACATTCCCAAGTCGTATGGATATTGCAAGTATTTATCAAGCATATCCCCAAGCCCTACCGCCCTGATAATCTCAGGGCTAAAGAATCCGGTCAGGTGTCGAAGGGGTTCAACCCGCGATAACACTTCCTTGGTCACGCTATCGGTGATGGATCTAAACAGGCTTCCGCCGTTATCTCCATCGATAGACTTGATCTTAATACCAATCTTGCTTGGGAATTCGACCTTGAACAAGTTTGCTCGTCCAAGGTCGTCTTTCAGTAATGCAGCCCTGAATTTGTCGATATCGATTGTTGCCATTAGTGTGTCTTCCCATCCGCCCAAACTTTTCGTGCAGAGAAACGTTTGCCGTCTTTGTCCAAGAATTGTTGTGTCGGTAGATAAATTGCGTTGGCCCAATACATCGGATTGATTTCAACCATATGACCCTTGATCCGAGAACGGATATAGCACTTGATCATTTTCTCAGCACCCGGATAACGTTTAACCGCATCCCAGTTGATTTTGAAATATGCTCTAGGCCCAAGGTTCTTTTGGCTTAACATCTTTAGAATTTTCTCCATGAAAACCTGTCTGGCCTTCGGCGGGAGATAGTGTAGGTTCAACCCCAATTGGTGGGTTGGTGTTACATCCAACATGATGATAAGCGGGAATCGATCCCAGTACGGGAGTGTCTTTTTGTACTTTGCATCATACACATAGGTGTACATCTTCCCAGCCTGTAGCTTAGGGGCGATCTTGGACTTGGGGATACCTTCTACAGTGTCCTTGAACCATTTGATGCTTTTGTTGTTCTTCTTAGCGTTGGGTAGGGCATCCATTGCAGCCAATGAGGCTCTAAACTGGGCTACCCTATCCGGTTCTTTACGAACCCGTGTTCTTGTCTCTGCCATTATGTTGTCAGAATCCCATATTTGCGGAGTGCTTTTTCGGTCAGCACTTTGAATATCCAACTGCGTTCATCTGCGAACTTTTTCGCTGCGATCCACTTAGCCTTGTTTTTCTGGTAAGTGAATACCTCTTCTAGATGTCGCGCCTTGGAGGCTGGGGTAACTCGTTTTGGGGGGATCGGAATTTGTGTTTGTGCATAAGGTTTAACCTCCCACAAATATACAATTCCATTTTCAAATTCAACCCAGAAGTCGATGAAGTATCTGTGATTTTTCTGATCAAATGTATCTTTATATTGGATTACAACATCCTCAGAATTCCAACGTTTGACCAATGGCGAGAAGTCCAGCCACTTCATTACGGCAAGTTCCCATGAACTGCGGTAGTGAACTTTCTCTATGTTGCCCTTGTATTTGTTTCTATTAGTCGGTGCATATCTCCCCCGATAAGTACCGGATTGCGAACCCGCCATATACAACCTCATAAATACTATATTATTACTTATTTACTATGGTGAATTTATGGCTACAATTTTACCAACCCCAAATCAGGCTGCGGGCTGGGCAGCGGGGAAAGTCCAATCCGGTTGGGATTCGATTACAGGTATGCTTGGTGGTTCGGGAAACGGCACCAGCAAAACTAAAGGTATTTGGAAATTTCCAAATACCTTACAAGGAACCCACCACACTTCCCGCCTAGTCTTTAATGCAACAGATGCTATTCAGGGTAACGAAGAAGGTTCCCGTCGATCTGAAATTTTCGGTGGCCTAACAAGATTAAGAGAAAAGAATATCGGCGCTGTGTTCCTGTATATGCCGGAACTAGAAACGTCCTATACCCAGAATTACAACGAGGACGGTCGGGGGTTACTATGGGTACTGAATAACGCCATTCAAAACGGTGGTGGATACGACAACCTGTTCGGTCAAGCCGGTGTTGAAGGTGCCAAAGCTGTACTTGGGTACGAATTAGATAAACATGCTCCAAGTTTGATGAAAGACTTCGGCAGATCGGTTCGGAACAAACACAACTCTGCGAACTTCACCGGTACAGCACTGCGTAAACAGGCATTCACCTTTGATTTACGCCCGCGTAACAAGGAAGAATTGATCCAAATTGCTGGTATCATCAAATTCTTCAAGTCGAATTCCGCGACCAGTTTGGTGTCAAACGATTATATTCGTGTACCAAGTCGTTGGTATATCGAGGAAGTACAGGCGTCAGGTATTTCAAACCGTATTATTCCACCATTCAAGTTTGGCCCTTGCTTCCTGACTAACATTGAAATCGACTATACCCCAGATGGTATGTGGAAAAGTTTTGAAAATGGTGACCCAATCGCATTGAAACTGAAATTGGAATTCATGGAAAACACCATTGTAACCCGCGAAGACATTCAGGATTTCAATCTATGATTTTAAATAAATTCGGGACCGCGCAATACGGTGACTATCTACTTCCAAATCTATTCGTGGATTTGGGATTGACCTATAGTCAGATTAAACACATGTTTGTTCATCGTCAGTACACGATCACCGGTGCCCCTCGCCCAGAACAGCTCGCACACCGCCTGTACGGGGATTCAAATCTGGAATGGGTTCTGCTACTGGTTAATGGGATCATCGATCCTTGGCATGGCTGGATTCGTCAGGACGATACTGTTCGGGCATACGCGGAAAAGAAATACAAAGATTTCGGCGGTGCCGATGGTGTTCATCATCATCTTGACCCGAAAACTGGTGATAAGTATTTCAATGTGATTCCAGAAACGGGTGTCACTTTCTATTATGATGGTTCCGAAACATATGATGGTAGAATCAGAAACAATAGTGTTGACCCAGCCAACATCAAGTGGTTCAACAAATACGATACCGCTTTGGAACACATCCAGTTTATCGGAGATTTGATCCCGATAACTAACGTTGAACATGAAATTGATAAGAATGAAGCACTGCGAAAAATTCTTATTATCCGACCGGAGGATGTCCGGGTGTTTGTTGACGCATTTGTGAGTAAGCAGAATGGGCGTACCTAATGGTTTAAACCAACCACAAAATTCCCACATCATCAAATACATCAATCTGATTAACTTTCAAGATAGCAAGTATGACATTTCAAGAGTCATGCAAAAGCTAACAATCTTTGAAAACATGGTAGGGAAACAACCCTACCAACATGGAACGATTTCAGTAATTGATGATAACGGGTTGCATATCAACTTACCGATTGTGGGTCAGGAATGGTTGGAAGTATCATTTCAGACCCGCGTAGATGGTGGTGCGGTTGGTGAAGCGGAATATGTGAAGCGTTATAAGATCACTCAAATCTATAACCTACAGAAACAAAAAGACAACAACAACCAAGCATTGGTTATGGATTTTGTATCGGAAGGCTTCTGGAAATCTGAATCGAATCTATTTTCCAAGTCTTATAAACAAGCTGTTACCTCCGATATCGTTACCGATATCATGGAAAACGGACTTGGGTTGAAAGTCGAAGTCGAACCTACGCTGTATCCGCGTGATTGGATCATTCCAAACACAACTGGAATTGATTTTATCTACCGTCTCACAAACGAATCGACTAGCAAAGACAATCTGTCAAGCGACTATAGGTTGTTTGAGAACATTTCCGGTTGGCACTTCAAATCCATGTACACATTGGGTAAAGCTGAATTCAAGAAGCGATTGAACGCCAACATCGACAACATTTCTCAATTTGATCGAATGAAGGCCGATGCAGTTTCGAAAGACGTACACTTTGATCTGCATGACCGGATCGAAGGTGGATATCAGATCACGATTGACGAAATTGATACAATTGAGAAGCGGGCTGTAAATTCTCAGATTGGGTATGATGATTATGTCACTGCATTCCCAACCATGAACCCGGAAAAGATTTACGTTGGTAAGGTTGCCCCTGAGTATCCAAAAGATATGCACTACCGAGTGCTACCGGGCAATTCTGTATATGATTCAAACCGCGACTCTCAGGTTAACCAGAGATTGAAGCGGATTATGAGTAGATCACTGTTGAATTCCACGGAAATGACTCTAAAGATTCCGGGAAACATTGATTTGCAACTTGGTGATACTGTTTATTTCGATTTCAAATATGAAGACATGATTGATCACACTAGTTCGGGTAAGTATCTGCTTTGTCAAATTAAGCATGAGATTACCATGAAAGATTATCACATGATCGTAAATATTCGAAAAGAATCGAATATCAAAGGTGATAAAATTGAAGAGTAAGACACAATTCGAGCTGAATTGGTTTTTCGGGAAAGTTGAAGCCAGAAATGACCCCCTTGAAATGGGTAGACTGCGCGTCCGGGTCTACGGCTGCCACACCGCCGACAAAGTAAAAGACCAATTCAAGGGAATCCCGACCAACGAACTGTTATGGGCACAAACCATCAACAGCGTGCAGTCGGCTTCCGTAAGTGGTGTAGGTCTATCTCCAAATGGCCCTGTAGAGGGTTCTATGGTGTTTGGGTTCTTCTTGGACGGCCATCTGTGCCAGCTCCCGTATATCATGGGAACAATTGATGGTATCCCAGTAGCGGCTGCCGACAAGACCCAAGGGTTTAACGATCCGAAAGGTTTGTATCCAAAGTATTTGAACGAACCGGATCTAAACCGTCTGGCACGTTCTGCTTTCAGAACCCACGCTGGGCTTGTAGCCAAGATGGCCGGTCGGATTACGGGTATCCCAACCGCTATGGATAACGTGGCTGGTACGGGGGTTCTGGGGTCTACAAACACCCTTGGGCCGAAGTGGGACGAACCAGCCCCGGCGAACAACACCCAGTACCCATATAACCATGTTCGAGAAACCGAATCGGGTCATGTTGAAGAATATGATGATACTCCCGGTGCGGAAAGAATGCATTGGATGCATGGTACTACCGGAACCTATGAAGAATGGCAACCGGATGGAACGGTTTCCCAAAAGGTTACCGGTGATTCAATCGCTATTGTAGTCGGTGACCGCAAGATTCTAGTTGGTTCAAACCAGCAAATCACTATTATCGGTAATGCAAAGCTTCTGGTTCAAGGAAACGTGCAGGAACAGGTTAATGGAAACGTAACCAGATTGATCAAGGGTAACCTATCTGAAAAGATTGAAGGTAACTACGCCCGCGATGTTTTGGGTGAATCGTTCACAAACAGCCAAGGTAACGTAATACAACGCGATGGCTCCAACAGAACAGAAGTTGTCGCCCTAAACAAAACCGAATCGATTGGTGCAAACAACTCTCTACAAATCGGTGCTACAAATTCGGTTCAATGTTTGGGTGATTGGACACAGACCGCCGCTACCAACTTCACCCATATTACCGGTGGTAAAAGAACCGATATGGTTGGTGGTAACTACGGGATCAACGTTTCGTCTGCATATGGCCTAGCCTGTGCGACATTCAGTGTTGGTGTTTCTGGGGCCGCAACAATTGATGCAACTGGTCCAACCGCGATTCTCGGTTCCCGGATCGATTTAAACTAAGGTGATTTATGTCAGCTTGTAAAAATTTAGACAACTTACTTGAATCGGTAGAATCGGCGGCTAGTAAAGCAGTAGATGGGATTGTTGGTACGATTACCAACAATCCTACAGCGGGAACCGCCGCCGCCATCGGTGCCAAGATTAGTTCTGCTATAAATACCGTTAAAGCCGAGGCCGAAGAAGCCATTGCCGCCGCTAAGGGTGCAGTGGCTAATTTTGAGAAAACTTTGATGGAATTTGCCGAAGAAGCTCAGGCTCAAATCGCAGATATCCAACAACAAATGATTGGGGCAACCCAAGAAGTGATTGCTCAATTGCAAGCACAAATTGATGAAATAAAAGCTGAAATTGATTCCAAAATTCCAGCATGGATGCACAAAACCCCAGAAGAATTGCTACAAGATGTAATAAGTGGGATATGTGATCCAAATGTTGATGGGATGGTGGTTCCAGAAGAAGGGACTGCAAAAACGATACAACCAGCCACCGCCCCGTCGATAAATCCGGGTCCGAGTCCTATTGAAACTTTTGCTGCCCCTGCCAAACCGCCTATTAACACAAACCCAATCATACCAGATCCAGAAACAGGTGTAACTCTTTAATGACTAATATAGCCAGAATTGGCGACACATGTGTTCCGGGGCCGAACGGTGGTATACCTACCGTCGCTCTAACCGGTTCACCAACTGTCAATGCCAACCTATTACCGGTTCACCGGGTAGATGATTCGTGGGTTTTGCCTAATCCAAACCATAAAACTTCTACAGGTTCACCGACAGTGTTCGTTAATCAGAAGCCAGTTGCTAGGGTATTTGATGAAACCAATATCGGGTCTATTATCAACGTGGGGTCACCTACGGTGTATGCAAACGAAGCGTTTGTAACGGTGTTTGGCGTCACCATGCCTTCAAACCAGAATTCGTTCAAGAACGCCGAACCCCTGATTAACAACGTTGGGCATTCAGGTATCGATGATGAATTTGAAGTAAATTCTGGATCGCCTGTCTACCCACCGCTGCCACAAGTTACACCACCGACACCTATCCCGGTAGAAGTACCGATTGCTGTAGAAGACGATGTGAAACCACCAGAGCCACCAAGTACCCCAGTTTCAGACTGTTCCATGATTACATCACCAATTGATTATGATTTTCAATTGAGTGCGAATTTTAAACTGCGTCATCTAAGTATCAACGCATTGTTCCCACATACAATCAAAGCACAAAATGGGTTAACTCAAGCTCAGATGGTATGTAACTTGAAAGCCCTTGCTGAAAATATTCTGGAACCATTCAAAGCTGCACATGGAAGTTTCCGTATCAACAGTGGATTCAGAACGCACCAAAATGGTAAATCGCAACATGAGAAAGGTCAGGCTGTGGATATTCAATTTCCCGGTAAGACATACGATCAAATGTTTGCGATCGCCCAATGGTGTAAAGACCATCTGAATTATGATCAATTGCTTTGGGAACATGGGAACGCCCCGTGGATTCATATTTCGTTCAATCAGGCCGGTAACCGACCAAAGAATGCATCAAATTCTGTGATGACGATGTATCAAAACCACTATTCATCAGGTTTGAAAAAAATTGCCAGTTATACATAAGGAATTAACATGAGTGAAATACTCGAAAGTAGCACATGGGAAAATACGATCTACCGAATCGCGAAAGAAGACCTTGTATTAGGTGGTACACCGATTATCGAGGACAACGTAGTTATTTCAGGTGTTGCTAACGTTGCCTCACAGCAACTAACCAACCGTACCAATTACCTGAAAGATCGTGCTGATGTATCAGATGGTAATATCAATACTCTGAATACTCAGATGGCAACCGCAATTACCAATATTGCTACAGCGGCACACCGTCTGGATATCCTTGAACCGGTTGTTTCAACAATTACAGCTAACGTTGTACTTGCAACCGATGATGCCCGTCAATCGGCAAGTGCTGCTGCTACAAGTGCAACTAATGCCGGTGTAAGTGCAAACCAAGCCGCTGCTTCGGCAACTACAGCCTTAACCGCTGGTCCGAATGCTGCTGCTGCCGCTGCAAGTGCTACAAGTGCAAGTACAAGTGCAACTAACGCTAATACATCTGCCATCGCGGCTGATATTAGTGCTCAAAGTGCAACTGCTAGTAAAAATGATGCTGCTACAAGTGCAACATCGGCTTCGGCTTCGGCTTCGAGTGCTGCTACAAGCGCATCCAATGCCAATGCCAATAAAAACGCCGCCGCTACAAGTGCAACTAACGCTGGGGTGAGTCAAACCGCTGCTGCAATATCAGCATCAGACGCGGCAACATCGGCAACATCGGCAACGGCTAGTAAAAACGCCGCCGCTACAAGTGCAACTAACGCTGGTAACTCGGCAAGTGCTGCATCTACAAGTCAAACTGCTGCTGCTACAAGTGCAACTAACGCTGGTAACTCGGCAAGTGCTGCATCTACAAGTGCAACTAATGCCGCCAGCTCAGCTACCGCTTCTGCTGGATCGGCTACTGCTGCATTAGGCAGTGCAAACAATTCGGCAAACTCAGCTACTGCTGCATCTACAAGTCAAACTGCTGCTGCCACAAGTGCAACTAATGCCGCCAGCTCAGCTACCGCTGCATCTACAAGTGCTTCTGCGGCTTCGACGTATGCAACTAACGCTGGTAACTCAGCGACCGCCGCTGCTGGATCGGCAAGTGCTGCTGCTACAAGTGCAACTAACGCTGCTGCATCCGCGACAACGGCATCAAATGCCCAGACTACCGTTGCAGCATCTGCGACAACCGCTACGAATGCGGCTACCGCTGCATCTACAAGTCAAACTGCCGCTGCCGGATCGGCTACTGCTGCCGCTAGTTCCGCATCTGATGCCGCTGCTAGTGCTGCTGCTGCATTGGCATATTCGGTCCCACATTACAAGGGTTATTTTACTACATATGCCGCTCTGGTAGCGGGTACAAGTGGGATGGTCGCAGGGGATTACGCGGACGTAGACGCCGGAACTGGTACAGATGCGAAAATGTACATATGGGATACCAACGATACTAAGTGGGTAGTTGGTAACGCTCCAGATCCTATGACATCCGCCCAAGTAAAAACGTTATATGAAGCCAACCTGAATACCAACGCCTATACAGATGCTGAAAAGACTAAGTTAGGTGGTATCGCAGCATCAGCTACATCCAACTCTAGTGACGCTGTACTGTTAGCCCGTGCCAACCATACAGGTACACAGGCGATAAGCACTGTAGTGGGACTACAGACAGCCATTGACGGTAAAGAACCGGTTATTACTTCCGGTACAACAAGCGGATTTTGGCGTGGTGATAAAGTTTGGACTGACTTCGCAACTACAGTTCGTGCAACCATCCTAACCGGACTATCGGTTGCAACTTCAACCGCCACATCAGCGGCTGATACAATTTTGGTAGCGATTGGTAAATTACAAGCTCAGATCACAGGACTAAGCACCAGCAAATTAGATGCAACTGCGAACTCCGTATCGGCCACTAAGTTACAAACTGCTCGCACGATCAACAGCGTATCATTTGATGGTACTGCGAACATTACCATTGCAGACGGAACAAAAGAACCTGTAATTACTGCCGGTACAACCGCACAGTATTGGAAAGGTGACAAATCTTGGGCAACTCTGGATAAAACTGCGGTTGGTCTTGGAAGCGTCGATAACACAAGCGATGTGAGTAAACCGGTATCAACCGCAGCACAAACCGCCTTGGATTCGAAGCAAGATGCGTTGGGGTTCACACCAGTTCAACAAGGTGGTGGTACTGGTCAAGGGACTAATAAAGTATACATTGGTGGTGCCGGGGGTGGGTTAAAAGCAACCGTCGATTCTACTGATCTTGGTGCATTTGTTTTTGCAGGGGCCAACTCTAGTATTACAAGTCTCACAGGATTGACAACCGCACTATCGGTTGCGCAGGGCGGTACAGGGACTAACACAGCAACCGGTACTGGTAACGTTGTACTTGCTGCTAGTCCGACTCTGACAGGTACACCGCTGGCCCCTACAGCCACTGCTGGTACTAACACCACACAACTTGCGACAACTGCTTTTGTAACAAGTGCTGTGGCTGCCGGTGGATCAACACCACCGGGTACTGTTAACTGGTTTGCTACAATGGCCGCACCAACTGGGTTCTTGTCTGCAACGGGTGCTGCAATATCCCGTTCTACATACTCGACATTGTTTTCTGCAATAACAGCCCCGGCGACGGGTACTGTTACATCAGGCAGTGCTGTTATTACATCGGTCCCTAGCACACAGACAATGTGGGTTGGTATGCCAATTAGTGGTCCCGGTATTCCGTTGTCTGCAACCATTTTATCTATTGTTGCGAACACCAGCATTACAATGTCGATAAATGCAACTGCTACAACTTCCGGTGCGACACTGGCGATTTGTCCGTTCGGCGTTGGTGATGGTTCTACAACATTTAATGTTCCAGACCTTCGTGGTCGTACTGCTCGCGGTTGGGATAACGGTGCAGGTGTTGATGTTAACCGTGTATATGGTAGTTATCAAGCCGATGCTTATGCGTCACACAACCACGGGGTAACCGATCCGGGTCACTTCCACTCAATGGGTGTAACAACAGGTACGGCGTATACAGCGGGTGGTGTGTTCAGTGCTATTGCAGGATCTACAAACACCGGGTCTAAGACAACAGGTATTAGTATCAACAACTCCGGTGGTACAGAAACTGTAATGAAAAACCTTGCACTTCTACCTTGCATTAAATACTAACATTTGGATGTATTATGATTGTTTATAGCTATAGTCCGTTTACACTACAATTTAACGGACTCACAAAAGCAGATGAGTCACCATTGGAGCCGGGTGTGTATCACTACCCGGCCCATACCACGACTATTGCACCGCCAAAGTTTAACCCAACTACACAAGTTTGTCTGTTTATTTCAGGTGATTGGGTGGTTGAAGAAATTCCGGCAGAACCACTCCCGGCAGAACCAACACAGGCTGAGATTGAAGAATCTGCGGCGGTAAATGGTCGTGCATGGAGAGATAGTGAACTATCGCGTGCCGATATTCAAATTAACATACTCGAAGACAGTTCTATGATGGTTGGGGCTGCGACGGTTTGGCGGGCATATCGAGTGATATTGCGCAACTGGCCTGCTACTTCGGATTTCCCGGAAACCAAACCAGTTGCACCGGATTGTATGTAATATGGATTACATCAAAGCCGCACTCCAATTTGCATTTCTGCTGGTGTCCAATGTTGTTTTTGATTTGATCGGATTGGTTATGGTTGCAATCGCCTTACCATTTAGAGTTTCCGGTATTAGCGTGTCCGATGGGAGAAAGATTATCAATCTCCCTAAATGGGCTTGGTTATGGGGAAATGACTTTGACGGGGTTCAAGGTGATAAACGCGGGTGGTGGGCTGCTAATACACCATTCGGGTGGGATGTAAACGGCTACATGGCAATGTACTGGTGGACTGCGATTCGCAACCCAGCCAATAACATGCGTATGTTGAAATTATATCAAGCACCAATTATCGGTAGCACAATCACTTATAAAGGTGATTACAATGTTGCTGATAGGCCGGGTCAAGGTGGTTGGCAATTTGTTAAATTGGTTAGCTCGGAAGGTCGTGCTTATTATGGGTTCTATCTGGTCAAACAATGGTCACAGACCCGTGCATTTGTTATCAGATTAGGATTCAAAATTTCACCAGCTCAACAGGGGACTAATGATCTACCAAAAGGTGGAACTACCAAAATCAACCCTTGGAAATCAATTTAAATAACCTAAAAGGGGCCAATCGGCCCCTTTTTATTTGATTATAAATACACAATACACAACAGGAATACATATGGATACTATAATCTATTCCGATATTCGTAAGAATATGTTATTAGACCCGATTACACACGATTTATCCGCCGCTACCAATGACCGGGCTATTATCGATTCTGTTATGAATCTAGTATTGACCGAAAAGGGTGAACGTCTGTACCAACCAGAGGTTGGTGGAAACATTTCCGGGCTATTATTCGAACTAATGTCCGATGAAACAACTTATATGATCAAACGGGAAATTCAGGAAGTCCTCACCAACTGGGAACCTAGAGCGGTTCTACAACAGGTTGATGTAATCGCTGATTATGACAATAACTCTTATTTCATCACCGTTCGATTCTTTACAATCTACAACTTAGAGCTGCTGCAAGTAGCGTCTCTAAACCTAAATTCTAAGGCCACTTCATGATTAATACTGACTTCTCCGCTTTAGCGTTTGCAGATGTTAAGAACCGTTTAATCGACCATTACAAAAACAGTGCAAGTTTTGCGGACTATGATTTTGAAGGTTCGCGAATGAACACCCTGATCGATGGTTTAGCGTATGCAGCATTGTATCAAGGTACATTTGCCAACGCCGCATTATTTGAATCGTTTCTACAATCTGCTCGAAACCGTGGATCGGTTGTTATGGGCGCTCAAAATATCGGTTATACCCCGGCTTCTATCCGTGGTTCTTCGATTGATATGGGTGTGACCCTGACATACAACCAACCCGGAACATTACCCAATTCAGCTAAAGTTCCATTTGGGTTCAAATTCTTTGGTACAATGGGTAATTCGAAATATGAATTTGTAACTTTCAAAGATACTATTCTAACGAAAAACCTCGCCGGTACTTACACTGGGAACTTGAATGTTGTCCAAGGTAAGATCATCCGTCAGCAATACGTGTGGTCGAACACTGCTCGTATTTTTATTCGAGATACCACAATCGATAGACGTTACATCCGTATTACGGTAAATGGTGTTGAATACACTCTAGCAGGCAACGCCGCTCGAATGGGTTCGACAGATGCTGTTTACTACTTCCGTGAAACTCAAGACGGTTGGACGGAAATCTATTTCGGTACTGGTGAACTTGAATTAATTCCGGGGCAACCTGACCTAAGAAAATACGTGGGTGGTTTAAGACCTGCCGTTGGTCAAACTGTAGTTATCGAATACCTTTCGGTTAGAGGCCGAGACGGTAACGGTATCACCACATTCAAAGCTGTAGACTCAGTTGCCGGGTTTGATTTTGCAATCACTCTTGATGCAGACGCGATCAGCGATGGTGGTGGTGATAAGGAAGACATAGAACGTATCAGAGCCGTGGCCCCGAAAGTATTTGAGGCTCAAGGCCGATGTGTAACAGCTCAGGACTATGAAGCATTTGTGCTTAAAGAGTTTGGATCAATTGTTGAAGCGATTCGTTGCTTTGGTGACAACACCAAGCCGGGTTATGCGTTCATCGCAATCAAACCGGTTAATGAGTTGGTTATGAACAATGCCCAGAAGCAAGCGATTGAAGAGTACCTAAAAGACTACAATATCGTGACCATCGCCCCTCGAATTGTTACCCCAGACTATGTGTTTGTGGAAAAAACGGTTTCGGTTGACTATAAGGTTGTTGAATTGAGTGTTTCAGAAGATCAGTTGATTAGTAGTTTGATGCAATCAATTGAAAACTATTACAATCAGAACATTACAACGTTCTCGGCTAGTTTCCACGTTTCCAAACTTCTAAGCTATATCGACAACACCGATACCGCTGTATTGGGTTCACGTTGCAGCATTCGATTGGTTAAAGAGCTTGAGGACAACTACCTGACCCCAACTACAGGGGTTAGTTTCCTGAATCCGTTGGTAACCAGAACATTTATCAGCTCGGCTATCTCTTTCATCAAAGATCCGGTCCATCCGTATAACGTAAACATCGTTAGTACAGATTCCGGTCAATTGGTAATCGGCCCATTCAAGGCTACTGCTGATATTTCCGTACCGGCTTATACTGAAACAGATTTCGACGGGCTTGGAACAAGTCCTGATAATAAATATTACCCGATTGGTACGATTGATCATACTTCCGGTAATGCATACTTCAATCTGGGGGCACTTGGATTGCCACGTAGCAACTTTTCTGTTGCCAACCTGCAAATGTATGCAACCCCGAAAGAAACAGATATCTATACCAAAGACGGTTCCCTGATTGTATACGAACCATTACTGCGTCCGAAATACATTTCAGTTGCTATCCAACCAATTTTGTGATAATAGAAAATGGCACAATCACCAGCATTAGAAATAGTTCGTATTAAGAATGTCGCCGGGACGTTCGCCATGATTACATGGGATGACCTAGGCGGAATATTCACCTATGAAATTCAAAAATCAGCAAACGGTGGTGATTACATCGCCGTTGATTTTACAAACAACTCTGAATATTTTGACCAGCATGTCACACCCAATACGAAATACATCTATCGGGTGCGTGCTGTATCGACTGAATATAGTCCAAGTGAATGGACTCTATCCGAAGAATTTACCACATTCGCAAGCAATTCGTATGTGGTAACTTCACAGGCGTCAGTTTCGATTTATCAAAATTTCATCAACGAAAAACTTACCAAAGCCAACAGCACATTCGATTTCAATCGTGATGAAATCAATGGGGTGTTGATCAAAGAAGGTTTTGTATTCGATAACAAGAAAACAACAATCGCAGAACTTGAGGGGTATATTCTCTATCAAGATGAATCTTTGAAACTATATGGTGATGTATCAGAAGCATGTGGTGATAGATACAAGCTGTTACCTGCATATTTTAATGATATATTCTTTTCGTTTGAACGACTACAATCGATTGTTCGCTATTCAAAAAATAATGCCGCATCGTGGATTCTCCATCGTGGTATTCTTGGTCGAGTTGGCAACCCAGTTGGTACTCAGGTTGCGGTAACATCAGATTCCGCTATGTATATTATGGGTTATGATGGGATCTATACCTTAACATTTGCAACCGATATCAAATGGTCCAACGATGAAATTACGCTAAGTTCTGTAACCCAGACATTCAGTCCGGGGAACACAGGTACATTCCGTATTTCTAAGTTGATTGATTTACCGACAGGTTTAGGTCTTGGTTCAATCGAAGCTATGGCTATCAATGATGATGGGTCTAAGCTATATGTAGCTTCCGCCAATACCGTATATTCTTTGGAATTAAAAACTCTAAATTTAGATGGTAGTGGTAGACGGGTATGGAACTCTGTTGCGGTAACCGTAACCGATGACACAACAAACAACGTACTGATTAAAAATCTGGTGTGTTTCGGTGACTCTGTGTATGCGTTTGTACCGGGCACTAGATCATCGACAGGGGTAGCCATTGATAGCGGTTACAAAGTTGCTCCATCGGACTATGAGGGGGTTTATAAACTAAATTCGACCCTGACATCATCGGTTCGTGTATTAGGTAACACCACATATGACCGTATAACCCTTGACCCAGTTATTTCCAACCTGTCTCGATCACCAACCCACATCCTAATTGATGGAATCAACCGTCCATATGATGTAATTGCAGATGATTCTAGTATCGAGCCGGGAACCCCCGGATATGATGATGGGGAAGTTGACCCGGAACGTGTGGATTACGCGGTTAAGTATGAAATTGATCCAAATAACATCGTAACCAATAACCGTGGGTACAGAACACCATTGCGTTCGGATGATGGTACAACTTGGGTAACTCGCGAAGAAAATTATCACTTCGAATCTCAGTATCTGTGGTTTGCTGGGAACAGAATGTGGGTCAACTATAAAGCTAAACTGGCTTTGATTAGCAAACGTACCGATTTTGTTCACACCCTAACTAACACATCCGAAACTCTGGATAATGGTAAGTTCACGTTTTACGCGGATTCGTTCAATATCAGTGGCTTCCCCGGATATGTTATCGGGATGGTATTCTATAAAAAATCGACTGGCGATATAATCGGCTATTATAGCCTTGGATTCCGTACAAGAGATAATGCAATTTTCACTTGGACACCAAATCGTCAGGTTGCAACCGCAATTCTGGCATCCAATGTAATTGATGCAGTTGTGGTAGATGAAACCCCAACTAACGAATCGGATATTGTTCCACCATTGGATGCAATGGTTGCACAGTTCCTACCAGAGCATTTCATTCAGAATGAACCGCTGTACGTTTCGTTTGTCGAAGAATACTTGAAATTCCTGTCAAGTGATAGAAAGTCTGATTATGGTCAGTTGTACAATTTGATTCAAAACCATGATGTGAACGAAACCGAATATCTGGAAATGTTCTATAACGATCTGTCAAAACGCAATGTTTATCTTGATACTGCGAAGTGGACAGAACTGTTGAAGTTTGTGAACAATCGGGCATCGGATCTATATTCAATCAAAGGTGTTAAGGATTCGTACAAGTTCCTATTCAAGCTGCTGTATAACGAGGAAGTGACTGTAACAACAGAAACCGACTCTCAGTATGAATACGACATCATCATTGCATCTGACAATCTGACATCGGATTTGGTAGGTAACCGCCTAACAACCAGCACCGGATACGGTGATGTTGTGTATTACGACAGATATTTTGATTCGGATGGTACGGCTTACTGGTTAGTGACGCTAAATAACATCATAGGGGAGTTTGATGAAGGTGGTACGCTTTCTGCAACTGTAAATCCGGCATTCACCGGCACCGTTATTCGCGGTGTGGTTGGTAAGGAAGCACCACTTGATAGTCAGGACTATTTGAAACGCGGTCCAACGTATTACGCGATTTCCATTTATTCCCAAATGCAAGTTTCGAAATATCGCGATGATGTGCTTCGGTTTGTACACCCGGTCGGATTCGGATTTGTTGGTATCATGATGATTACCATGTTCGTAAATTCTGGGGTGTCCACGACACACAAAGAAACCTTAGTTGATATCCTACAGACCCTGAAATGGGATATGGGATTGCCGCGTAAATACCCAATGACGATTCCTGATTTGGATACTAACGGTAAATACCAGTTTAGCAACTATGGTGAAATTCTGACCATCGACCACCCATTGGCTGGGCAGGACTTCCCATTACGACCAACGTACATGGCAGACAACCCACAAGTTATTGACGGGCAGGATTCAGATCAACGCCGTAAGGATTCGTTCTTATTCGATAGTTCAAACCTGCGGTTTATCAACACCCGCAAACTGGTTAACCTACGTCTCAAAGATGGGTTGACCCAAAGGAAAGATTCTTAATGACAATTATATATCGTGGGGTTGTAACCCCTAAATTTAGAACCACTGCGATGATGAACTTTATTGGAAGAATTGCGGATACTGACGACTCGAACACATATTACATGTCGTTCGGGCGGGCAGTCCCGTGGTCTACCTACGAATCTAGTTCATACTTCAAGCCACCATTCCCGGTCACTAATGACACTGGTATCGCGGCGCTCTGGGATGATATGCTTGGGCTGATCAAAGTTTCCAAACTGTCTTGGATTCCTGTGATCCCTCGCAGAGACTGGGGTAATCCGAATTATCAAGATAGTTTAACATTCCATGTTGATGATGTTGTGGTTGTAAACTCCCTAACCGGTGTGAATAAATACGACACATCTGATGCGGGTTACATGGTTTATCGCTGCGTGCAAGAGCCTCAAGAAGATGGTGTTTGTAGCGTCAACCAACTACGTGATAGAACCGCGTGTTTAATGGCCGGTGGATCATGGACACCAACTGCATCTTTGGGTGAACCGGGTAATATTCCGAAAGGGAAAAACTCCGCGATTGATACGGGTGATGGTTACTTATGGGCCTACCTGTATACGATTCCGCCTGATGAAGTTATTAACTCGACCAACGATGACTACATTGTGGTTCCGACCCCAGATGAAATTCAATCAAATCCTAGCAAGTGGGGGATTGTGGATCTAGGGAATATCAACCAAATTAGCCGGACGATCTTTGACATCAACTGTAGTTCCCTGATGGGTTCTGCGCAGTTGACAGATAGAGACTTCACAAACACAAACCGGGTGGGTAACACCGGATATCGTCAGTTAGCAATTATTGTGAACCCGTTGCTTGCGAAAGCACATCAGGGTGACCCCGATGTAAAGGCTACTGCATATTCCTACAACCCCGACCAACTTCTGGTTGAATCTGGCGAAGTTCTTTATATTGAGAACCGACCGCCGATATATCGCTCTAGCGATCAAACAGAATCTATCCGAATTATCCTGAGTTTCTAATAATGAGTAAAAACCTGCTTATCACGGGTGTTGCTGGTGATAACACCACTGGCGACACGCTATATAATGGTGCAACCAAGCTCAATGCGATGTTAAGCGAGATATACGACGCCTTTGGTCTACAAGGTTCTAATCCGCAAGACATTCATGCGACCGGTTATTACCAAACCCCGGCCCGTGCCTATTACACATACCCGGTAGAGGCCGGTAGTATGTTGAACGTAGACACCCGTAACGGCGTACTAACCGTCAAACTTCCAAATGGTAAGATTGGGGAAATGGTTAAACTTCGCGATCCATTTGGTTCGTGGGCAACTAACCCAATCTCCGTAAAAGCGGATGGCATCGAAGAAATCGATAGTCTGTTGACGCCTGTTGTATTGAACATCAACTTTATCGAAGTAACATTTGTATGTATCAATGACACACCCGGACAAGTAAACTGGACGTACACCCTCAAGAGTTTGATGGATCGTGATGTTCGTTTAGTTGATTCTGTTTTTGTACTAACTCCATCAAATCCAGTTACTTACACAATCGGTAGTACGGCTTCATTTACATCTGCGCAATTGTTCATCACAGGGCTACAACGCACAGGTGGTACGGCTGTTACTTCCTCGGAAATCCATCTTGCTCATGACGGAACAACGCATGTTTATAATGAATCCTCGGTTCTTAGTACCGGCACTACTCGTGTATATGACATCGATTTTTCTATTCAGTCTGGTTCCGTCATTATGACAATAACCACAACTTTACCACAAGTAAAAGTTGCTGTTAGATCAACTGATTTCACCCGTATCGTATTGTGATGGTAGGCTAAATGAAACAAGATATTATTTTAGGTGCGGCTGTAGATGATTCCACTGGCGATTACATTCGTCAGGGTGGGCTCAAGATCAAGTCGAACTTTGATGAAGCATATACCATGCTGGGGGATGGAACAGAATTCCATCCTGCCGGTGCTTTCAAAACATGGTCGTGGAGCGATGGTTCAACACTAGGCCCAGATTTCGGTGAAGCCTATAACATCAATACCCTACAGGGTGTGATATCGGTAACACTACCAAAGGGTTCCCCTGCGGAATATGGTCGTGTGATTAAATTACGCGACGTACATGCCTCTTGGGGTACGAATGATTGTATTGTTCGTCCAATGTCTGGTGATTCCATCGGTGGTTCGACTAACCCAGTTAACTTTGCAACTGACTTTAGCGACATGACCTTTGTATATTCTTCACCGGCGACATGGCGTTACATCAACAACATGAGATTGGATTCTGTTCCGCAAGCTCCGGGTACAGGTGTTGTGGTTCAATCTTTCCGTGTTACTGGTAGTCAATATACTGATGGATTCTTCACCAATATTAGCACCGCTGGTTATAACTCCAATGCGGTTCAGGTGTATCGTAACGGTACGCTGTTGACATACGATTCGACATTGGTTAACACCGACTATGGTTCTAAATCTGGATCAACTGTTGGTAGATTGAATGGTGTGGATATCTATGTGCCATATGTGGTTAACGGTGATGTAATTACAATCATTAGTTACAGTAAGGGTATTGCAAGTTCTCCAGTATCATATGTTCGTTATGATGTACAGATGCTTGACCCGCTAAACCCAACAACTGTTGTGTCTGGTCAAACAGCACGAATCAAAGTTGGTGGGGCATATAACCTGACAGACTTCGGGTGTCCAGAGGATGAAGAAATTAACCCGGCTGCATGTCAGATTCTGGTAAACGGTACAGTATTGGTTGAAGCTGGTAAAGCTGGATTAAACCCTGCTGCGAATGAAGACTATAAATTTGATGTTGATAGTCTTGGTCGCTGGAACAAGGTTTACATCAGCCCTGACTTAACAGACGGTGATATTGTAAGCATCATTTACTACAACACCGAAATTGGGTCAATCCTAGAATGGGATAGCCCTGATGGGATCAAATCCCGCGCAGCAACTGTATTCTTGGATACTTCGTTTATATTCAGCCGCTCGGACAAGATTCGTTATACCGACACAAGCGATGCAACCGCACAGAACATGGCCCCGGTAGCCGGTACTGAAACTAACATCCGTTTTGCAAACGTAGTTCAATTACTTGAATCGATCTACCCGATTGGTTCTCTATACATGAACGCGAATAACCCAGCCAACCCAAGCTTGTATATGGGCTTTGGCACATGGGCTAGATATGCAAAAGGTCGGACTATTTTTGGGTTTGACGACACGTTAGATAATACCAGTCAACCAGATCCATTGTTTGGTATTAACTCGGCTGTATTGGATGAATACAACAACCCAGCGAAAATTGCCGGTAACTTGATTGGATCACGTCAAGTACAACTGACGACAGAGCATATCCCACAATTGGATTCGGATCGCGAATTCCTGCGTGAAGCTCTATCTGGTACAGGTGAAATTAACCTGACCGGTTGTTTACCAGACCCAGACCAGACATTAACGCCATTGGCAACTTATGAATTGGCCACGGTTAATTTCAATGCCACATCGGGTCAAACCGCATCTGACTTTGCGATTATCCCACCGGCAATTACAACATATATTTGGGTGCGAACTGCATAATGAGTATTAATAGATCAGCCGCTAGTGTGACAACTAAAAATGCGGTAAACATTGAATATGATCAAACCCTATTCCCGCAAGTTGGGTCTGCTACGGCAGCCCAACTTGCGTTGGGTATTGATACACCAAACGTACAAGCTGCGTTGGATCAAATCTGGGACGGTGCTACGGTTCAACCCGGTCAGGTAATTGTAACCCTAAGTTCACGTAACCCAAACCTCGCGCCAACCACAAGTTCGTCGCAGGTAAGCGTGATTACGGTAACTGGTACACCAACTACTGGTGACTTGTCGATCATGGGTTATCCGGTTGCGATTTTATCAACCGATACCACAACAGAAATTGCGACAAAAATCCAAACTGTTCTGGTTGTGTATACAGGGGTGTTCACATCGGTTGTTGCATCAACCAACACCGTGACGGTGACCTTTGTTGATACCAATGACCATATGGTTGATAACAACACCCAACTTGGTCTAACTATCGCGACAACCACAACTACATTCGGTGGTAAACCGGGTTATCTGGGCTATGGCTGGTGGGAGCTTCTGGGTTCAGAGACTAAATACACCAGAACATTCTATAGCTGGCTACGCATTGCGTAAGGTGAATTATGACATATACAAACGCTAAGCTGGTTTCTGAATCCTATGCAGGGGTAAAGGTCAGCTTTGATACAACAGCAAGCGGTGCGATTGCTAAGGGATTTGTGTCTACAAACGTACAGGATGCGATTGTAGAGGCTAAATATATCCCGGTGATCGCTACTACCACTGTAGCGGGGATCGTGCGTAGAGCTACTGATGCGGAGTCTCTAGCAGCATCTGCGGTTAACGCATACGTTACTCCCAATCAGGTTGGGACTAAAATTAACAACTTCTGGATTACAACGATTCAACCCGCAATTCCACCAAGGGTAACTCTACCGCGTTGGATTTACGGCGGTGCTGGGACAATAGGTCAAATGACTAGTACATTCTCAAGTGTTCCGGTCGGAACTATTATTGTGTTTGAGGATTTATATACCTACGTTCATGGATGGGGTAATGGATCATCAACAATGACGGCATATGTCCGCCGTTCTATCATATTGACAGAAAATGTTGGGTGGCTATATACCGACTTCCTGACCCTACCGGCTTAATGGTGAATTATGACTGATACAGCTATTGCAATCGATAGTGTTACTCCAAAAGGGACAACTAAGATGTTGGCCCAGTTCAACTCCACATCTGGGGCTTACATCAATGTAATTGGTGTGGTTCCGTTGGATTGGTTGGACACAGAACACTATGATTATGTTGAAATTGAAATTGATATTAAAACTCAAAAGGTTGAAGGTGTCAAAGATAATTTCAGAGTGGTTGATATCGCGGTTTCAAAGACAAAAATCTATGAAACTATGGTAAACAACCAATGTAAAGAAAAAATCTATGCTAGATTCCATTTAGAAGTTCAACTAGATTTGATTCGGGATGTAGTCACGAAGCTAGCTGATAAAGCTGGTCTTCTGCATGACGAATTGGCGGATATGAACGATTACATCGACGGTGTAAAACGTGCTAACAAGGTTCTGAAACAGGCATATATTTCGAACCCAGATTTCGAGTTTGTTACCATCGAACAGGAAATGGCAGAGCATGATGCTAAACTGGATGGTGGTCTGCATGAAGTTATGGGACCGAAGAACCTACTTGGTCTAGGGTTGTATAACCAGTGACATTAAATGTTATCGACATTCCAGAGTTTACCCCCGAATTCTGCAAAGATATTGTGGGTAAACTTGATGAATTTGATACAAAGAGATTTACAGACCGATCTAAAGGCACGACACTATTCCGCACATTGGATAAAGTTCCTGCCAAATACCGATCTATGGTCAACTTGGATATTCCAAAATCAATTCGTGAAAAATTGATCAAGATGGCACCCAAATGTGGGAGCTTCCTTGAGGAAGTGATTGTAAATAAGTATGAGCCGGGTGATTTTATCCCGATGCATATTGATTCACATCACTACCTGAGTTTCTGTGTTGTTCCATTGGTGGAAGAAGGTGATGGATTCTCGGCGTATTTTGATGGCCCTACGGGCGACGAAACCTTTTATCCAGACACTATCGGTACTGGACTTCATGTCACCGGCAACAAGCTGGTACACGCGGTTCGACCGGTATCCCATAAACGTTATATAGCATTGTATCTTTACCTATGAGCATCCAAATTAGAAGAAAACATCTGACCAAGAAGGCTGTGAAGTTGCTAACTGCAATTCAAGATAGTGCCGCTTGGGTAGAATCGACATCCATTCGTCGTAGAATGGGTGCAAATGGGATGAAGAACCCTTCTATGTATAAAACGTGGAAGTGGTACAAAATCCCACGCCCTGATAAAGCAGACATCATTGATCAGACTCCGAATGGAATCTGGGATAAAACATTCCTGTTTTTCTTTCGAAAGTATGATGCGGGTGTCGGTCTACTTGATCGCATGAATAACTGGGTTGGAACCAAGAACACAGCAAGTTTCTTATGTGTTGCATTGGGTAAACACCAACAGATCATCATTGACGGTGAACTGTTCATGTTGGAACCCGGTGATTCAATCACATTCAATATTACCCATGAACATGAAGTTCCGAAAGTTAAGGAAGACAATCTCTGGGCAATCTGGATGATTGTAGAATAAAATAAAAAGGGGCCATTCGGCCCTTTTTTGCGTTTATAAATACGTGTATCAATTGGGGAAAAATCATGGCAACAGCTAACACTCCTATTCAACTTAAAAATATCATTCTTTCACGTCTAGGTGCCCCGGTTAATACAATTAACGTAACCGAGCCACAACTATTTGAAGCAATCGATAGAGCCGTAGACATCTACGTTGATTACCATTATGACGGTATCAACAAAATGTTCTTGGTCAAAACAATTTCCGACGAAGACGTTGCAGCGGGTTTAATTAATCTCGACGTTAAATTACAAGCTGTATCCCGTGTGTATCGAAATTCAATGTCGATATCCGGGGCATGGAACGATGGTTCTGTATTTGATGCTGGATGGCAATCCGGTGCCGACCTACTGAAAATGATGTCAGGTTCTCTTGGTGCCGCAAGCGCTGGTGGTGGCATGTTTTCCGGTGGTGGGTATGGACTGGCTCTATATGATGCATTCCAACAGAACCTTGAACTGATTCAGCGATTCTTCACACCAGACTTGAACTTTTGGTTCAATACCGATTCCGGGAAACTAAAAATTCTCAGTGAGGGCAACCTAAGAGTTGGTCAGGTCGTAATTATCGAATGTTACGTCGCGTCCGGCGTGTATGTAGATCAATCTTATATTTCGCAACCGGATGCCGATTCTGGGTTGTTCGTCACCAGAGCGGATCAGAATTACCATAACCCGTATGCATATACCATCACCGGTACATCCGCTAACCAAGCTAATTCGGCTGTGTATATGAATCAATCGATTTATAACAACCGTTGGCTAAAAGAAATGGCAACCGCGTATACCAAGCTGCAATGGGGTACGAATTTGAAGAAATTCAATGGTCAGCCTCTACCGGGTGGTATCACAGTAAACGGTCAGGGCATTTACGACGAGGCTAAGGCCGAGATTGATGAACTGCGCAAAGAACTGCTGTTACTGCAAGAGCCACTTCCGTTCTATATGGAGTAATTCATGCCGCTTTGGAATGAAAACGTTTGGGCATCGATTGAAACCGATGACCCAAGATCGTTGGGAAACATTCGCAACCCATATTTCAATCACAACAAGATCACATCTGAATCGAACTTGTTGAATGATCTGGTTTCCGAATCAATCCAGATGGCCGGACTTGAATTCTGGTACATCAAAAGAGAGCTACCAAATCTGGATCGCATTTTTGGTGAAGACTCTACAAACAAATTCACAGATTACTATAAAGTCAACATGTACCTACAGTCTTACAACGGCTGGCAGGGGCAACAGGACTTTTATTCGAAGTTTGGTATTTCGGTAAACGACGAAATTGATCTAATTGTTCAACCTGACATGTTCAAACACCAGACCAACGGGTTCTTCCCACGTCCGGGTGACCTTGTTATGTGGGATCGTCGTGCAGCATCGGGCCAACCTTCGTTGTTTGAAATTATTTGGGTAGAAGCGGATGACCCGTTCCACCCAAACGGAACACTGCCAATGCGCAGAATTACCGCACAGAAATTTGCTTATAGCCGAGAAGACATGCCGCTTATCAATGCATCAACTATCCAAGATCCAGAAGGTACTGACATTCCTGATGATATTCTGGATGAATTGCTTCAATTGCATTCGCATGGCGATATCGACCGCCCAGACTATGCCGAATCCGACCAGATCGAGTCTGAGGGTGCCGCACTTACTGTGTTCGATGAAAATGATCCATTTGGGGCAAACTACTAATGTTTACCGATAATCACCAATACAACAAATCAATACGAAACTACGTCGTATTGATGGGAACCCTGTTCAACAAGGTGAATATCCTTCGCCCGAACAAGACAGTTCCGATGGTTGTACCGATCACGTATCAATCGAAAGAGAAGTTCGTCGCATATTTGCAAAACATGAACAAAAACGGTGGGGAACCGAATTTCCCAGAACTGCAAACCATCTTACCGCGCATGAGTTTCTTCATGCGCAAGATGAATTACGATCAGAAACGGAAGGTCAACACCCTACAGTATTCGATGAACGTTATCGAAGTTGATGGGGTTAAGGTCTACCAGAAACAATTGGCCCCAGTTCCGTATAACTTTGAGTTTGAAGTCTGTATCTATACCAGATATGAAGACGACATGCTGCAAATTATCGAACAGATCCTCCCTTATTTCCAGCCGCACTTTAACGCCAAGATAAAAGAGCATTCGTTAGCCGGGGTTATCGACCGCGATGTTTATATCAATATGGTTGAATGTGAGCCGCAAGAAGAAATGGTTGGATTGATGGCAGATGATCGTAGGCATGTTGTATGGAACTTGGTATTCGATCTATCTGGATATCTGTACCCACAAATTCAAAACGCCAATGTTATCAAAACAACAATTGTTAACTTTGTCGGTGAAGAAGAAAACCTACTGGACGATGATGCATCGATCTACCGGGTGACCAACGAGGTTATCCCAGAGTCTGCGAATATCAACGATCCACATGAAATCAGAACAACACATGAGTATCCAAATGGATAATGAAGAATTCGATTTTTTGGAGACTGGGGATCTGGACGGGCTACTAGGCGGGGAAACCCGTCCTAAGCCTGTTGTAGTCGTTTCTAAGACGGTTCCCATCGTTGACCTAGCAGACCTAGATCCTAGCCTTCGGGACGATCTAAACGTCTCCAGAGCGACCCTGAGAGCGCAGCAAGAGATTATGATGCAACTCGCTGTAAGCATGGCCCCCGAGGTAATGCTTGCCGAACATCCAAAGATGGTTGAAGCGTTTGCAAAACTGATGGCCCAAATGACATCTGCTTCGAAAGCGTTGGTTGATGTTCATAAAGTAACCAAAGATGCCAAGTCTGTTGCCAGTGTCACCACAACCAACAATCAACAAATTAACGCGGAAAAAGTCTTTATCGGAACCCACGGCGAATTGCTAAGTAAAATGGGCACCCGTCAGGACACCCATGAAAAAGAAGTGAACGAACAGGCTGTAAAATATGACCCGGAAAAAAACCGAGCTACCGAATGATGGAGAAGTAGTTAAGACCACTTACGAATCGGATCTAATGACCGACGCGGAAGCGTTGAAACTACTGCTTGAGAAAGATGGTAAAGAACTAGAATCAACTTTCATCAAAGCCCCAGACTTCCAATCCGTCGATCCAGATAATTTCACATGCTTCAAAGACCGCGACAATCGCCGTGCCCGCTATATGGGCGACATGGACTTGAGACGTGCGGAACAGAATAAACCGATGACTGCTGAAATGACAGCCGAATTCGTTCGTTGCCGTGATGATATTGTGTACTTTGTAAAGAAGTACATGAGGATTGTTCACGTTGACCACGGGATGGTTCTGTTTAACTTGTGGCCGTTCCAAGAAGACATGTTGCGGAACATGGAACACAATAGATTCTTTGTGTCGAAATGTCCTCGACAAGTAGGTAAGTCCACGGTAACCGCCGCGTTCATCCTGCACTACATGATTTTCAACCAAACCAAAAACATCGGTATTCTGGCGAACAAGGCTACAACCTCCGCTGAAATTCTCGACCGTGTTAAAAAGGGCTTCCGCTACTTGCCGGACTTCCTGCAACCGGGCGTTCTGGAATGGAACAAAACCAGTATCAAACTCGATAACGGATGTCAAGTATCGTCGCACGCCACCAGTTCCAGTTCGGTTCGTGGTCAATCGTTCGCAATGCTGTTCATCGATGAAGTCGCGTTTATCCCACAACACGAATGGGAAGAATTCTGGAAATCGACATACCCAACTGTTTCGTCTGGTAAGAAAACCAAAGTTCTAATGGTTTCGACTCCAAACGGCATGAACCACTTCTACGACATCTGGCGTAAAGCGGTAGACCGTAAATCCGGTTTCTATCCGTTTTCCATCAAATGGCAGGACGTTCCGGGACGGGATGAGGCATGGAAAGCTGAGACAATCGGTAACACCAGCCTAGACGACTTCCAGCAAGAATATGAATGTCAGTTCCGATCTAGTTCTGGTACTTTGATAAAATCCTCGAACATCGAAGATATGATCAAATATGCCATCGAACCTCTGTCAAAAGACCGGGATCTGTACATCTACAAAGAAGCAAAACCGGGACACAAATACTTCTGCGCGGTTGACGTTGCCGAAGGCCGTGGTCAGGACTACTCAACAGCGGTCATGATTGATGTAACCGGATTCCCCTACGAAATCGTAGCGGTATATAGATCGAACAAAGTCTCCCCGCTGTATCTGCCACAACTCCTAATGAACTTTGCCATTCGATACAATGAAGCGCAAATTCTGATCGAGATTGCGAGTCAGGGACTTCTAGTTGCCAAAGAACTGTATCTGGATCTTGAATATGAGAATCTGGTTCAATTCGGTGGTATCGATTTGGGTATCAAACAGTCCAAACGCACTAAAGCGATTGGGTGTTCGACTCTGAAAGACTTAATTGAACTAGATAAACTGATTATAAATAGTAGATTAGTAGCGGATGAATTTACAACATTCGTAGAAAAGAGCCTTTCATTCGCCGCAGTCGAGGGATACCACGACGACTTGGTGATGGCACTGGTTGTATTTGCGTACTTCACGACTACAGATGACTTCGACAACTATGTTGATCGTAGACAGCGTATGCCGGAAGAACTGTTCCATAAGGATATTGAAGAACTCCAAGATGAATTCTTAGGATTCGTTCTACACGATGATGGGGATTTAGATTCTACTGATGAAGACGTGAGTTGGTTTACCGACTAACTCACACCAAACCAAATCGCAGAGACTAAGAAAATGAGCAATCAAAACTTTCTTTGGGACAAATTGATTTTACCTGTGATTATTTTGGTATTGGCCTTTATGGGTACGTGGGTTTTTTCAATTAACACTGATGTCGCGGTAATGAAAAAATCCATGACTACGGTAGATGCTCTGGTGACAGATCAGCGGTCGGCTGATCGCATGATGATTCTACTAGAAGCCCAAACAAAAGCAAACACCGAACTCGTTAATGAAATGAAAACCAGCCAGCGACAATTAACTGATGCTGTGAATGAAATGAAATTAGCGCTTGCAAAGTGTTGTTCCAAATCCGAGGAATATCAATTCGGTCGTACCAAATGAATTGGATCATAACGCTATTGCGTATTTTGCAGGCACGGAACATGACTATAGACACAGAAAAACCGGATGAAGGTGCAGCCCCAAGTTGCACCCCTCCACCAGCCGCCCCCGAACCTTCCAACCCACCCGGATTACTGGATGATGCAGTGTTTCTACTGTTCCTAATCCCGATGATTGGCGTTTTCATCCCAGAAGTGCGCGATAACGTGAAAGCAGGTTTCGATATTCTCGGAACAATGCCGTCGTGGTTTTCGTTCGTAATCATGTTGGGTGTGATCAGTATTTTCGGTCTGAGAAAACAACTTGCCGATATTTTATCAAATTTGACGAATTTCGGTAAAAAGTAAGAGAACTGAGTTTTCTCTTGCATAAATAGAATTAGATAATTGGATTATATCCAAGAACTTTTTACAATTTGAGGAAACAATTGAGATGACATTGCTATCTCCGGGTTTTGAGATTAAGGAAATTGATCTTAGTACCACAATCGCTAACGCGGCTACTGGCCGTGGTGCGACAGTAGGTAAGGCGCAGTGGGGTCCGGCATACCAGATCAGTCAGTATGTAGATGAACCAGATTTGGTTCGTCGTGCTGGTGTTCCGAATGACTACACAGCGGCAACCTTTTTCAGCATGGCTAACTTCCTACGTTACGCAAACGACCTTCGTTTTGTGCGTGTAGTAGATGCCGCGACTGCAAAAAACTCTACCCCTCTTTACAATGCTGTTATCGCTACCGTTAGTTCGGGTGGTACTGGGTATGTTAAGGGTGCTACATATGATGTAACCGTAAATTCGGGTGTAACTATTATTTCGACTGCAACTGTAATGGCAGTGTCTAATATCGGTGAACTACAACTTCTACGCATCAACTCCGCTGGTGTATTAGCCGCGATTGATAGTGGTCTGACAACAGCCCAATTGGGTGGTGTTGAAGTTCGTATGACCAATGGCGCAGGTACAGGGGCTGTGGTATCGGTACAACTGATCCGCGATTCTGGCGTGTATATGCCAAATGATGCTGCTCTACACACCGCGTTTACATCGGATACAGTTACACGACTGATTGCAAACCAAATCCCTAGCGTAATTGCTAAGTATCCGGGTGCGTATGGTGACCGTATCAAGGTTGATATCATCAATTACACAGACTACACCGCCGCGTCCGGTAACATGTCGGTATTCCCATCGGGTATTACTAAGACTGTTAAATCGGTTGCCGCCTTGTTCGAATATGGCCCACAAACATCAGATCAATACGGTGTCGTTGTTTACTTCGACGGCGTTCCGGTTGAGACTTTTGTAGTATCTACAAAAGTTGGTGATAAGGACATTTACGGAACAAACATCTACCTAGATGAATTCTTCGAGAAAGGCCCAAGCCAATACATCCATGCAACTTCCGACTCTTGGGTTGAAGACGCTGCGGGTAAATCGATTGGTCTGACCTTTGCGGGTGGTAAAGATTCTGGTGTGGGTGCTGATGACTACATGTTAGGTTGGGATCTACTAGGCGATAAAGAGAACATCTTTGTTAATCTGATGATTGGTGGTGCGGCTTCCGACGAACCAATTACTGTTGCAAGTACAGTTCTGAAATATGTTGTAGACCTCGCGTCTACCCGTGCTGATTGCCTTGCTCTAATCTCGCCCCCGCGTGAATTGGTAGTAAACCAATCGACCGTTAACGCTGTGGACAACATTATCGCTTGGCGTAATGGTGTAAACGCATCTGGAGCCGAAGTTCCAGACAACCTGAACGTGAACACAAGCTTTGCATCAATCGACGGGAACTACAAGTTCCAGTATGACAAGTACAACGATAAAAACCGCTGGGTTCCGCTCTCAGGTGACATCGCTGGCCTATGCGCTCATACCGATCAAGTTGCTCAAGCATGGTACTCGCCCGGTGGTCTGACCCGTGGTCAAATCAAGTCTGTTGTTAAACTGGCAATTGCTCCTAAGCAAGCACATCGCGACCGTCTGTACGAGGCTCAGATTAACCCAGTCATCAGCATGGAAGGTGAAGGTACGTTCTTGTACGGTGATAAGACCGCAACGAACAAGCCAAGTGCATTCAGCCGCATTAACGTGCGCCGTCTGTTCAACCTGCTTGAAAAAGCTATTTCGGATGCTTCGAAATACCGTCTGTTCGAAATCAATGACGAATTCACCCGTAATTCGTTCCGTACCGAAGTTAATGCGTACCTAGAAGGTATCCGTGCCCAGCGTGGAGTTTATGACTACTACGTTGAATGTTCGGAACGCAACAACACCGGTCAAGTGATTGACAACAACGAATTCCGCGCAGCGATCATGATCAAGCCAGCTCGTTCGATCAACTACGTTACCCTAAGTTTCGTAGCGACAAGAACTGATGCAAACTTCCAAGAACTTCTTGGTTCAATCTAATCGTTAATTGAGGGGGTCAAAAGACCCCTTCTAAATATACATAGGAAACAAACACAATGGCATTGGAAATGCAGATTGGCGCGATCCTTGGTGATGCTGCCCGTCCTAACTTATTCGAAGTAGAAATTCCATTCCTAGGTCGTGATTTCAAGTTCAAATGTAAAGCCGCTTCTCTGCCAGCTTCAACGGTAGAAAAGATTCCGGTTGGATATCAGAACCGTAAGATCAATCTAGGTGGTGACCGCGAATTCGAAGATTGGACAATTACTGTATACAACGATACCGGTCACTCGGTTCGTGAACAGTTTCTTGACTGGAGCCGTATGGTTCATCAGCAAGATCGCAACATCTACGGTGATGCACCGGAAGATTACAAGAAAAATGGTTATGTTCGTCAGTACGACCGCAAGGGCGCTCAGACAGTTCAATACCTCATTGTCGGGATGTTCCCAACTACAGTAGCGGAAATCGCTCTGGACTGGGATACCAACAACGAAATTGAAACGTTTGAAGTTACTCTAGCTATCGACTGGTGGGAACCTTCTTCTTCGATTTAATGTGAAACAGGGGGCACTCGCCCCCTATTCTAAATTGGGATAACAAATGGCACTACCTACATTCATCCAGAAAATGTTCGCACCGTTCGAAGACGAAACTAAACAGCTTCCGTCTATTGTTGGCCCTGCTAACGATGACGCGGCGATTGAACATGATGTTATGGATACTGGTGCATTTCAAAACTGGCGTGGTCACGGCATCGACCTTGAACCGTCATATAAGAATCTGCCAGACCTTATTGATATGTATCGCGACATTGCTTCAAATCATGAAGTGCTTTCCGGTATATCAGATATATGCGACCAAGCAATTGTAATGGATGAAGACCCGGCCTGCTTAAATCTGGACGGAACAGATTTCAGTGTTGCTATCCAGCTAAAAATGTCCGAAGAATTCAAGTTGATCCTGAAAATGCTTGATTACCGTCACAAGGGGTACGATTACTTCCGAGACTGGTATATCGATGGTCGGAAAGTTATGCTCAAGGTAATTGATCCTAACAACCCGAAGAAAGGCATTCAGGAACTGCGTATGCTTGAACCAAAACAAGTTGTTAAGGTTCGAGAAAATAGAAAATCAAATATTGATGGTAATGAAATTGTCACTGGTGTTCACGACTTCTTTGTGTACCGCCCAGTAGACAAGACCGACCCTATCCATGTTGGATTCGGTATGCGTAAGGATTATGTCCTACCGGTCGATATGGTCACCTATGCACACTCCGGCCTATTGGCACCGGATGGCAAAATGATCATTTCATATATTCACCAAGCAATCAAACCAGCCAACATGCTAAAAATGTTGGAAGACGCTGCATTGATTTACATGATCGTCCGTGCGCCGGAACGTCGTGTGTTCTATATCGATACTGGTAACCTCCCGAAAGCGAAAGCCGAACAATACGTTCGTGGGTTAATGACCGGTTTCAAGAACAAAATGTCATATGATGCAACGACAGGTAAAGTTAAAAACGGTTACAACACCCAATCCATGTTGGAAGACATGTGGTTGCCCCGCCGTGACGGTGGCAAAGGTACTGAAATTGATACCCTACCGGGTGGCAATAGCATGGACGCAACGGATCTGTTGAATTACTACAAACAGAATCTGTATGACGCCCTACAAGTTCCGGGTTCGCGTGCTGAATCGGGTGCAATGATCGACTTCGGAGCCGGTGGTACTGAAATCACCCGTGAAGAATTGAAGTTCGACAAATTTATCAAACGATTGCTACTGAAATTCTCTACCCTGTTGCTCGACCCACTTCGCACTAACTTGATTTTGAAGAAAATCATCACAGAAGAAGAATGGGAAGCGAACAAAAACGAAATTCTTGTCAAGTTTGCTGCTGACTCTTACTTTGCTGAGCGCAAACAAGCCGAAATGATGCAAATGCGTCTAACCAACTATGCACAAGTACGTGACATTATTGGTGTGTATGTTTCGCATGAATGGGCTGCACAAGAAATTCTGAAAATGTCCCTCGAAGAAATCGAAGAACAGCGTAAGAAAATTATTGAAGAACAAAGCGATCCAATTTACAAACTTGCGGATCAACGTAACTTGGCAATGAACGGTGGTATCTCTGATACAGACCCATTTGCCCCAGCCCCGGACGGTATGCCCGGTGGTCAACAACCAAATCAACAAACTACCCCCGAGGTTTAAAGCATGAGCGAGATTTTGACCGCTGCCCTTGAACAGAATCCAATCGAGTTTCAAGCGAAGTTCGATGAAGCGATTAATGCCGCGATTCTAGCCACTGGCGCAACTGTTAAAGCCGAAATCCTGAAACCTTTCCAAGAAGCAAAGGGTGAAAACCCTTTTGCTGACAAGAAAGATGACAAGAAAGACGACAAAGACGAAAAAGATGATTCCGACAAGTCTGATAAAAAAGACAAGAAAGATGATGAAGACGAAGACGACAAAGACAAGGAAGACAAAGACTCAAAAAAGTCTAATCTGACCGAGCGTACACTATCTTTCGAAGTTGGGAACCCAGCAAGTGCATCTAAGCAACTTAGAAGCAAAGGAATTGCAGCGGCTTCCGAACCGGGTGATGGCAAGGTCGTCAAAGTTAAAGTTGCGACCCCAGAAGATGGCCGTAAAATTTCGGCTTGGCTTTTAGACCAAGGCTGGTCGGAAAAAGAAGTACATCAAAAGTATCCAGAACTGTCACGTCTGACTAAGGGCAAGTAATGTTCGAACTAGGTCTTCAAGATATTCTTGGGACTTTGTACGAGGCATCCGGTACTGGTTACAGATACAAATACGAGTTGGGGCCAAAAGAGCTAGCAATGGTTCTTACCCAACTCGATTTGACTTCTAAGCAGGTTGGGGATTCGTTGAACATTAGCGATAATGACGACGATGAAGACAATCAAGTATTGGGCAACTATTCCAACGGGGTTCTAAACACCGACATCAAGGTTCAAGATTACTTGGATCTGAAAGTCGTGAAGAAACTGGTTAAGGAATCGCACATCAAAAAAGATGGTTCGCTTGATATGCGCAGACTGCTTGGCAAAGCCACTAAGAAGTATCAATCACTTGTCGCGCAAGGGACTTATGCAACTCCGGTCGCCGGGGATGTAGCGGGATCACCGACAAACCCTGATAGCTCCGAAATTTAACGATATAAATACTATCAGATAGAGGTTAACATGACTGATCAACTGATCGTCGAGTCGCAAGAGTACCTGTTCACGGAAGTTGAAGACTTCAAAGTGGAAATGGTTACCGAAGTTTCTAAAAACGGCGACAAAAATTTATACGTCGAAGGTATTGCTATGCAGGCCGAGACACTAAACGGAAATGGTCGGGTTTACCCAACTGCCGTTATGTCAGAAGCCGTACAACAGTACATCGAACGATATGTAAGCAAGAACCAAGCCCTAGGCGAATGTGACCACCCCCCACGTCCTAACGTGCTGCTCTCAGAAGCCAGTCACTTGATTGAAAAGCTTTGGGTAGACGGGAACAACATTTGCGCCAGAGCGAAGCTGCTAGGCACCGAGAAGGGGCTTACAGTCCGTGCTTTGATTGAGGGTGGCTGGACTCCTACGGTTTCAACCCGCGGATTGGGTAAAGCGGTTCAAATTAATGAATCCCGTTCCAAGTTCGGTCGTGCTTACACAGAAATTACGAAATTCCAACTAACTGCTGGTTTTGACTTCGTACACAACCAATCTGCACCCGGCGCTATTATGGCTGGAGTATATGAGTCCAACGGACAAATCTATATTCCCCTAAAACAGAAAGCCACAACTGATTGGGATCGGGTGTCTTACGGACTGCGCAATTTAGCAGGACTAAATACACCGATGATCATTGAATCAACCACCGGTCAAGATGGAATGAAATTGTCCACAAAGGGCGGCGTTCTCATTATTGAATGCGATACCAGTAAATGGTCCGTTCCGGTAAAAGAACTTAAAAAATATCTAGGTTAAGGCTGGAACGCCCAGTCCAATTGATATAAATACTTCAAACAATTCTTGGAGAGTCTTTAATGACTGACAAAACTATTGGCGCTGAGCTTCTAAATACTGATGAAGTGAAGGCGCTGTTCGAAAGTGTTGGTGCCCCGGCAGATAAGATTGACGACTTCGTAGAAGTTTTCAATGCTGCGGTAGCTGCACAAACCAAAGCCGGTGTTGACTCGCTGGTAGAGGCAAAAGTTACAGAGCTGGAAGCCAAAGCCCTTGAACACACCAACTTCCTAAACGAAAAGGCCGAAGAATATAAAGTTCTGGTCAAAGAAGAAATGGAAGCCAAAGTTGACGCCTATGTTAAACATTTTGCCGAAGAATTCGTCGCTGACAATAAGCCAGTGGTTGAATCCAACGTTAAGGCAGCCCTGTTTAGCTCTCTGATGGCAGAACTGATCGGTGTTTTCGAAAACCATAACATCAAACTGTCCGATGAACAAAAAGACGTTCTGAGTATCGCAGAAGCAGAACTTGTATCTGTTAAAGAAACTCTAGCCGAATCTCAAGCCAAAGTCATCGAACTGAGCAAGACTATCAGTGAAAGTAAGAAAGCAGAAATCCTTGATGCTGCTGTTGCCGACATGACCGAATCGCAAGCCGAAAAAGTTCGCGAATTAGCATCGGATCTGATTTTCAGTGAAGCCTATGAAGCAAAAGTTAAACGCATTGTAGAAGCCATTGCAAGCAAACCAGCCGCACCCGCTGCCGACAAGACCGACGTAGTTACCGAAAGTGCTCCGCTTGTTGATGAAAAGCCTGCTGTTAGTTCGCATATGCAGTCGTATCTAGATGCCGCTAAAGGCCAATCGCGCCGTCTAGCGTAAATAATAGCGAAAAAGTGATTTATTTTCAAAATAAATCACTTTTTTACGAAAATTTGAATTTGATCGATATAAATACATATATCAGAAACATTTTAAACCTTTTTAACAATTTCCATTCTGGAGAATAGAATGACTGCTCTTACTGACAAGTGGCAAGCCCTTCTGGAAGACAAAGAACTGCCTGCAATTGCTACCGCTAAAAAATCGGAAATCATTGCAACAATCCTTGAGAACCAAGAAAAAGACTTGCGCGAATCTGGTCAACTGACCGAAGCCCAAGTACAGGGTGATTATACTGGTGGTGCAAGTGGCGTAGCTGCTGGTACAACTAGTGGTGGTATCGTGGGTACAGCTCCTGTAGTTATGGGTCTGGTACGCCGTGTTATGCCACAACTGATGGCTTTCGAAACAGTTGGTGTACAACCGCTGAATCAACCATCGGGCCAAGTTTTCTACCTTCGTTCCGTTTACGGTTCGAACCCACGCGCTTCCGGCTTCACCGAAGCTTTCGCTCCGCAAAAAGCACCAATCGCTGGTTGGTCTGGTTCGCTGGGTGATGGTTCGGGTATTGGCGCACTGCAAATTCCTAACGCCGTAGCTTATGTTGCCGCTGCTGTTATTGTTCCGAACGACTTCGTGAAGTTCACCGGTGCAAACAACTCTACCGAATACATGCAGTTCGTTGGCGTTGCTAACCGTACTGTTGGTTCTGATGCTGCTGCTGATTTCCAAGCTGCTGTAGTTGCTAACCTGCTTGTTCCAGTTGGTTCGGGTCTTCTGACTTCGATTGCTGAAACAATGGAAAACTTCAACGGTACTTCGGGTAACCCATACGCTGAAATGTCGTTCCGTATCGACAAACAAACTGTAACTGCAAAATCTCGTCAACTGAAAGCTCAATACTCTATTGAACTTGCACAAGACCTGCGCGCCGTTCACGGTCTGGATGCTGACGCTGAGCTGTACGGTATTCTGGCACAAGAAATTCTGGTCGAAATCAACCGCGAAACAGTTAACACCGTTCTGACCCAAGCCCAAACTGGTGCTGCTGGTATGACCGCTGGTACTACTGTTGCTGGTACTTTCAACTTGGCAGATGCTAACGACGTTAAAAACGCTCGTTGGGCTGGTGAAGCTTACAAGGCTCTGTTAATCCAGATCGAAAAAGAAGCAAACGAAATCGGTCGTCAGACTGGACGTGGCAACGGTAACTTCATTATCGCTTCCCGTAACGTTGTTTCCGCTCTGGCAATGACTGATTCCCTAGTTAGCTGGGGCCAACAAGGTCTGCAAAACGGTACTCTGCAAACTGACACAAACAACAGTGTTTTCGCTGGTGTTCTAGGTGGTCGTTTCAAAGTGTTCATCGATCAGTACGCTCAATTCGATTACTTCGTAGTTGGATACAAAGGCCAAACTGAAATGGACGCTGGTGTTTACTACAGCCCATACGTTCCGCTGACTACTCTGCGTGGACAAAACCCTGCGAACATGCAGCCGGTTATGGCTCTGAAAACTCGTTACGCCATGTCGGTTAACCCGTTTGCTCTGCCGCAAGAAGCACAAATCATCGACGGTTCGCCTCTGCGCACCATCGGTAAGAACCCATACTACCGCCGTGTACTGGTAAAAGGTCTGTAATAGATCGTTTACCGGGTTCAAAACAAATCAAGGGAGTCCGAAAGGGCTCCCTTTTTTATTGCCTAAAATTTCGGTTGACACCCATTCTGTTTCGGGTATGATGGCGGCATTCAGAACAGAACGGTGATTCAGATGAAATTGTCAGAAGCGTTGGAATTGTGTATCGAAAAAGGGTATTACGGCACTCAAGGTTCTCGGTTCATGTGCCATGCATTAACGGAAGCTGGTCAGGACGAACATGAATCGGCTGTTATGGCGATGGTCAACTCCATCAATCCCGCTGGCTTTGCACTGGCGTCTGCATTAAAACTTGATGGTAAGGGGTTGTCTTCGATGGACATTTTCGACATCTGCAAAGCCCATTACATCAAATGGATTGCCGAACTGAAAGAACAGGGGCTGTAATTCATGAAAACTGTTTGGGGAACGCTGCAATCCATCAAAACCGATGGTCCTGCTGAAAAATATTACGGGATCTGTTCGAACTTCGAGAATTTGTGTGCAACGTGGTCGAATGTTTGGGATGATAACTACGCGGCGTGTTTCAAAGCGTGGGATGAATTTAGCGGTAGTATCTACTACCCGATCCCCGGATTTGAAGACCGACCACCGAATGAAGCGTTCGATATTGCTTCCGGCGATATCATGTGGGACCGGGACCATGAATACGGAGCTGCCCGATGGAGATTGTTGGATCATTGCATCGAATGGTTCAAGAACTTCGAAACCAATCCACAACCAATGGTGTAAAATGACAACGGAAATGGAAGAACTGTTCAAACGCTATCCACAATGTATGTCGGAGCTGCGATATAATATCATGGCTAACGATCTGGAATACGCCGACAGTTACAGGATGTGTTTCATTGATGATGCATACCAGAAAGTAGATTACGACAACGCGATTAGCTGTTGTGGAACCTTCGAATTCCGTATGCAGGTAGATGGTCGCGAAGTGCTTGTAGGTTGCAACTACGGACATTGAGACAATAAAAAAGGGAGCCATTTGGCTCCCTTTCTTTTTAGAAATTCACTAATTGCCAATCATCGGCAAGAATATCTGTTTGTGCTGCGGTCCAAACTGCGCATTTGCCATCGGCTGTACGCATATCAATGTGTGGACAGTAATCAATCTCTGTGCCTTCCGGGAACAATCCCAATAGAGGCGCACGACTTACGGTAAATTTTGATCCTGAAACTAAATACAGGAACATTCCTTTACCATTCCAACCTGCTCGGCAGACTCTGGCACCGGCTTTCAATGCCGATAGTGCTTCACCAAAATTCATTATTTGGCTTCCGCGAATCTAGAACTGGATTGGCAACGAACTTTTACAGTTCCGTTGATGTCTTGCCAGTAATGAATCGATTTCAGTCCGGCTTGCACATGGGCTGGGTGGTCTTTGATGCTGTGTTGCCAGCCTACAATTTGAACCAACTCGAACACAGCTTTCGGGCATGGAATATGACCAGTCTGTGCATCACCAACCATCGTCGGCACTAGGATCGGTTTGTAGTCATCAACGATGGTCAACCCAAATTTGGCTTCGAAATCATCTTGTTCAACCACAACTACTGGCTCTGGGGCTTCGTCAGCTTCGATTACAGGGGTTTTAGCCGGTGTATTGCTAACGTCGCCTAGGTCTTCGCCATCCGCGTCAACAGAGAGCGTTACAGGGGCTTTGGAAACAGGCTCTAGATCGGTAACGACCTTTTCACCATCGATTACTTCGACTTTCGCCAGTTCTTGGGTTTGTGCTTGAGCGGCTAGGACTGCCTTTTCGGCATTCGACTTGCGGCCAGCTTTTTTGGTTTGGGTGGTCATTCAAGACTCCATAAATAAAGGATATTAACAACCATATTTAGTGCCCCAAATGACTGCTGGAATTTATCGGATTCAAAACCTTATCGACGGGAAGATGTATATAGGAAGCTCGAAGGATATGGAATTTCGTCGTAAAGAGCATTTCCGGTACTTGGCTGGTGGATATCATGCCAATCAAAAGCTGCAATCGGCATTCAATAAATATGGGCGTTCATGTTTCTCATTTCATTTCCTAGAAGAATATGAGGGTGATACACCCGGCTTGTTGGAGCTTGAACAGTCCTACCTAGACAAACTTGATTTCAGATCGAATTACAACATCGCATTGATAGCCGGTGCCCCAATGGCAGGACTACGCCATACAGACGATGCTAAATATCGTATGTCGGTTAACACCAGCGGCGAAAAGAATCCAATGTTTGGTGTTCCGTCTCCGATGGCCGGTAAAAACCATACCGAAGAAGTCAAACAGAAAATCTCAGACCACCATACCGGTTCTGGCAATCCAATGTTTGGAAAATCTGGGGCATTAAGTCCGACCAGCAAGAAAGTTATTGTGGACGGTATTCAATATGATTCCTTAACCCTAGCCGGTCAATCGCTGGGTGTAACACGGAAAGTCGTTGAATACCGTATTAAATCTGAGAAATACCAAGGCTACCGTTATGCATGATATCACAATCAAAGAATTTAATCAGTCGTTCATATCTGTAACGGGTGACCCATCGGTTCGCTATGATCTAGCAGACCGATTCAAGTTTCATGTTGAAGGCTCCCAGTTCTCACCCAAGGTGCGCTACGGCGTGTGGGATGGTTTCATTCGGCTTTATAACATTCAAACCCAGTTGCTGCCAAAGGGTCTGTTCATCGAACTGCTGAAATATTGCAAACAGGAACAGTATTCAGTTAAGTGCGATCCATCCTTGATCCCTCAGAAAATCCAGAAACAGGATTTCGATGAATGGTTGGCAACCAAAAAGATTTACGCGAAAGGCAATCTGATCAAACCACACTGGTATCAGTACGATACAGTATTGCACGCATTGAACAACCAACGCGGTCTGTTGAAACTTCCGACATCTGCTGGTAAGTCCCTGATCATTGCTCTATTGACTCGCTGGGAATATGAGGGTGAAGGCCGAGTGCTGATTCTGGTTCCGACCGATGTTCTAAGACAGCAAATGAACGAGGATTTGATTGAATACGGTCTGTTTACTCAAGACGAAATTCAAGTTCTAGATCCGAAGACCAAGAAAGGCCCATCGAGAAAGGTCGTTATCACCACATGGCAAACCGCTGCAAAGCAACCTGCTGAATGGATGCAACAGTTCACAATGCTGTTGAACGATGAAGTCCACCTTGCAACAGGCCAATCCCTGCAAACCATCAACGAAAAGTTGACCAATGCGGAATACAAACTTGGTTTGACTGGTACTCTGAAAGATACCAAATGCCATATCATGCAATTGACTGGTTTGTTCGGTGAAGTATTTGCCCCGATCACAACCCGCCAGATGATTGATGAAGGTTCGGCCTCGGCTATCTCGGTTAACGGATTCATCCTGAAATTCTCGGATGCTGATCGTCAAGCGGTTAAGAAGGCAACGTATCAAGAAGAAATTGATTTCATCATCAAACATGAAGGCCGGAACAAGTTCATCACGAATTTGGCCTGCCACTTCAAAGATGAAAACACCATTGTTCTGTTCAATCGGGTAGAACACGGTAAAGAGTTGTACAAACAGATTGTCAAGAAATTAGAAGGGACTGGACGGAAGGTCTATCTGATCTTTGGTGGTACTGCAAAGGACCATCGTACCGAAGCCAAGAAGAATCTAGAGAACGAGGTGGGATCGGTCGTAATTGCATCATACGGCGTTTTCTCTACAGGCGTGAGTATTAACAACCTGCACAACGCGATCTTTGCCCACCCGACAAAGAGTAAGATCATTTCCCTACAGAGTCTGGGAAGACTGCTGCGGAAACACATTTCGAAAGCCAAAGCCAGAATGTTTGACTTGGTAGACGATTTGTGCTGGAAGTCCCACAAAAACTATGCCTACGGTCATGGTGAAGAACGATTGAAGTTCTACGATGCCGAGGAACACGAACTACACATCAAAGAGGTCAAAGTTTGATGGAAACATTTCTGGAGTATATCGGTGGGCAGACGCCTCCCGGTATGGACCAATGGGTTGCTTCAAATAAACAAGCGTTCGTAGATCAGCATGGTGATGAACACCAAGCCTTTCTATTGAGTGCCGCGTGGTCTTTGTACAAGAAGATTTATCGCGACCCAGAAGTCAATTCGCAATAAAACAAAAAGGGAGCCACTGGCTCCCTTTTTATTAACTGATTGTTTTAGCCGCAAAATACTGCGACAGCTTCCGTTGTAATGGGGTCCGGTCGTCGTCCGGCATCCACATATTAGGTTCTGGTTCCGGCTCAGGGTTTGATGCAACCCAGTCTTCCCACTGTTCTTTGGTAACGCCCTTGCCTGTAACCATCCCAGACACGTTGGAGCATCCCATACAGCCGCATGGACCACCGCCACACCAGCGATACCGCCACGACTCAGGCACTTCCATCATAATTTGATGAACTTGATCCTTATCCATCACAGGCACACCTTGCAGATAGGCAATTGATATGGATCAGCCGTTGCCGGGGTTACAGTGCCACACTCGGCACAGTATTTGTGTTTTGGGTATCTCAGGAAATAGTATTTGGTTCTGAGAATACAAACCCAAACACCATGTCCATCACAAATACCACAATCGGCATTGCGGTTTTTAGCAAACCGCCACCACTTCCAGTCAAACGAATTCATTACGAAACGCCTTTAAGATCATTTGATTGATTTCACCCTGATCGGCATTGATTATGACCCAATCAAAGTGTTCCTGATTTTCTGGTAGATAGAAACTGTTCTTGAATTCTGTTATGAATCCACCCAATTCCTTACCTTCCAGCCCGGTTAGATCGCGAACGATTTCACCATTGAATTTGGACTTTACCAGTTTCTTACGTTGCAGTCTAGCCAACGCATCAATATATTCTAGTTTCGCGTCTGGGAAAGATCCCCAAATGATCGGATGCCACCACGATTTGTCTTTCGGGAACTCAAATTGTTTGTCAACTTCCGGGTGTACCTTCAACCAATCCAGAAATGCGGTATAGGTCGGACGCTTTTTGTCACGAACCCTAGCGGTATGGTTCCGGTTGTCGAGGTCATAGATCGCGGAATTAAACAAAGGGGTATCAATCGTGAACCTGAATATGTCTTCCATTGTATCAAATCCACGCTGGTACTTGGTATCGCTGTACCCTAGGAACTCGATAGCGGTCTTGAAATCTCTGGTTAGGATGATTGTATCAAATAGATTATCACCATCCCGTAACGGCATCGTCAGGCCGTCATGACCGAACCGTAGACCCAGTTTATGGGCGATTCGTCCAATCAGGTTGCCAAGGTCGTTCCAAGAGTAGTATTCTACCGCGAAATCAAAATGGTCTTCCGGTGTATAGATCAGATCCGCCTGAAACACACCACCAGATTCAAGCGGTAGACCGAAACTGGTCACCGGGCCATTTGGTTTGAATGGAATCGATGGTAGTTTGGAATGAAAATTATATGCCAAAAGCATTGACAAATCTTTGTCGGATACCTTACGATGAAGCTCTCTAGGAACAACCACGTCGATATCACCGAAACTTGGTTTGTTTCGATACGCACGGATGACCTTTGCTTCCCCTTCAACACCGAAATGTTCTAGGAATCGATTCAGAACAAGGGATAGGTGTGACGCAATTGCATCATATTCATCCCGGTCTAATCGCTTAGCCCCGTATTCCTTTAGTGCATTGCCGCCCATTATTAATCACCGTTCTGGAATTTCATGATATCGATCATGTTCTTGATCGCGAATCCACGATCCTTGAATAAATCACACGCCTTGGTATAGAATTCAACTTTGAGTTGAATCATCATATTACCCATCTGTTTCTCAATGACTAGTTTGTCACCTTCAACGTTCTTGGTAATACCGCCTGCACTCAGGTTGTAGCTATACACAGGTCCGTCGTGGGAGCCCGCGTAGTGGTTGTATCGTTCCTTGACCAACGCCAATAGTTCTAGGTCAGCCATTTTGGACTTTGCACGCCACCCAGCCAGCTTGTGGTAATAGGTCGCGTGCTTCGTGATATTACTGGCAGCCTCAGACATCAAATGGCTAGGATCAATAATCAGATCCTTATCCAATTGTGCCTGTAGGTCTGTTAACTTTTCCGGTTGTTCGTTACTCACACATCCCTCCACGCCTTCCGGTGTTTCCGTTTGCCGCTTCGCTCGGCCTTTTTGCGGTCAACCATTGTCACGGGACGGTTGAAGTCCTCCATGAAATTGGCGACCGGATTTCTGATACGTTTCATTAGTAAGCCTCTTGTGTTTTGAATGCGAATGATTCATCCCGCATCAACCGTACCTTACGCTTGTACACCTTGAGCTTTGCAGCTACCCGGCGATCATGCTTGGTTTTATTGGTTGGGAATCTCCCAATGTGATGCACTGGGATTACTACCAGATTGCCACGGCGGATGCGGAACTTCATCATAATAAATTACCTTGTCGGAACGAGTTGTTGGATCAAATTCGACACTTCTGCCCAGTCATGAGCGATAAATGATGGAATCTGATTCATTCTAGAATCACGGACCAGTCTAATGCATTGGTGCCCAGCCAGCAATCCCTCTTTCACATACCCCGGCGAATCATCGATCCAGACAGTGGGCTTGTATTTAGCAAGGATTTCCAGCTTGTTTCCATCTAATCCAACACAGTGCAATTTGGAGAAAGCACCGGGGAACCAAAACTCAAGGTTCTCCATTCTGTATTGAATGGTTTCAGGCGAATTCGAGATAGCCGTAACCGCCACGAAATCGTAAACGTTTTTCAGGTGGTTGACCGCGATCAGAGCGTCCTTGTAAGGCGTCAGGTACTTCATAAACTTCGAACGGCTGTACTCGTCAACCAATTCGGCAGCTTCCGGCGTAGGGAGCCCTGTGAGGTCTTCAATCGTCTGCCAGTGGCTATGGGCGTACATCATGATCGCCTTTTCACGCGGCATACCTTTTCGTTCCAGAAAGTATGGGAACCGGCTAAACCAGTCCACCAATACTCCATCAACGTCAACTAAAATTGTTGGTTTCAATGCTGATTCCTGTCAATTGATTCAATCCACGATGTAGCTACAGCGGAAATTTGAACTAATTCCATCCGCAACTTAGCATGATCACCCTTCTCGGCTTCCTCGGCGGCTTCGAATACTTCTTCCATCAAAATATCCAGCCATGACACAGTGCCGCCATCTGCCTTTTGGTCGCAATATGCCTTAGCCTTGGCAGCCCACCAATCATACTTGGTCATAACGCCGTCTGGGGTATAGCTCACATGGTTTTGAATACCCCATTTAGCAACCTGACGGCGCATTTCGGCTTGGACTTCATCAACTGAATAGCCAATCTCAATTGGTTTTGATTCTATAGAACCCGGTGCGTATTTCTCACGGAATTCTTCGATTGGTAGAGCAACACGCTCTACCAGTTCTCTCAATACGCTCATTCAGTTTTGAATTCCATCAATTTTTGGTATTCGTTATCGTCGCGATACATGATTTGATTACCATCGGCAAATTCGAAAATGTGAATCGCGGTGACAGGTTCAAAGTCTGGGGTATCTGCCAAGACCCGGAACCATACTTTGGACGAAACCACGTTATGATGGGTGACATTATGCACACCACCATTAGGGAGTCGGAACCGCAACTGTGCGGTATGGGTTTTTACGGGGTTCTTCCCGAATAATTTTGTCCAGATACTCATAAACTAACTTCCGCCTTTTTCGCTTGGAGTTCTTCCAAGGTGTTTGCAACAGTTTTATCATCACGAATTTTTACGAATTGTGGTAGGAACAAACTGGAAACATCCGAACCACGACTCTTTACAATCCCGTTATATTCAATTTCAACAATCATCCCATCCGCGACGATCTTGTCTTGATTCAGCCAGAACCATTCACGCTCTGCATCGGACATACCAGATGCATCAACTTCAACCAAACGGCATTGAGTCGTACAGGTCAGAGTACCGGCGATTTCCGCGTATTTCTTACCGTCTTTACCAGCTTTCACACCAATAACCAGAAGGTCAGCGGTCATAACTTGTTTGAACTTAACCTGATCTTTCGAACGGGTATTAGTCCACAAGCCTTTCAAGTTTTTGAGGATGATACCCTCAAGATCCAATGCGATATATTTCGAATAGATCGCTGTAGCTTCGGCCAAGTTATTGACGATATGGGTTTCAATAACCGACGTGAACACGGTATGTTTCAGTTCATTCAACTGAGCCAGTCGGGTTTGATAGTCGTTTGCAGATTTACCCGCTTGCCACTGATCGTATGGAATCAAATCCCATAGTACAAAGTGCAGTCCGGCTTCTTCGGCGGTGGAAATCGTACCCTTAACAGCTTTGTTATAGATCCCGTTACCGGTCGAACGATCCGCAATAGCTGGTTCGTCCTTGGTTTCCAGAACATCGTCAAACGGTGAAGCTTCTTTTGCCGGTAGCTTGTAGATGATTTCACCATCAAGCACAACCTTACCAGTCCAATCAGTTCCATCAAATGTGGCAATGATTGCATCAATCGAAACTTGGGAAAGCTCAAGAGGCTTACCGTTTCGAGTCCAGAAGCTGGCAGTACGGGTATCAAGGTCCACAATCGCTTGTGTACGGCTACCATCGGCTTTGAGTTGGGCTATGGCTGGGTATTTGATCTTAGCCAGAGCTTTGTCGCTATAGGCAGTCGCCAACATCACGTTGAACGATGGGACCAAACCGGGCCAGACTTTTTCCGCCGAACCTTCGGACGCACCCATTCGCAGGTCACGACCCAGAACCCGGCGTATTACTTCGGCATCGCGTTCGGAAACGCTTTCCAGAATGGTTTTAACAAATGCGATTGCCGCATGTCCGGTGCGGACACGGTTCGACAAATCTTTCAATAGAAACATGCCATCACTCAGGGTCATATTCCCGGTGTGTTCTGTAACTACTGGCAGCTTTTTGATGTAAAACGAAATCAAACCATTGAGTGCCAAATGGATGGCCCGTTTCAGGTCTTCGTTGTCTTTGTTTGCTTCGAGAATTGCGACTTTATCATTCTTGCCGGGAACATTCGCAACGGCTTCAATGATACTCAGGACATCAGGATATTTGTTTGTCATTCAGACCTCTGTGTGATATGGGGCTATCTTACCACTGTTTTGGGTCATTCTAAACAGATTAAAAACAAAAAACCCCGCCGAAGCAGGGTTTGATGGATTAACGTTGTGTGTTATAGGCGTGTACAACAGTGTACGCCAGTTCGGAACGGGTCTTGGAGTCTTCCAGCGGGAAGTCAAACCAATCTACGGTTGGGTAGAATGGAACACCGTCTGTGGCAATGAACTTGGAACGTGCATTGGACAGGCCGTTACGGGTTGTATCGGTTACATACAGTTGGGTTGGGTCACCAGCTACAACGATTTTGGTATTTTTACCAGCACGTTCCAGCAACAGTTTCATGATCATTGGTTGAATTTGCTGTGCTTCATCAATCAGAACCAGAGCGTTATCCCATGTACTGCCAAGGCAATAGTTCGGGATTTTGAAATGGATTCGATCATCCATGTCAGATTCAACTTTACCTTTCCCAAGCAACAGATTCAGAGCGTCTTTAGCTGATGCAAAGTGAGGTTCGATCTTGTCACTCAATGCGTTCGGTAGGAATCCGATTTTATCGGAACCAGCCTCGACAGGGGTTCGAATGACAATGATTTGTTTTGTGCTGTCAGCAAGATATTGGGTAACGAATTCCGCTAGAATCCCCATAGTCTTACCGGCACCCGCAGCACCTTGGACAAATATCAAATCTCGGGACTTGATTAGATTGCCTACGGTCTTTTGGGATTTGGTCAAATCGAGTTTTACACCGACCATTACAGCAGGGGTTGGCTTAGAGCCTTTACCTTTACCGCGTGGTTTTGGATTCAGGCTTTGGTTTGGATCAATTCCATCACCTAGTCCCTTATTGAACGCATCGATTGTCGATTTCGCGTCTCGACGTTCGGCTCTGGTTGGTCGCTTGTTACGATTTTGTTGATTGCCCATTCTACACACTGCCTTATTTTGTGAAGGTTTTCAGATACTTCTGATAGAGCTTCGTCAGGTCATTTTTTGTTGCCTTTTCATCAAAAGCAACGCCCAAAGACTTCAACCGTAATTCCTGTTCGGGTTTGGTCAAAGCCTTGAATTTTTTAGTTTGATCTAATACGTGTTGAGGGTGTATCGGGTTATGACTTGAATCTTTTTGCAGGTAGACAGATAGCGAAGCAAGCCATTCAAAGTAAATTGATGGATCGCCGCCCATGCGTCTATAAACAGATTTCAATTTCCCTTCGGTGCGATTGCAACTCGAATGCAACGCCCCTCGGACGTGGCCTGTCTCATGATCATGATCAAGGTGTATCTTGGATGTATCAGACGGCAACGGGTGCCCACACAGCCTACAGAGCCCTTTCTGATCGATAATCAATTGGGCTTTGTACTTCTTTGCGGTAGTCGGGGTCAGTTGTTTTGGGAAGCTCATAAAGTACCTTCATTGTATAAAGGTATTTATGGTCTGTAGTTCTTGGCAATGCAGGCTTGCCGGATTTGATGATAATACTCGGTTATCCATTCATAACCAGCGTGCGTAGCTTTGTCACCATAGACATAGTAATGTGTCAGTGGCAACGGATTATCAATGATCTGAGTCAATCGTTCCGGGTTGGCTATCAGCTTTGCACGGATAGCAGTTTTGATGCATTGTTCGAAGTTCGGGTGTTCGATGATCGCGTATTTCTTACCCCACGCCTTGGCTCGAAATCCATGCAGATTCCGTAGCTTGTCGTATTGCATCCCGGTAGACAGCCAGTACCAATACCCTTCGATTGAATCAAATGATCCGTGCGTAGGATGGGTAAACGGGCTGTACGCGAAATTGGACAACCATCGGCCTAGATCGGTAGCACCTTTGCTATAAACGTTGATATGCGTCTGGCCGTCTTCCCACGGCTTCCAAATGGATTTCTTCATATGTAGTACGGGGAGACGGTGTATTCGTAGACCATTCGATTAAAATTGATGGCTTCCAACACGATACCTTTGGATTTCATCCAATCGATTTCATGTCTACCATAATCCACCCCGTCCGAATCCACGTAGGTCAGGGATCGATTGGAGAAATACAAAGTCTTGCCTTGTATTTCTCCCAATTTTGATCTGATCGGCTTAGGCAGCGCTATCACGGGGCGGCTCTTGTGTCTCTTTCAACACAACCAGCAGATTTCCTTTTGATACAATCGCCGCCAACCGGTCTTGAGCGTCCAGTGGGTCAAGCATTTGGTTGTTCTGGTCAATCATGTTGACAGACAATGGATCAAATACTACAACCAAACCGAGGCTTGACAGGATATGCGCAATGGATTCAATCACGGCAGTTTTACCCACATTGGTTTTCCCGGCGACTGTGATACGAATTTCGTTTACTTTTGGGGCTTCTAAGGACATTACAACACCTTGATGATAAGAGGGATTTGGGCAGCATCTTTTAAACAGATATTCCCCTGTTTTGCCAGACGTACAGGATTACCACCAGCCTCAATACATTGATTATTGAAGCGCTTGATGTCATCGCTTTCCGACTTTACCGCTAAACCGGCAGCAACAACTATCAGTGTGATAAAAAGCACAAATGAAAATTCACCCATCAAAAGATACCTTTGTACAGTGGCAAATGCCCGGTGATTTTATCAATATCACCACGTTCGGCAGGACCGATGGCAATACAGGTCAGATTGTGTTCGCCGTTATACACGGTACGACCAGAATCAATGATTTTGGAACACGGTAAACCAGCTCTTTGAGCTTCGGCGTATAGGATTTCGATTTCCATTTCGTCTTTACATTCCAGAACAGCTTTCGGAAACGAAACTTTCATCCAATGTTCCATCGCCGGGGTTGGGCTGATCTTAAAATCTTGGGTCTGTTCACCCACTTCAACCCATCGTCCCTGATTCAACAGAACAGCGATAGAGGCGTGGGCAACTTGTGCAGCCAGCTTACCCGGTGGCATTTTTAGATCCAGTCGAGCAACAATTACTTGCTTCGGATCAGTGAAACCATTTCTACTCATGACAATTCCTTTAGTTACAAAAAAGGAGCCTTTCGGCTCCCTTTGCAAATCAATTACGCTGCTTTACGCGGCGCTTTCGATTTCTTGGCCGGTTCTGCTTGCTTAGCCATCGCACGGGCTTTCGCCGCGTCACGATCAGCCTTGGTCATCGATGGTTTCGGGAAGGTTTTACCCTTCTTGTCGTACATCGCTTCGTTGCGAACAGCACGGCTATGACGCAGAGCCTGTGCAACGCGGTGACCGAATGCCGAAATACGGCCATTCAGCAGGTTCAACGAACGAGACTGGAAATTCAGTTCGTCGCGACCGGCTTGCTTCTCGCGGATCATGATTTCCGCCAGAGCAATTTTGTCGATTTCACTGATGAACGGGTTCAACCGTGCGCCAGTACGTTTTGGAGCAGTACGACCTTTGTGTTCACGGGCACCTTTTACCGCAGCTTTCCCCTGTGCATCGTTCGGATGCTTTTTCAGGTGGCGAGCAAGCTTTTTAGCTTTGTTCAGACCAGCCTTGATCAGTGCCTTGTAACTAGTGGCTTGGGATTTCTTGCTTGCGTGGTTACCCTTGAGCTTTGCCATTCTTTGTATTCCTATTCGTTTAAGGTCAGCTTTGTGCTGATGGGATCATTCTATCACGATTTGATTCAGTTTCAAACACTTTCTCAAATCTTTTTGTTTCAATTCGTTTTTGCTTTGTCTTCACTGGGGAAGTGAGATCACTATACCCCAGCTTTCATCGTTTCTAAACAGAATTCGAAAATTTATTTCGATTCAGCTTTGATCACACCGTCGATGAATTCAAAACGGATGGATACGATCTTTTGATCCTTCGCCTTTTCAGGCCAATCGAAGGTGCGGAGGCTACCGGGCTGGGCAATCGGGATGATATCACCGACTTTCAGATCGACTGTTGGGTCACAGGCTACCACAAAGCCGTAGGTAGGCACTTCGGATTGGAACACCTTACCAATAACGATCCCACCTTGTACCAGCTCGTCGCCTTGCTGCTTTACATGGGATACGTCCAGAAGGACGGTTTTGTTGGTCAGGGTCACATTCAGTTCGGAAAGCTTGCTCATTCGGTTCTCAGTTTGTATTTTTCAATTGTGGCTTGTCGTGCAGCGGTACGTTCGGCAATACCATCCAATACAGTCTGGTATTCGCCCATACGCGCACGCAATTCATGGTCGTAAACGTCAAATGGCTTGTTAGCCAATTGATCGATTTGTTCTTGGGTGAAGACTACCGGGAGTCTTTCACTCATGCCTTGTCACCGATGTGGTAGACCGTAGCGACGTTGAAGGTACGCCATTCACGTTTTTCCAGATCGAATACACGCATAGATGCATCGGTCATTTTGCGGGTGGATTCAGTTTTCAGGGTTTCGTCAGCTTTACCCAGAATCAGTTCAACCACGGCAGGGTCACGGGTACAGTGCATAACACGGTCTTCGCCGTTGGACACTTTGGTGAATCGAACGTAGGCAGCACCGGCAGACAGGCGTTCAAGGAGAAATTCACGGCTGAATTTTTGGTCCGGGTTGGTGTTGTAAGTCTTGGTCATTCTATTTTTCTCACGATTTGATGATAATAAGTTCGATACCCAATTCCTTGGCTAAATCCACGGAATCTTGAGTAGGCCAGCGTGTTGCAAATTCTTCCCCGCCATCGTAGCAAACCACCCGGAACAGACGCCTTTGGCGCATTCTGGATAGGCAATTGACGCAAGGTGGATGTGTGATATAAATCGTGCATCCATCAAAATATTTCACATTCGCGAACGCCATAGCGTTGTCTTCTGAATGCAGTATGTGACGATACTTGAATTCTCGATTATTCAAGCGCTCTGGGGTATCTGCCATACCCCTTGGAAACCCATTAAATCCATGACTTACGGGGTTTCCGTTTGGGTCCATAATAACGCTACCGATTTTAGTGGACGGGTCTTTCGACCATGATGCCACCAGTTTTGCCATTTCGAGGTATCGGTAGTCCCATTTTTCAACGAACAAACGACACCAGTAGCACACCGGCTACAAAAATCGGCATTGCAAGTTCGTTTAACATGTTGATCGTATTAGGGTACAGCGCGGCGTATTTCAGGATTTTCGTTTTCATGAAGCAATCATACCACAAATTATTTGGATTCTAAACTGAATGCGGAAATTCTATCCCGATTCGCCTTATCAATTACATCAATTAAAACCCCTTGACGACCGATGCACTCTGAGAGTAAGGCCAGATTGTGACCGTCAACGGCAGCCACTACAGAAGGTGGTAGAGGGGTATTATCGGTTGGCACCGGCATTTTCATCAACCATTTGGTCGGACACTTTTCCATCAAATTCGCGTCCACTTGGATTGGGGTTGCCTTGTATTGTATCGATGTACTGGTTATACACCCCAGCAAAGCCAGCGCCAACATCGGAACACTTAGGTGCCACAATGGCCGGAGCCTTTTGAGTGATGTAAACAATTTTCTGTTTTGTGTCTTGAACATTCTGCATACCGCTCTGGGTTATGGTCTGGGATGATTGCCATTCTGTTCGAGCAGCATTCACCGCAGCATCTGTTGCGATTTTGTTGTCATGGTCTACATCCGCCATCGCAGCGTCATAGCCGAGATTGTACAGCTTGTAGCCGCCAAAGATCAGAATCAGGGCAAAAACTGCCCCGATGATCCATTTTATTTCACTGGGCAATGTGATAGTCCTTTTTGTAATTCAGGAACCGGGCTACCGCACCAAGGGTATTGAAAACCTCTACCCCATTCACAGACGCCATCCGGCAAACCTGACTCATTGATTTGAACTGGTGTGGATTCCATACAATCCCATCATCGTCTTCCAGAACACATAGGATGGTTTTGTAAGGTCTTTTGTTCGAATCATCAATCGCTTCGGCAATCGAAAACACCCCAGTCATTTTTGGAGTAATCACATACAGGTTGTAATCGGCCATCGCCCGTTGTTTCAATTCTTCTTCCATATGCTCTGGCTTCCAATCTGGAACAACCGGATTGTAGTAATCACATTTGAGCAGTGGGATCAGAGTTTCACGCCAATCGGAACCATTACAAGTTCCACCAAGAAATACTTTCATTCAATTCTCACCAATAAAAAAGGGGCCGAAATGGCCCCTTATGAAATTATGCTTCGCAGGCCGAACATACACTGTTCACAACCACACCCGAACGGGAGTAGATGTAATACAGGGATAGAATGTTTTCATCCAAGAAAGCTTTTGTGTGTAGCTCTGCAATCCGGTCTTCGTCGCCGTCTTCCGAAACAAAGAAGTTCAACGATTGACCCTGACACAGATAAGGCTGACGAACCGACGCATAACGCAGGATTACGTCTTGATCAATTTCGAATGCAGTCTTGAAGACTTCCTTTTCATGATCATCCAACCATGTTACGTGTTGTACCGAACCTACATGAGCAACGATGTCATCGCATGTCTCTTTCGAGTACACACCACGTTCAACCATTACATGGTAGATTTCAGGAACAATTTTGTGCATACCACCGGCAGCCGAACCCTGTTCGTAAACCATGCCCGGTTCTGGTGAAGTAGATTCACCAACGTTACCCATCAAACCAGCGGTAGACTTAGTTGGTGCAAGGGCTGTACGGTGCGTATTACGCTCGCCACGGCCTTTAAGCCATTCAGGCTCACCAAGTTCCTTAGCCATCCACTGCGAAGCCGCCAGCGAGTCGTCATGCAGCTTCTTGAACATCGCAATATTCAGGAAGTGAGCATCCATCGATTCGAATGGAATACGGTTGCGTTGAAGGTAAGTTGCCCAACCCATCATACCCAGACCAATTGCACGGCCTTTCTCGGTAAACTTACGAACTTTTTCCAGACCCGGAATGCCTACAGACTTCTCTAGGAAATCCGAAACAACACAGTCAAGGAATACGGTCGCATCAAATACCGCTGATGTATCTTTCCACTCGTCCCACTTGTTAGCGTTCATCGAAGACAGTACGCAACTATAGGTAAGAGACTCGGAACTATGCAGCATAATTTCGGTACAGAGATTGGAAGCCTTGATATCAAGACCTAAATCCTTGTACACCATTGGACGGTGACGGTTTGCTTTGTCGATGAAGAAGAAATAACCCTTACCAACTACCAGCTTTGTATACAACGCAGCGGTAAAACGACGGTGGGCTTCTGCATCACCAGTTTTCAGTTTTGCAATAAAACCATCTGTAACGGTCCAACCAATGTTCATGTTGTCTGGTTTAGCCAACAGGAAATCATTCATTTCATCGAAGTCTTGATGTTCGATATCAAGATACTTACCGATGGAACCACGACGGTTACCACCTTGAGAAATCAACGATGTGTCATCAGCCGCACGAATCATCCAAGGCACTGGACCTTCGGCAGTACCGCCTTTGCTGATTACCGATCCACGCGGACGGATATCGCTGAAATCAGCCGAACAACCAAAGCCATACTTAGACAGCATTGCCCATTCGTGACGTGCTTTATAAAAACTATCAACAGAGTCGCCTACATACTGACCAGAACAAGATACGGTCAAGCCTCTATCGGTGCCACAATTCGCTAGAACTGGGGTAGCCGGGGACAACCAACCTTTCCACATCAGATTGAAGAACTTTTCTTCCCAGTAGACTTCATTACCAACCATGTGCTTAGACAGGGTTTTAGCAATTGTTTTGTGTCTACCGTATACAGCCTGTTCACCGGACACCGCATACTTGGCTTTAAACATCTGCCATGATTGTGTGGTGTACCATTCAGGGAGCCAACCCTTTGCTTGTAAGTCTTTACGTTCCTGACTTAGTTCTTCGAAACTCTGTGCCATCTTATTCTACCAACTCTGTTCTGAATGATAATTTACCTTTATTCCAATTCCGTACATATTGTACTTGGGAGTTTGCGAAGAAATCCGCATACTTGAAAGTGCTTAGAGCCGAATAGAACCAGCCAGCAATCTTGCCCGGTGCATCACCAAAAATTGGTTTGGCTTTCAGATACGCACAAACATCGTCAACACGATTGCGCACGAAATGCATCTGGTCTTCGAAGTTGGCAGTACGATTTCCACCCTTGGAGAAAATTTCAGTGTTGATCGCTTCTTCATGTTCGTAAACAACAAGACCGAGTTTCTCGATTTCAGCGTACAACTTTTCAATTTCTTCTGGGGTAATATGACCAGCTTCAATCAATTCCGACAGGTACTGGTTAAACAACCATGCCGCCGACATCGAGTGGAAGTTTTCATCTTTTGCACTTGCGTCAATACCAGATGCTACGTGAGCCATCATGTTGTAACCGCCAGTGTTGAAACTTTTCAGGTACGAGAACGCGGAGAACAGTACCGCACCTTCCAAGAAGGCGAATGCTGCCAGAGAAAGCAGGTCGTTATAACCATAACCTTCAAGTTCTGCATACTTAGAAATAAACGCAATACGCTCAGACAGAATTGGATCAGACTTCCACTCATTGTAGAATTCTTCGGTCGCGATATTGAGAGTTTTGTTAATCAGGTCATAGAACGGTGCATGAACTGCACGTTCAACCATCGAATACACAGCACACATTTGGCCGATGTCTTCGCGTGGGAACATTCTTTGAATCTTGCCACCCCAGAATTCATTACCACCAAGCATTAGTTCATACTTGTTGAAAATTTTCAGAAGGTAGGTAATACCGTAGCGCTCGCCACTGGTACATTTGGTACGGATGTCGCTTTCATCTTTGTCTACGCCCAGTTCATCAGCGAACCAGAGAATAGAGAGTTGTTTCTGTGCTGCATCAACGGCTTGTTTATAGTCGATGATGTAGTTCTCTTGAGAAGTTTTAATTCGAACTAGATCGGGCATTTAAAATATCGCTTAAAAAACAAGGAACTTCGCCAATCGAAGTTCCCAAAATTGGTTTACTATTTAGTTAGGTGATAGCAGAGCAATGCCCTTTACACTGCCATCGGTGCGGTTAATGCTGGGTGATGTTCATACCCAATCAACAGGAAGTCATCAACTTTCGCATTCTCGAAGTCTTCGAGAGTTTGAAGGTTCGGATTAATCCAAAGCTTCGGTAGTTCAAGTGGTTTACGACCAATCTGTTCCAGTACCATTGTGGTATGGTTCTTATAGATATGGGTATCACCAAGTTGACCGGTCAAGTATCGCGGTGTCTTACCAAGAATCCGTGCAAAGATCGCCTGCAATAGAGCATAAGACGCGATGTTGAACGGTAGGCCCAAGAAAGTATCAACACTTCGTTGTGTCCACAACATATCGATATAGTCACCGGTAATACGGATTTGGAAACCGTAGTGACATGGTGGCAAGGTCATCAGATGTTGTTCTTCTGGGTTCCATGCATTGACAATCAGACGACGACATTCCGGGTTGGTCTTGGCTCGCTCAAGCAAGTTTCGAACTTGGTCGATACGGCGCTCATAGAAGTTCTCACCGATTCGAGTGTCATAGGCTATTTGTGTGTAGCCCATAGCTTCTAAAGCGTCTCCAGACTCGTCGTAGGAGTCTGTGTGAACGATATCCTTACGGTTCCTCCACTGACCACCATAAACCGGACCCAGTTCGCCGTCTGTATAACCCAGAGCTTTACCCTGTGCTTCGTAATTGGCATCCCAGATGGTTTTCTTAGCCAGATTGAACCGATGTTCTTCACCGTAAAGCAAAGCCCGCAGTTCATTGACGTTGGTTGAACCTTTCAGGAACCACAACAGTTCGGATACAACCGACTTCCATGCGAGTTTCTTGGTGGTTACACCCGGAAAGCCTTCGGTCTGGTCAAATTTTAGTTGTTCACCGAAAATGGCAAGAGTGCCCACGCCGGTACGATCCACAACCGATTCACCGGTATTGAGGATTTTGATTAGAAGCTGGATATAAGGGGTCATTGAATAATCTTGTCGTAAACTTCGTAAAGAACGCCGGGGGTATCCTCGGATTCGGGAAGGTGGCTTGAACTAACCAATTTGTAAGCTTGTTGGCAAAGGGCTCTGCAACTGAATTTCACATCACCGTTGTATTCGGCTTGCACCAACGAGGAATAGATTCGGTCACACAACATCACATATTGCACATAAACCTGCATACCACCGATAACGATAATGTCTTTGCCGGGGTATTTTGATTGAATTGTCGCGATTACATCATAGGGTTCACCAGCTACGGTCAGGTCTGCGCCTTCAATTTCCTTTGAGCTGATAACCACATTAATTCGGTTGGGAAGGTGTCGGCCAATAGACTCCCAAGTCTTACGGCCCATCAAGATAACTTTCTCATTAGTGTTGCGTTGGAACCACGCCATATCCGATTGGATATAGGGCCAAGGCAGACCACCATTCAAGCCAATGAAGTGATTCAGGCTTGTTGCATAGATCATTTGGATCAAAATATATCTCCCGTAAAGGATAGGGGCTTTCGCCCCTATTCACAATTAGCTGTCTAGGCCATCCAAGAAGCTCTGGATGTCGTCAATGTCATCGCGTGCAGATCCGTTACCGGCTTTAGCATCGGTATCGAATGGCAGGCTATCGTCTTCAACTACAGCGTTCTTTGGGTTTTCGTAAACTTTGGTTGGTGTTTCTTCACGGGCTTCGCGCACTTCACGTTCACCGGTAGTCTCTTTACGAGCAGCGGTTCCGCCAGTTGCACGGGCATACGACTTGTCAAGCTCTGCTTTCGACTTGAATTGCTTTTCAGCAACAATCGGTTTCAGCGGATGCATGGCAGCCCAAGCTTTGTTCAGTTTTTCTTCGTCGCCGCCGAACAGCTCAGAAGTTTGACTAACAAATTTGGAATCATCGTAGTTCTGGAAGCCGGATACTTTCTTGGCTTTCAGGTGGAAGTTTGCACCTTCGTAAACGTCGGTTACCAGAATCGGGCTTTCTTCTTCCAGATCCGGGTTCAGAGCGGCTTCGATTTTCTCGAAGATTTTCTTACCGAAACGGTATTTGAAAGTACCACCAACGGCCTCGGGATTTGCTTCATCTTTGATTACAACGATGTTCGCCCAGTAAGACAGCTTACGGCTACGAGACGACGCATAATCTTTGATTGCTTTGTCAGTTTTGCCAGCTTCAAACAATGCGCTGTTACCGGAACAAACAGGGCAGTCATCGTAAGGCTTGCCAATGGTAGTTGGGCAGTTCTCGATGTACCACTTGTTGGTTTTTGGTTCTTTGAAGCTGTGGGAAAACATTTTGACGAATGGAATTACTTCCTCGCCTTCGCCAGTTGCTGGCAAGAATCGAATGACCGCCGAGCCATTGCCTGCTTTATCAACAGTCATGGTCCATTCTGTAGGGTCTTTTTCAAACTTCTGTGAACCGGACAGTTCTTTCAGTTGTTCTTGAAGTTGGGCGGCAGATTTTTGATTACGCTTGAACATTCTTTTAAATTCTCGATTGTTTAATTTGTTTAGATTTGATTATTTGTTTAGTTTTACTAACTCGCCACACTCTGGTGACGTAGTATTTATATCAGTCAAAAAATCAGATAACGCCCGAAAGTCTTTCCATAGTTCATCTAGCTCTAGATACGCAAACTCATATGGCACAAGAAATGAGTCATCGACCAGAAGTTCGATATACAAGAAGCTCTCTTTGGCGTACAGGTCGTGAACTTTGGTTGGGTTAAATCTGAATGGGGTTTGACAAGTCCCTAAGCAAATATCAACTACATGCGGATTTAACGACATGGGACAGTATCTTTTTGTCAATACAGAATAACTTACTGTATTTGTGAATTTTCTGAGAAATCCCGCCGTAAACAATGGAATTGTTATTGGCTAAGAATGGTGAAACAGCGTCTAACAGAACAACAAACTCAATCGGATACACTTTCTGTTGCAATTGAGTGAATACCCAAGGGGTTTGGCCTGTTAGCGAATCGGTGAACTTCATACCCTTATTATGCAACGAAAGTAGGTATGATCTAAACAGATTCACGAATTTATTTTCCGCGTTTTCCAGAAATCCCCGTGATTCTAGGTATCTCTGTTCCGCGTCATCTGACAATATGTCACGAACCCACCCGGAATTGATGCAAACCCGAGCGAATAACAAGGACCAGTCTTCACGCGGGTATCGTTTCGCGATTTTATCAAATGTGTATTTGTCTGGAAATGCATCCGGGGAGTGGGCAGCGTTGATTTTACGCTTCCACCGGTATTTCGAGGCATCGTATTTTGCTTGGGTGATATGCGAGGAAACCGCGACATACAGTTTGTATGCCTCAAAACCGTTGCGATATCCAGTTGGAATCGAATCTGGATCTATTTGAATCAAACTGGACATACAACACCATCAAATAAAGTCGGTTAGAGAGCTTGAGCCAGCCGAGCTGCTGCGAAGGGTATTTTCTCGAACAGCTTCAATTTCGATCTTTTGTTTCAGAGATTCAGAAATGTATTTCGAGATTTTATCCTCGTCAATTTCCTGTTGGTCTGCGATATCCAGACACGCTTGGATATAGCTACATGCTGTATCACGGGCGTGGATTTCAACAGCGGTACTGAATTGAATGATTTTACTCATTGGCGTCAGCTTCTGGATCGGCTTTTTTGCCTTCCGGGAATACCTTGTCGAACAATGCGTTCTGGTTTTCGCGCTTGGCGGTTACGGCTTCTTTGTCCTGACGATGGTAACGGTTTACCAGATCGTTGAAGTCAGATTTGCCGATTTTGAATTCTTCTTTGACCATCGCACTGATACCGTTTCGAACATCTTTTTCGGCATCACTACGCATCAGGGATTTAGCCGCTTCTTTGGCAGCATCTTGAACTGCTTTGAGTTCGGTAGGGGACAGGTGGTCGTAATTACCAGTTTCAATAACGCTCATTCTTTTCTCTCACAATTAAACTTCAATGAAGTTGGGCTGTTACACCCAACTCATTATTAATTCTTAGGCCATTACTTCCGCAATCATTTTCTTGACTGCTTCAATATTGACTGTTACGCCAGCTTCGATTTTGGCAATCTGTTCTTTCAGCGTTTCGGTTACCACAAACTCACCAACTACAGCGTATTCACATACACGGGCTTTGGCGTTGTTGTAGTCCAATGGGAACGCAACAACGTTCTTCGGGTTAACCTTGACCACAACAATTTTGTTCTTGTTGTTGCCAGACCCGTAACCACCGCCGTATTGAGGTAGGTAGTCTTTAGAACAGATATGCAGGCCATGCGAGCAAGTCTGTTTCGGGTTGTCGTTAACCTTGCTACGGTCCATCTTAACGACAGTACCGGGGCTGTTATCCATCTTGCCTGTATACAGGTCGAGGAAGTTAGGGCCAACGATCTTGTACGCTAGGAAATGGCCGTCTTCGGTCATAGCCAAGTTGTTCACGATCAAGAAGTCATAGAAATCTTTGATCGAACGTGGGTTCGGGTTATCCAACAGATTATCGAGGAACTTAACCAATACGCCAGCATCAGCACCGGTACGAATCAATTCCTTGATTTTCGCGGTCAGCTTGGTATCAATCGGGTTCTTATCGCCGTCTTCGGTAACATAGAACAAATCACCATCGGTGAAGCCCACTTTGCCATCACCAAAGCTGTTGATAGCTTGGATCAGATCGAATTTCATCGAAACAAGTTCTTTGATTTTCTTTTTGTTGTCTTCTTTCAGTGCCTTTGCAAGTGTTTCAAAGGCTACTGGGTCTTCTGCGCGGAGGAAGGTGCCAGACATTTTCTGGCCCTTCTCGGTATTCAACCAAACGTAAATCGTTTGTTCGTTGATAATAAACCGTAATTCTAGTTTCTTCATTACTTCTTCATCAGAATGCTTTTCAGCTTTTGTTCGTCTATAATACCACTGTTTACCATCGAACTAAACACAATCAAAGATTCTTTGAATTCCGTTTCAGGCCAATTGCTATAGTGGCGGTTAGCCAGTGTTTTCAACATACTCATGCCAAAAACTTCTGTTGCAAATTTCGAGACATAACCAAACGGGTTGGCAGCTTTCGAATCGCCATAGACAGTCTTGATGAACTGAATCGTCAGATAGTCATACGACGTGCCAAACTGAATACTACGGATTGCATCAAAATATTCTTTGAACAACGGGTTGACTTTAGGATCATTCACCGCCGCATCATATTTAGCCTGATCCAGATTCAATGCTGTGCAGGCCCATTTGTGCTGGGATTCTACAAAGGATTGTTTCGACATCACGACCGCCAGCTTCGCCGGGATCAAATCTGCAATGTCTTCCCAGTCTTCCGGGATCTTGTCGTAGACCTTGTGAGTCGCAATGACAAGTGGTCGGCCTGTATCCTTGATGATTCCATCAATAATGTCCCAAATCACTTGAGATACATCATCACCGGCCAAGATGCTGTTGCCGAACTGATAACGCTTAGCGCTGGTATCCCATTTGATGTAAAGGGTATCCGGGTTATCCTGTTCGATACCATTGGTGTTCGTGTGCTGGCCTACTGCAATGATCCCACGGGCTTTCTGGTACTTGTAGAAACCGGAATAGCTGATCTTGGCACGGGCAGCGGCTACCAACGGGTCAGAAGGCCCACGGGTCATTACCGGCGATTCATCCACGATATCGGAAATGAACTTGTACGGCGTACCATCAAGTTTGAACTTGGCGATCACATCATCAAACTGGTCCTGACCATCTGCACTATCCAACGCTTGCAGGAAAATGGTTTTGGTCATGTCTTCGCTTGTCCAGCGAATTTTCTTCTGGTACTTGCGTTTCACGTCGATCAGAACAAAATTGCCACCAGCCGCAGGACTGATCGCGATGTCATGAGCCTGACGATCTTTCAGACGCTCTTTGTACTTGGAATTGATTTCCTTACACTGCCATTCAGCAATGTTTTTGTCATCCATGAAACGGTAATGCAGGGTGGCATTAATCGACTTGCCTTGGTATTTCAGGGCGAACAGGTTTTTCGAGTCATGACGGCAGTTGTAGACAATTGCATCATATACATTCGCACATGCATCAACACCGGCTTGCAGCTCTACCGACATTTCCGAACGAATGTTCTTCACACCGTCGATTAGGTTGGCAATGGTGTCTTCGTCATACGACAGACCTTCACGACCAGCGTTTACATCCAATCGACCAATGCCGAAATCGATCACAAAACCGCCAAGGCCAGCATCCATGTGTTTCTTCATGAAGCCGTCTGTTTCGAATTGGCTCAAATCCAGAGGATATGCAACCGGACCCATCAGAGCGAAACACTGTTTCGAACCCTTGAGAACCTTGAAATTCGAACCTTCGTAGCCGTAAACCGGTTCATCCCACTCGAAGTTTTTGCCGGTCACACCAACCAATGGCTTGACAGGGAAGAACTTGTATGCTTGCAGGGCAGCGGTACGGAACAGATTGTAATCGTTGGCCTTGATCGGAACCTTGATGGTTACACCGTCAACGAATTCAACGCCATTTTCAGGATCGTTTTTGTTCGTTTCCAATAGGAACAGCTCAGGGGCACCGGACTTGTTTAGGAAACATGTATAGGTGTTCTGTACGCCGTTCTGACGGGCATAGACTTCGAACGCATCGGTGTACGAGAACGGCGATTTCGAGCCAAGACCCATCGCACCAATGTAATCGTTACTGGTGGTTTTGGTGGATTCGAAATAGGTCGTGAATATGTTCTTGACCTGATCGTCATCCAGACCGGTTCCGTAGTCTATGATTTCGAGCCACGGATGAAGGTCGGCTGGTAGTACCAGTTTGAACGGTACAGATTCCTTACCAGCGGCTTTATGAGAATCGAGTGCGTTACAGCCGATTTCACGTAGGATTGCCAGTGGCTTGTTCGAATATAGGTTAGAACTCAAGAGCTTGAACGCTTTTGCGTTAGCTTTGATGGTGAATGCGTGGCGGTCTTCGATGTTGCTGACAGCGTTGCTACCTTGGGTTACGATCATTAAATTAATTACTCACTATGTTTTGATATGCAAATTCTATCACGATTCGGGTTTGATCTAAACAGAATCAAACCCGAATTCGAAAATTTTTAGGCCACTAGACCCAAGGCATTTTTGCCCGCGATGTGTTTGCTGTAGGTTGCTGCGATTGCTTCTGGCGTGGTCAACGTCTCTAGCGCCTTGGCGTGGAACAACTCGTCTTTGAGGATTTTGGTGAACACCGCTGCGATGTCCTCGAATCGTTCATCAGCCGCGAGCAGTTGGATACGATCCAAACGCATGGTTTCCGCGTGATAACCGATTGCACACGCCAATTCGAACGTTTCCGGCAATTCTTCCATTGCAGCATCCCAGTAGCGTTCATCACGCTTGAGAAGTACATCGTCAATGCCGCGATTAAGAAGCAAACTCTTAACCCACATGGCATGGTTGCGTTCGTCGGCTGCGATCTTTTCCAGCAACAGCTTGTTCTTGCCTGTTACGTTGTAGATTTCTATCAGTTTCAGAACACGATCCACGGCAGTTGATTCGCCGTAGTATTGGCTCTTGAGCCATTTGATCATTTTTACAGGATCGCTAGAGACATCATCCCACCATTGTTCGGTGGTGCGTAGTTCTTGGGTCATACAAATTCCTTAAATTTGATAATCATTCGATCTTTTACCACCAACCTTGCTGGGGTACTGGCATTTTTCATACAGACCAGCACCGTATACCAATTTCATCAAACGAATTCGCCAATCCGACCAAGCATTTCCTTCAAACGATGTTTGATGAAATAATTGAAAATTCCAGCGCCATTTGGTCTTGGCTCGTTAAACGCGGCCATGATTTTGTCCTGAATCTCTTGAGGAATCATCCCCAGATCCAGCATTTTCTGGTTTTCGTAGAAGCGCTTGATCATGAATTCATCGCCCCATTGTTCAATAGGTTCATGCATCCATATATCCAATTCTTTTTGATAGATGGATTTCTGTCTTGTATCACGGAAATTCATCAAATGATCGGACACAGATTTGATGCTGGCAATGCAATCTTTAGGATCGCCTTTCAAGATTTTTTCCATCAAATGCAAATGCGCAGAACCATGCTTCGGTTCAACCCATTTCTTCTGGATCGGTGACCATTGTTTCACGTTCTTGAATTTCGATAGCTGAGCCCAGTCACTATCAGACGAAACCAGAAGGATTCGATCATATTTGTGCCAAAGCTGGTGGGTCAGAACCCCGGCGATGTCATCCGCTTCGATACCCTGAATCTGAATCGTCCGGTAAGGAAATATCAAATGCAGTTCTTCGCGAACCTGATTCATCGCTTCAAAGATCACTTTCCAATCCCAACCGGAATTGTCCCGTTGGTCTTTTCGGTGCGCCTTGTAATATGATGCAAATTCTTTTCGCCAATACGGCCCACGGTCACACGCCAGAACGATATCCGGGTATATTGACTTATTGGTTAGAACGTTGAAACGAATCGAGTTCAAAGCAACGTGACGTATCAAATCAACTGATAGTTCTTCGGTTGGTCGGAATGTCGCGTTGATTGTACTGATTATGATTTGGGAGAAATCGACGATCATCAAACCTGATTTTCGTTCTTCTTCACCCAGAAATTCCGCTAGACTCACGCTTTCTTTTTACCTTTTGTTGATGCTCGATGTTGGATCAAATTTTTCTGCATTTGAATCCAACCATAGACATACGCCGCAGAACAGCGAACCACGTTGCTACCACCGACTGAGATTTCGGCCATTCCACCTTCTATGAATTTGGTGGTGTCTGTGGCACTGATACGGGAAATCGGTCGAATGATCATTTGATCAGGCATCATTGGGTTGTTACCCATCCTGACAAAGACCCCTACACCCGTCTCCCAACCCTGTGTGTAAAACACAGTGTCTTCTACAGGCCCGGTCGGCTTGGCATTGGCTTTCGTTTTCTTCAAATTCGCCACCTACTAAATACTCGTTTGGGTTCGTTCATTTGGTGCCACTTTACCACGGGATCGGTCGAACCTAAACAGAATCCCAACAATTTTGTTTTGATTCGTTGCATCAAATTTTTCGCGTATAAATAGACATATCATAGCAGATTTACGTCTGCTTCTAAACACAAACCGGTCGATAGTGACACCGAGGTAATAATGAGCGGACCACAAGCAAAACCATTCAAAGCCAGATTGGGTATTGATGCAAACAATGAAAAAGTCATCAATGTCAAAGATCCATCAGACAATACAGACGCGATAAACGTACAGTATTTGGTTGCAAAAAACACTGTACCACAATTTGATGCAACAAGGGCGTACCCAACCGGGTTCATCGTTGAGCGTTCTGATCGTTTATACAAAGCTAAAGCGGCCATTTCAGTCGGGGCATTTGATCTAAACGCATGGTCTGAAATTCATGCATTCAACCTATGGCAACGGATCGCGGGTGCTTATACAGCAGAACCCGGCGACTGCCTACTGTTGAACACAGCATCCAGTTCTGTAACGATTACTCTACCAGTGGTCGTGGAAGAAGGTGATATGGTCTATATCATCGATGAAGGTACGGCATCAACCAATCCGATCATTTTGAGTGCTGGTACAAACACATTTAACAACAGCGGTGTGTCAACCTATTCAATCAATTCGTCTGATACAACTCAGGTTGTGTTCTTGGGTGGTACATGGCGTGTTATTCGTATTGCACGACCACAATACCAACTGATTAACTCAAATCAAACTGTTGCACCAAACACATTCAACTATGTTCAACTGGCAGCAACTCCGATTACAGTTATCCTACCGATTAACCCGATTCAAGGTCAATGGGTGGTGGTTGCAGATGGTGTATCCAATGCATCGAATTATAACATTACTATCAACGGTAACGGTAAGACGATCAGCGGTTCTGCATCGTATGTAATCAACCGCAGTGGTAGTATCGTTTCGATGTTATACGATCAACCGTCTGGTGAATGGAAAGCTGTTAGCGTAGCCAGTACCGGGCGTAGAATGGAAACCCTGACCCCGTTGGTCAACCAAAGTGTATTTGTTACATTGGATGGCACGGCCAAAACTTTGAACCTACCGGTTTCAACTTCGGTATCCGATGGTGATTGGGTTGAAGTAATTACTAAGTTCCAAGATACAGTAGCTACAGGATCGTTGGTAGTAACAGCATCTGGTGGTGGGTTCTTCCGTATGAATGGTGCGGCTCAAAACACCACAACATATAGAATCAAGCAACGTAGTAAAACATTGTTCCTATACAAAGGTGGTGAATGGTCGATATTCACAACTAACGACACAACAGCGGTTCCTGCAATTTCTACCGGATCGATGATTTCAAATTCCTTTGTCACCCTTACAGGTGCATCAGGTCAAACCATCCTGTTACCGCAAAATGATCAAGTGAGAATCGGTGACACCGTTACGGCTGTTATCAACTCGACATCGTTTTCTGTTAACGTTGGTCTGCAAAACACATCCACCCAGATTCTGGATGGTGGGGTTGCTAACCTGACATATACCGCCGCTGATAACGGTCTGATGGTTACTTACATCTATCGTGGTTGGAATGGGTCCAAATATGTTTGGGAAAGTATCGTTCATGGTTCGCCATATCTGAAAAAGACTTCGAATCTATCTGATCTGCCGGACCCTAGTGTGGCACGTACCACGTTAAACGTTTACAGCAAATCAGAAGCTGATGCCAAGTTCCTAGGAGCATCTGGGTCAACCGCTGCTATGGCATTGGATACCGTTAAAGTTGGTGGTGTAATCGCCGCTCAAATGGCACAGAACACGGCAACCGCGTTGGTTGGTGACGACCCTAATACTACAGGGCTTAACTTGATTGTAACCAATCATATTAATACACCAAATGCCGGTGCAACATACTGGTATATTAACACCGTATGGACTGGATCGATTTCGAATACTTCGGCTCGATTCCAAATGGCGTATCAATACACTGGTAACCCAGCGATTGAATTTAGACAGTATAACCCAGCCGGTGGCGGCACTTGGTCTGACTGGATTACAGTTTCGACTATTGTTGATGGGTCAACATATAACATCAATATCCTTGGGTTGGCATCAACCGCATCTAAACTTAACATCGCCCGTACCATTAACGGTGTAAATTTTGATGGTACTGCGAATATCACAGTAGCTGATGCAACCAAACTGCCAACAACTGGTGGTCTAGTAACTGGCCCGATTTCCAGAGCTGGTACATCGGTTAAAGTGTATGATCAGGTTCTGTCTAAGTTTGTTGGTGGCGGTAGTGGTACAATCACCGGTACGTTGAAGGTTGTTTTACCGGTTGGTTATAATAGCACCATGATGAAAATGCATATTGGTATTTTCGATTCTGGAACTGATAAATCCAATACTGAGTTGGTGGTGGGGGGTTATAATTACTCCGGTACACCGGCATGGACTAACGTATCTGCCAGTACAAACGGTGGGCCTACTTCTGCGATTGGTCAGACTGTCCGATTCGCATTTGATGGGGTCAACAACTGCATTCTGATCGGTACTACAACATCGGTTTGGGCATACCCATCTGTAACGGTTAAAGATGTCAATCTTAGTTTCACCGGGGCCAGCCTATCGGGTTGGGATACTGGTGCTTGGGATGCGGCTGTAATTACTAGCGAAACCGGTATTACAGTTACAGCGACCGCTGCAATTGATGTGAATATTGCGAAACTAGATAGATCGGTCAACCTGTTTTCCGGTGAAGTTCAATCTGGTGGGATCAATAGCTACCGCCAAGTTCAGGGTAACTATGGTACGTTCTGGCGTAACGATGGTGCTAACCTTTATCTGATGCAAACTGCGTCTGGTGATGCATACGGTACATACAACAGTTACCGTCCACTTATCATGACGTTGGCAACTGGTGCGATGCAATCTAGCTCCAACTGGACATTTAACGCTAACCTATCGGTATTGGGTGCATTAACCGCGTCTGGTACAGCGACGTTCAGCGGGACTCATACCTTCGCAGGAACAACTACTCATAGTAACTGGTGGCGTTCTAGTGGGTCAACCGGATGGATGAGTCAAGATTTTGGTGGTGGTATTTTCATGCAGGATACAACTTGGGTTCGTGTATACGGATCTAAAGGGCTCTATGTATCGAACGATATCGCATCAACCGGTAACGTAATCGCGTATTACTCCGATAAACGCCTGAAAGAGAACCTGAAACCAATTGCTAATGCATTGGATACTGTAAGGTCTTGGACTGGTTACACCTATAACGCTAACGCTTTGGGTGCCTCGTTCGGATATGATCCAGAGAAACAAGAAATTGGTCTGTTGGCTCAAGATGTTCAAGCAACTACCCCACAAGCGGTAGAACGCGCACCATTTGATACATCTGATGTTAAAGGTGGATCGCTAACAGGTGAAAACTACTTGACCCTGAAATATGAGCGTCTAGTACCTGTATTGGTCGAAGCAATTAAAGAGCAGGATAAGGAAATTCAAACTCTAAAACAACAAGTCGCGGCACTGATCGCAGCAATTAGCAAGTAATTTCAAGGGGCCAATTGGCCCCTTTTTTATTTGATAAATACTATATAATATTCACCTTATTGAGTAACAATCATGACTACACCTGCTGGTCAAATTGCGATGTCTGATGTCAACGTCGAATTGGGCGCTGCATACAACCGTGCCAATACATCGTTAAACCTTAGTGCGGTTCGGACTCTGGCACAAGTATCGTCCGGTCAGATTTCGATGGCAAACCTCCGCAGCAAATCAAACACATTTACATTAACCATCAGTGGTGTGCAAAACGGTAACCTTCGTAATATCGCCAACTCCAATGGTTATTCTGGTCAACCTAAAGTTTATCTAATCTTGATTGGTAACTTTTATTCTTATAATGCTGGTATACCAGCATGTGTTGTTGGGTTCTGGCCGAATTACACACAACTTACAATCGAACTTCGCGGATCTATCCAAGCCTATGGTGGTATTGGAGGTGCTGGAGGTTATCAGGGTTGGGGTTCGTCCGGCACTGCCGGTGGGTATGCACTTCAATTCACTAACAACATTGCCGGTGGGTCTATCACACTTTATATAAACGGTGGATGGGTTTATGGAGGCGGTGGAGGTGGAGGTGGCGGTGGGGGCGGTGTTGTCCAAACCGGTACATTTAATAACCCATCATGTTCATGGAGCACTGGTGGATGGGGTGGTAACGGGATGGGATACGGTATATTTCAATCTGGTGGTGGGTCTGGAACTAACTCCGGTGGGGATGGTTACGGCGGTACTGGTGGTTGGGGTGGTGGTTGGGGTGGTGCCGGTGCGGATGGTTCTGCCGGTGTGCAAGGCAGCCAATGTTCTGGTGCTTGGCCCGGTGGTACGGGCGGTTCCGCTGGATATGCATACCTTGGCTGGGGTAACGTAAATAGTTACATCGGTAACACCGGCAACTATTCTGGGTTGGTGGGTTGATACCACCAACTATGAACAATGAGAGTATATAGATGACATATAGATACCATAGCAGATGGCGTTACGGCGACCATTTCCGAATGGCGGTCACACAAGTTACCATGAATGAATTTGCCATCCCAAGAGCTGGTAGGCTATATTCTGGTATTAGTACACCAATCGCACCGCCATCATCGATCAGTTTAAAACAATCATGTATCAACCGGGCAGTTGAAATTCTGGCAAAATATGATGAAATCTATATCATGTTTTCCGGTGGTATTGACTCGACCCTAATTGCGGTGTACCTATGCAGTTTGGCGCAACCACACCACAAGATTACAATAAGCCAATCCACCCAAGTTGATGAAGCCTGCGACCCAAACGTGGTAGAATGGTTGAAACAGTATTCAGTGTTCGAAGATTTTTCGATTGATACAATGAAAGCCGTAACCGCTAGAGGTGGGATGGTTGTTACCGGTACACACGCGGATTCTATCTTAATTGGTAAACTTCTGGATGATATCGATGATCCAGCGATTTATACCGATATTTGGGATATGACCCCACACGATTTGATTGTCAAATTCACCGGGCAATCTGACCTATGGGTGGATGTTCAATTGAAGAAAATCAAACCACTAACCGATCTAATGCCGGTTGCAATGAATGCACCCAATTTAGCATGGTGGTTGGACTTTTCTTGCCTATGGGATATGGATGAAATGAAATTCCCAATCAAATTGGGGTTGAATGCACCGGGCAATGGGTTTATATCATTCTTCAATACCCAAGAGTTTGAAGGTTGGGCGCAACAGGATGCTAGTCAAAAGGCTGGAATCGGAATCGACCTATATAAATATCAGTACAAAGAATTGATTATAGACATTATCAAGTTTGAACCGGTATGGCCGGGTAAAACTAAATCTGCGTCTTTACAAGAATATTCCGCTGATACTAAGAACATTCTACAGAATATTCTGCTTGTTAATGAAAACTGGGAAACTGTTTGGAAATGAATACATTTAAAGTAACCAATGTTAATTTTGATTTGGGGACGGTATCCGTTGATATCAACGTAGACCCCCATGCGATTGATATTACCCTGATGGATGTAGAACCCTATACCATCCAGCGTACATATTACATGGAGACAATTACACCGTCTGCTGCTGCTACAGCTTCGATGCTACAGATTTCAATTGGCACATTGGTAAAACGAGAGTTGGATAAATTGTATCCACCTCCTACCCCAAAACCAATGGCACTGAATGAGTTGGTCGGTGTTGTTTGCAATATTAATTGATATAAAAAAAGGGAGCCATTGGCTCCCTTTTTTATTAGTCTTTTTTGAACAACGCTGATACATCAACAGTCGGACCTTTTGCCCGCTTCATTGCTTTAGTAACACCTTCCTCTGTATACGGTTGGTCAACCTTTCTAGCGTATTCTTCATCCGTGGTATTTTCTATCAAAATGCCAGTCTTCGCGACGTTACCATGCCCTTTGGTGCGTACCGCATCATATGGTGCGTTCTCAAGCATTTCAGCCGCAATCTTAGTGTTCCGGTACTCTTGCTTCTCCAATCGCCCCAGATCGCCGTTGATGTCCCGTAGGATAGTCTTTGAGAATCCTTTGTGGGCTTTGATGTAATTTAGAATCAAATTGGTCAGGATTTCGTTACGGTTAAGCGGAGTGTCTTCTAGAATGTCTTGGAATTCGGCGTGTAGATCAACCGGGATGAAAACATGGATACCGATCTTATCGGATTTTGACGGGGCTTTCTGTTCGGCCATCTTGTTAATCGCATTGGTTAGTAATCGAGCGGAGGTTTTCCGGTCGGCAAAGGATCGAGCGTATTCATTGGTCAGGAACCGCAGCCGTTCGTTATCGGTCTGGAACTGGGCAATTGAATCAATTAACGCTTGAGTAATGTCAGGGGCTTTCTTCGCGATACCATCAAGGGCGATTTGGATTTCAGACCGTCTAACTCGCTTCTTGTTGGTTCCACCCTTCGGGCGTCCGGCTGATCGCTTGACTGGGATTTCTAGTTCTGTCTTCATAATAGAAAAAGCCTCAATTAAGAGGCGTTTTTGATGTTCCGTTGTTGTCGTTTTAATCGCTTGGCTTCTGCCGCCGAAAGTTTGGCGTCATAGTCAACCGAAAGTAAATTCTTGGGCTTGTACTGGGGCTTCGCGTGGTTCATTGGCATGAAGGTTTGAGCCAACATTGCAGCGATTTTTGCCATTGATGGAATCTTTCCACCACCGCCGACAATCACCGGATTCGGTTGAATTACTTCTGCATCAGCCAGCGTCAGTTTTGGATCTTGATCTTGCATACATGTCACCTAGTACATTCCCGATAAGGAATGAGAAAATTGAGATATAGAAACCGTAAATCAGTGCGTGTTCGTATGTAATCATTACTATTTAATCGGGTCAGCTTCCGATACGATGTGAAGAACCCGCATGTCACCGACAATACGGACATCATGGATTTTCAATGCTTTGGTAAGTCTATTCAAAGCTTCTTGTTTGGCGCTGGCATGGACGCTTTCTAACGTTGCTTCCATGCCCCATTGGCTCATTCCACAAACTTCCACCATAACTTGTACTCTGGTGGTATTGGTCAGCTTAACACCCATACAGTTCATCCAGTCGGTCGGCTTCCGCTCGAAGTTCTTTTGCGCGGTTGCTGTGAAAGGTGATTGCATTTGCAAACAATACATTGTCCATTGCATCAGCTTCTAACCCAGAACAATCATGGTCGTTAGCTACGGCCCGAAGTACATCGGGGTTATCAACCATCCGCTGTACTTCGCTTGGGGTGAATTCGATCATCAGCAGACCTGAATTTCAACGTGAAGGAAACCGATATATTGCTGATAACCGTTGTTATCGTTCCGCAGCTTGTGAGTAACCATACTAACAATATACGGTGTTCCGTCCGGGTCTTCCAATACCTGATTGGCTATCGGGTGGGTACATGCGGCGTATTCAAACAATACATTACCGCGCATATTCACCACTTTGATTTTATACATTCCGTGGGCCATTAAACAGCTTCCGTTTCGCAAAGTGTATAAAACTTGCTGGTCAATACAACCGCTGCAATCGATAGCAGGGTCAACAGGACCGCAAACACCGGGAACCCACAAACAACCAGAGTCCACACAAACGCAACCATACCGATGATATGAGCCGATATATTCGTTCTGCTACCCATCAGGGTTCGTTGCATCTTACGGATATCGGTCGGCATTTTTTCCATCAATTGCATTCCGTATGCCAGTACGCAAACTTCGCCAATCCGAATCAATACCAACAGAACCAACATGGTATTGGCGAGGAACATTGCACTTGGGTAGAACACCGCCATGATCGGAAACAGCGCAAAAATCGCCAGCCCCAGACATACATTGGTCAATCGATCACCAAAGGACAACTGCACATAATCTTTGAGCTTTTCCAACAGTTTTGCACGGTGGATCTTGATATTTTTCTCTGTAAAAACCATTAACTGAATTCCTTGATGAATTTGATTTGACCAACTTCCAACAACCGAACGATTCGTTTGATAACGTCACTTTCGGTATCGTAATAATTGCTGTTACCGGTATGTTTCATGAACAACAGTTCGGATACATATTTGTCGATACCGAAAAATTCGCGAACCGCTGTCCAGTCTTGGAAGGTTTTGTAGTACATGGTGTTATCACGCATGGTCAAACCCTGTTCGATAAATCGAGGGTCCAATCCTGCATGACCACACGCACACGCTGAATAACCACAATCGGCATATTTGTCTTCAATGCCCCACCAACTGAGATTGAATTCTGGTGTGACTGAGATAGCTTCACGGTCAGGTGCCCACTGTTTGGTGATAACTTCGGTCAACATAGTTACCATCAATTCTAAACGTTTACGATTCACGATCTAATTCCTATTAATTGATCACTTCGGCCTGTTACCAGAGACTGTATGGGTCTTACCGCCGACTAGAAGAACGGCTAGGGCTTGCGGAGCGAGACGGGGTATACGACGACCGGCTAGGGCTCGCAGAAGGCTTGTAGCCGCTCGAAGAACCACCGGAGCTGTAACCACTCGAACTCGCCGGTTTCGCGGCCTGTGTAGTGTTAGCGGAGCTTCCCCAGTACGAATTAGTCTGAGCCGCTGGTTTCGGTTGTGCAGCCGGTTGCGCCTTCGGTTTTTCGTTCCAGTAGGAATTAACCTGTGGGTTGGTCAAAGGTTTTGCCGCTACCTGTTTCGGTTGCTGGTATTGCGCAACTTGTCGGTTAGCAGGACTCGCCAATGTTTTGGGTTGATTATATGCAGACGGTGCAACCACCCGAGGCTTGTAGCCGGTCTGAGCCTGATAGGCTTTCGCCGCAGGGCTTTCAGGGTTTTTGTATACCTGTTTCACGTTACGAACATTGGTCGTGTGATACTGATTCACGACGGTTGTACGTTCACGGCGATAATCGTTGTCATCGTTGTAGTAACGATTGCTATAACCCGGATGGGAATCGCGATAGCGATCATAGCCACCATTGTTGTTCATAGCGTTCGCCAGCAACATACCGGCACCGGCACCAGCCACCAAAGGCCAAATGGTTTCAGAAACGCCGCTAGACGCCGCCTGAGCCGGTTGGTTGTTGATGATCACCGGTTGACCATTCGGACCCTGTTGATACTGGGGCTGTTGTGGTTGTACCGGTTGTGGTGGGTTGTCACGAACAACGTGAAGAACCCGATCACCCTTTTCATTGAACCCGTAATAGGCATCACGAACCAGTGGGTCACCCTTTTTCAGTTCGGTAATGACACCAGCCAACTCTTTGTCATCAGCCGCAGCCTGTTCAGCCGCCAGCTTTTCGGCCTCGGCTTCTTCCTGTTTGGCCTGTTCCTGATCAGCTTGCAGCTTCTGAAAGGCCGCTGCCTGAGCTTCCATTCGCAATTGTTCATCACTCTTACCACAACCGGTCAAGCTGGTGGCGAGGATTGATGTAATCATGAGTGCAATCAGTGTCTTTTTCATTGTGTGTACAATTCCCGTTTGTGTAGGTCGCGAAGGTCTTGGACGGCTAGTTTGTTGGCGGTCATCAACCCTTCACCTTGAGAACGATAATGCGCCATTCTGTCACGAATGTAAAGCGTATTTTGTTCTTTTCTTGTAGCTTTCCATCGGTCGAAGGAAATACCGCTGACATCCTGCAATTCCTTGATGTCGGCTTGCATCTTGGCAAGTGTTTCGGTCAGTTCCTTTACCTTATACATCAAATCGGTAATCATCGATATTCTACCAGAATTAATTCAGTCCCTTCCATACCATCAAATTCATCTTTGATGATTTCACTGATCACATTCCAGCTACCACCACCCAAACCAGCCCCAATCAATGGGAAATACAGGCGTTTTGGTGGCTCAAGCATGACTTTGAAGCCTTCACGGATTTGACGGCAGCACTCGGCTACAGCGTCATACTTCACGTAACGTTTACCGTCTTTGCCATAGAAGTTCTGAGTTATAGCGTTGATTATGATCACGCCGGTTTTATCAAAATAGGGAATGATTTCCCCCAATACCAACCCACCATGTAGGTCGTATTTGTTTCGATAGACGGTATAGGCACCCGGATAACGGGTCTTGACTTCTAGTGCGATACCAGATCCCATCACTCCAAGGTTGTTACAGCCATGCATCATGGCATCACCCGGTTTCATAAAATCAAATAGGTTGCCGAATACAGTACGATATTCCATCATATTACCTCAAAGAAAAGGAGGCTTGCGCCTCCTTTATTGGATCAATTACGGGTTGGGATTAGATAACAACCCAATGGCCGTTGGTTTTGGCATGACGCACGATCACGATTGCAGCGGTAGACTTGATGGTCCACTCACCGGAATTGAAGCTTGGAACCTTACCTTTGATGGCTTCGGCAACCGCATTCGGCATCGAAACGCTTTCCGGGGAATTGGTATTCAGGTTCACCATGTTGACGATTTGGATCTTCGGCTTCTGGTCTTCGGTAACGATTGCCTTGATTCGATCAGCGGCTTCCTGAGACACATAACCGAGGGACACACCGGCCAGCGTAATCGAGGTAGAACCGTTGTAAACCGGTACAGTTTGTTGCAGGCCGGAAACCAGTTTGTTCGCTGGGGTAGCTACCTTGGCTTTCAGATCAGCGGTGATTTGCAGTTGTTCGATTTTGAATCCAGCTTCGGCGTAATCGGATGTGGTCAGACGTGCCTGAATGGTCAGACCGGCCTTAGCTGCAATAGCTACCAGAGTTTCGGCGGTTCGAACGTAGCGGGCACCACGGACCTTGACAGACAGACTGCCTCGGCGTGAATCCATCTTAGTATTGATGGCTTCGAATTTGCCGGAATCTGTCAGCGCCTTGGCGAGCAGATGGCGGATGGAAAGATCAACGACTGGGGTAGCGGTGGTTTGTGTTGCTTGGGCTTTCAAAGTTTTAATAGCGCTCAATTTCATTCTCACGATGGTTGGTTTGTGTTGCTTCGATGTGCCTATAATACATCTGTTTCGAGTCATTCTAAACACAATCACAAATTTTATTTTGAATCGAATCTGTGGTTGATCATAGCTTGGTAAACCCTTGGGTCTATCCGACCCTTCCAGATTTCAGCATGACGGGCTATGTCGGCTAGCTTTGCAACCTTATAGGCTTCGTGGGCAGCTTCTGGGGTATCAAAATAGCCTAGGGTCTTGGTCTTACCATCAATCCCTATCGCGGCCTTGTACTTGCCATACCGTGGATACGCACAAACCCCCGGTGGATATCCGCCTAGGTTCTTCTGTTTATAGGTAAACAACATATTCACGGTTGATGGGACGAAAACGCATGTATCAGGCCCATAGACCTTATTGCCGGTGACTAGAATGTCCTTATCCAATTGCCAATCCGAATGGTCGAACCCAATTTGAGTCTGGCACCATTCACCGAACCACTGGTAATTGATGAAATTCTGATGGATTGAACAGCCTTCGTAACTGGTGTTTCTGATTCGATGATGGCTATTTGGATCGCACCGCTGTAGCATGTGGTTCCACAACGCATATTCTCTGGTCATTCGACCGTCTATCGTGACCTTGTAGGTTCCTTTCTCATAGATACCTACGCCGCGTGTTAATTTTGTTTTATTCATCGTTCGATCATATCATGACCGACTCAAAATATAAACAGAATCGGTCGAACTACTTTTGGTGAAGGGTCTTTTCGGTCAAAGGAGTTTCGGTCGAACTACTTTTGGTCGAGTTTTTTGCCAATGTGTTTAGAAATCCGAAAAAGTGTGATATTTTGAATACATATTCGCCAACCCGACAATATATACCAACCCAACCAAGCCTCTATCAAGCCCCTTCGGGTCTACAGTCTCGCCTACGGCTCGCCTGTATATCTAATCCTTCTATATAGTAGAAGAGAATCGGTCTAGAAATAGAAGCTTGCTTCTAGCCCCGCATGGGGCTTCTATAGAAATTTTCAGAACAGATTCCAAATTTGAGAAAATCCAGCCCAGAAAAACGTCCAAATGCGAAAAATTCGCAAAAAGTCGAAAAATCGAGAGGGCAGGGCGCCAAAATTTTGGCGATGTCAAATCGCAGGCACCATGCCTAGTATAGCACGCCTCCGACCCCCTGTCAACCCCATTTTCGAGATTTTTCGAAAAATTTTCGCGAAAAGTGGCACGGAAAATGCAAAGCAAATACCATGCCAACTCAAATCGCAGGCACCTCCGGTGTTTTCCTCTGAGCCTCCCCAGTAACTATAGAATAGCACAGCCAGAACCGAAGTCAAACGATTTTGATGCAATTTCAAAATTATTTTCTGGCATGAATCCTGCAAAGCAAAAACCGTGCCAACTCAAATCTCGGGTTCCCTCCCTGTTTATCTCCGAGTTCAAAACCCCGCTAACCTCATAATCAAAGTCTAGCCCCTTGTCGAATCAACGTCAAGGGGTTGGATCAAATAAAATTCAGGCGGCTAGACCTAGACTTTGACGCAATTTGATGTTATAGGGCTCTATCGACTCGGCACTATAGGCAATCGGGTCATTGAGTACAAGACAATCCCCGCGTTTCATCAAATTGCTAAACCCGGCATTGTCGGAAAAGTCAATAGATAGCAGTTTGCACAACAGATTAGGGTTAGGGCCATAATCATGTTCGGGGTTGGCTACCTGTACAATCTGATATGCCAGATCGATAGCCCCGACCAAATCCGGGAACCTTTCGACATATGCCGCCAGCATATTGACAGTGGTTTGATTCAATGCATCAGCACCCATCAACCGGGCGTCGGTATCGTCCAGAGGGGTCAGGGGTTCTAATTCGATGCAATAGCGTTCATCATCGACAGCGATAGCCCCAACCCTAGGCAAGTGAGGGTTAGCCGAATATCCCCGGATACCATCAACCCAATGCACAAACCCATCACGCCCGCCGTTCGATCCTGAGTTGATCTTATAGACCGAATCGCCCACGGCCCATACGGTGGAATACCAGCCAGCCCCTAGCAGGGTAGCCCCGGCCTTTTCCATACCATGCCAGAAAGCGGCCTTTAGGGCTTTGTAGTCGGTTAGGTTGCGGTCTTGATGATAGCGAAACAGCTCTAGGATTGTGTTTTGATTCATGGTCACGGCCTAATTGAAACAGAATGGCGCGAACTATACACGAATCAGAACATAGGTCAAACACTTTTTTGAACCCAATAAAAAGCCCCGGTTAAGGGGCTTTAAACAAATCCGGGTTATGATTCCAGTTCGGCTAACATATCATCGATATCATCAGCGGTCAGGGGCTTGGCTTTCGGGGCTTTGCCTACGGTGTACCCGGCGACTTTCAATTGATGGATAAATTGCTTTGCCTGTACAGTTGGAACTTTGCCAGTTCCATCGGTAACCGTCGCCAGTTCACGCCATGCGGTTTCAGCCGCTTTTGTGTTAGGTATGAATGCGGTAAACAACCCTTGATCGGTGTAAGAAAAATCTTTCATTTTGTAGCCCCTGTTTCGGTTGGTGTGATAGCAGTATAGCAAGGGTTTGCATTTGATGCAAACAATTCAATGCAATAAAAAGCCCCGGTTAAGGGGCTTTGAGGGGTTGAACACTGGCCTATAGTGTTCGTTCGCATTCCTTTTGTGTCGGATAATGGTCACCGTCCCACTTGGTCGAGTGTGGTCCTACGGTGATACTGTTACGTTTAGGCCGGTAGAAATAACCCTTATCGTCACGCATCAGCGCCCCGATAATTTTACCCTCAAGCAACACATGGCGCAGCATTTCCGGCTTCTTGGCTTTCGCTTTCATGTCAACCCCTTATGCCGCTTCTTTTGCAGCTTCGGCCAGTTTGTCGGCGTTGATGGTATAGAACACTTCCTTACGACCGGGACCGGATTTCAGCTTGTAACCGATACGGGTCAAAATGCCTTCTGATTCAGCCCAACGGATTGTGTTAGATACCGTTACCTTTTTGAGCTTAACCGTTTTGGCAGTAGCCTTTACAGTTACTTCAATTTCACCAGCCGCAGCCAGCTTGACAAATGCACCCACAACCCGGCGACGGACTTTAGCAGCTTCTGAGGAAATTGGACGGCCTACGCCACGTTTTGCCGGTTGATTGGCGGTATTTGCACGGGTCATTGCATCATCAATCAACTTGTTGACCAGTTCCGGCGATTGCTTCGGCACTTCGACCACCGGGGCTACAGGTGCGACGGTCACGGTTTCGACCTTTGCAGCCGCTGGCTTGCGGGTACGTTTGGCCGGGGCTGGCTTGGCTTCTGGGGTCTTGTTGACCACCGGGGCTACAGCTTTCAGCTTGGGGCTGGCCTTTGCGGTTGCAGTCGGTTTTGCGGCCTTTGCTGGTTTGGCTTCGGCGGTCTTGGTAGTAGCGGCTGATTTAGACATTTTTGAATTCCTTGAGTTAGTAAGTTGATTATATCAAACCCTGTAGGGTTGTAAAGTTCTTTTTGCATCAATTTCAGAATTTCAGGTTTGACTAAACCAGCACCAAACCCACGACAAACCACAAACCAGCAACACAAACACCCCCAGACCTAACAACCTTTGACCGATTGCCACCGGGTCAGCTTCGACTGGTTCCGGGTCTGGTTCAATTTCGCCTATCGGCACCTTTTCAGGTGTGTCAAGGTTTTGATAGTTCCAACCTCTAGCCCGCTCGACTAACCGAAACTCTTTAAACCGCTTGACTGTCAAGGGTTGTTTAATTTCGACATACTCGACTAGGCTGATTTCTTTAGCGGCCCATCGTCGTTCTAGCTCCCTGTCAATAGCATCAATTTTTGCCAACCGTTTTTCGGCTGGGATCAATTCATGAATCAGGTTTCTGTTTCTCATGTTCCTTACCTTTCATTCTATCAAACTCCCTGTAGATTTCAAGTTTAGATCAAAATATTTTTGAGGGTAGACCAGACCAGACCAGACAACCCACAAATGGGGTATACAGCCCGAATATAATCAAAATACCATATGTTTTGATGCAATGCAATAGCAAATCATGACAATATTTCATTTGCTTTAATCCTTATTTGATGCATCAAATCCCGGACAAAAAAAGCCCGCGAAGGTATGCGGACCTTCACGGGCTAGGGAGAACGGTTGTGGAGTGGACGCCACCAACCGAGCGCTTCCATACGCTTAAATCAACCCTAGCACGCTCTAGCAGCCTGTCAAGGCTTGCCGTTTGCCCCTAGGCCGCTATTGCCCATGATCAGCTTGAGCGCGGTCCCTATATGTTCGTCATTCAGATAGGGATAAAGAACGTCACAAACAAACCGGTTTGACTTCTGGCCGTCGATTGTCGCGGCGTGCATTACGTCGAAGTTGAAACGCATATCAGACAACCCGGCGTTTTTGTAGTCTTGATATGCATTCGGGTTGACTCTGAGAACTTCCAAACATGCCGCTTTGAGTTTGGTAAAGTGTTCAAGTTTCATTTTCATTTTTGCGAATCCTTCTTATCCAGAATCGCGACAATTTTGTGATAGTAACCGTGTTCAACTTCGACAACCGAACCCACAACCGGGGAGACTTTCCCCCAGTGGAAATTAAGGTTTGGAACTGATTTTGCATTAGCCCCGACCGTCACAATAGTGAATTGATCAGTTGACAAATGACGCGGGCGAACAACCCGGTTCACAAAATCGGTGACTTGTGCATCGGTTACCATGTCAAGCTTTTTGAGTAGGTTTCGCATTTTGAATCTCCTTTGTATATGGTTGATTATATAGGATCAAATTCTAGTGTCAAGGGTTTGATGCAAATAAAACAGCCCCTTACGGGGCTTTCTTGACCTTTGCCGGCTTGGCTGGCTTAGGTAGTTTCGGTTTGTTGATAATGGTTTGTTTCTGGCCGTTCCAGCCTTCCCGCTGCTCTTTCACGGTGCCGGTAATGGTAAAGGTTTGGCCGATTTCAATATCCTTGAACCCTTGCGCAACCGAGTAGAAAATAACCTCATTGCCTTCCGGGGTTTGTGCTGTATGCATCAGGGTAGGGTATTGGGATTGGGTCCAAAACACACGTTTTAGGGTCAGGGTCAATTCAATCGGTTGATCAACCGTGCCAACATAACCCGGCAGCTCTACGCCTGTTTCTTTAATGTAGTTTGCAGCGATTGCAACACATACCGCCATTTTGCCAGTGGCGTCGGTTTGTTGGGCAACCCAAAACAGATACCCCAGATCAGTCGCGGCCACTTCGGCAGCGGTCAAACCAGTGTGTTTGCCTAGGATGAAAACACCGGCTTGAATCTGTTCAACCTTTTCCGCTTCCCATGCCGCTACCCGTTCGGCGTAGGCACGTTCTGAGGCTTCACGTTTGGCAGTGGCTTCGGCATCACGTACCCGGCGAATTTCATTCAATTCAAAATCCGCGTTGCCTTTGAATGGCAGCCCCATCAGTGCCGACATTTCAACCGCTTTAGATTCGGCGGTATCCTTATCATTCGACAGGTTTTGAATGTAGTAGTCATTCATTTCTTTGAATGATTCAGCACCCCATTGCACAGTGTCAAGGCACATTACGCGCAAAGTGTACATAGCCACTTTGTCGCCGGTCGATATGAAAGTGTATTTTGCTTCGGAATTTGCGATTGCCATGTTCGTGACTCCCTTGGGTTAGGCGTGATTGCCTTTGCTTGTGGTCAGTATAATGGTTTTTGATGCATGGTCAAGCAATTTGATGCAATTATTTTAAAATAAATGAAAAAGCCCCTAGTCGGGGGCTTCTTCGGTCAACAGTTGGTCTAATTGTTCCTCTAGATCACCCTCTAGCGGGTCTTGACGGCATTCGGAATGATACCCTAACCGTTTAGATTCATCCGACCACAAAACGCCGTCACAGTCGCTACAGCGCTTCACTGGATACCGCCATAGCGCCAGCTTTCAACCTTCTTGGCGTCCAACAGGTCGGCAACCGTTCCCCGTGGTTTGTTTTTGGCTGGGGCTTTCCAACCCGCCGATTTCCACAAGTTGCCTTGTTGATCCATGAACCCCCAGCAATAACAGCGGTCGCTTACGGTGCCGTCCTGATTCACGTCCGTGCTAACAAGGCGTGTCCAGACCTTGCCCGGTTCGGCAGATAGCAGCTTTTGACCATGCGGGCCACCGTTCGCGTTCAGGGTTTTGGTTGCGAAGTCCAGACCTTCGGCTAGTTGCTTGATCAATTCCGACATTTTGTAACCCTCAATTCGTTTGGTGTATGGTCAGTATACCGGGTATTTGATGCAATGCAAGCCTATCGGCTAACTTTATCTGGATTATTTTTAATCCATTCTTGCAACCGGGCTTGCCCTTGTTCCGCCGATTCTTTGATCAGTTCAGCCGGTTTATGTGGGAACCAATAAGCATCAGTATCAATATGAATAAAATTGCCGTATTTCATCAGGTTATGATCAGTTGTATCAAACCCGATAATTTCATGACCGGGGAATGGGATTCCATAGTCATTGATGAATGTTACGATGTCACCGACCTTTAGGTCACAGCCAGCCGGGGCGGTTTGTTCCAGCTTTGCCGCGTAGTCTATGGTATTGCCAAAGGTGTAAATTGCGTTTTTCATTTTGTAGCCCCTGATTTGGTTGGTGTCCGGGTAGTATAGCAGGGGTTGTATTTGATGCAACCCCTTTATATCAAATTTTACATATCTTTTTTGCGCTTGACATCTTGGGTGTAATAGGTGATTCCCAATGCTTCCCGGACTTGCCAACCGGCGATAGCGTAACCATCAGGGGCATTCAAATAACCGTTTGCAATCAACCATTCGCCAGCGGTGACCAAATAATGATCATCAAAACCGCTGTGCATTTCAGTTTTACCGAGTTCTTTCCAAGTATCCCCAACCCGGACGGAAATATACGCGACATGGTAGGTCGTGCCGCTATACCAGCGAACCCCCTTAATCGATATTTCATCAAATTCCGCAGACTTTTCAGTCAGGGAGACGGTGACCATAGACATTACGCCATTAATGCCACGGTGACGGTATTCGATAGATTTCATTTTTGAAACTCCTAAATTCGTTTGGTGTCCGGGTAGTATACAGGGGGTTGAATCAAATGCAACCCCCCTTTGCATCAAATTAAAACAAAACTTTCAGGATTTCGTCAGGGGTAAACCCGGCAATCAACCGACGATAACTATCATCAGTCAACCCCATATCATGGAAGCGGGCATTTGATATGCCGGTTACTTTCAAAACCTTAGCTTTGAAGTCGTCGGCTATTACAGCGCCCGGTGTACCTTGAGCCAGTTCTAAGCAACATTCAATCTTGGCGTGCATTCTGTCATTCATGAATCAAACCCCTGTTTTCGTTTGGTGTAGGGTCAGTATAGCGGGTTGTGTATTTGATGCAAGCAATTTGATGCAATTATTTCAAATTTTTTTGGAATTTTTATTACAGGCTCCCCCGGTGTTTGTCTCCGAGTCAAAAACCCCGCCTAGAACCAATCATAGTCTAGGCCGGGTTGTGTGTCAATTAGTTTTGTTGTTTAATTGTTAGAGTGTCACCGTTCAACATTGCCACCACAAAAACCGATCCTAACCGTTTGATGATATAACGGCGGTGACAACCTTTCTCGCTTTCCCAATCCTTCAATTCCAGAACGTCGCCATATCGGCACAATTCTTTCTTGACAGTTTCCAGATGGTTGTTATTCAGTGCTTCTATGATTTGAGCTAATTTCATGACCATTTTTCGATTCCCTTTGTTGGTTGGCTTTCCAAAAGTATAGCAGGGGTTGCATCAAATACAACCCCTATTTTGATTTTTAATAACCCCAGCTTTCGCGGGCGTACCGGTCAAGGTCGCCTAGCAGTTCTTCCTTACTTTTGTACTGGGGGCCAACCACACGCGGTACGCCTTGGGAGTTCAACACGCTTTCATGCAAGTCAACCACACGCCACAATGCATGGCCTTGATGCCAGTAGCCCAAACCAGCAAACCGGGTTTTTATAATCTTGAAAGTGCCACCTACATGCGTTGATGTGACCATGATTTGATTCCTTGTTTCGGTTGGTGTGTGGGGTTATTCTATCAAAACCCCCGGCGAATGCAAGGGGTTTGATGCAATTATTTTAAACGCTTATCCGCAAATTCAAATGCCGACCATTCAGGGACTCTAAAACTGATTCAATCAATTGCAATTCAGCCGCCCATATTGTCGCCTGTCTTACTACTTGCGGGTTTTCATCCCGGCTTTCGTGACACACTTTTATTGCAGCTTCCCGGCTGGCCTTTGCATTTTCCAGTAGTTCGGCGGTTTGCTTTGCATTCGCGAGCTTGACCATTTTGAATCTCCTGTTTCGGTTGGTGTATGATCATTCTAGCAAGGGTTTACATCAAATGCAAACCCTTTTGCATCAATTATTTTCGGATTCCGATTGTCTTGGCGACAATCCCCATAAATTCCTCATAGTCGGCCTTCGCATCTTGATCACACGCCAGCCAATCGCCAAAATTTGGGTATGGGCTTAGATAAATTTCATCACAATCCCCCGGACGGGTTGCACACTTCGGAATCAATTCCAATGCGTAGCTGGCGGTTCCGTACACGGTTTTCAGTTCAAATGCAAACCGACGATAACCGAAAGTTATGATTTGATCCAAACCATACATATTAAATTTCGATTTGAATTTCTTGCCGCCATTCTTGACAAAGGCCGAGACGTATGCTTTTGCCATTGGGTGCTGATTCATGTTAGAGCCTCTTTCCGGTTGGTGTAGGGTCATTATGACAGGTATTTGATGCAATGCAAGCATTTGATGCAATTATTTTCAGATAACAAAAAGCCCCTTCCGGGGCTTCTGTTAGTTGATACCATGCAACTCCCGCCAAATATCGCTTAGATACCGTTCAACGTCGGTTATTGCGATATAGCCTTGCAGTTCACTAGGCCCGGTGAATTTGGGGCTAGCCAAGTGTGCGCGAAACGCTTGCAAACTATCATCAGCCAAGTTAATGCGGCTGGTCAATTCGTCTAGTTCGGCCTGTAGTTTGGCGGTTGGGGTTGGCATGTCCTTAGTTCCTTGTTTTTGGTTGGTATGGTCAGTATACCGACTGTACAAGCCACGTCAAGCAATTGCATCAAATTATTTTTCGATAGGCTCATAAACAAACAAGGTGCGCCCGTGGCTGTTGCGGAATTCAGAACCCGGCTTGACATCAAACCAAAAATCATTGGCCCAAACTTGCAAAACGCCGCCGTGCCGCCGCCCGAGGTACATCACACCACCATGAACACGCACGTCAAAATAACGCCCATCAATATAAATGCCGTTCCCCTCATTCAAATGTTCCCGGATTTTCTTACTAGCTTGCATCGGTGTTAGTTGCATGGTGTTGCCTCCTTTGCTTGTCTGGGGTCAGTATGATGCAACCTAGAAGCCACGTCAAGCAATTGCATCAAATATATTTCACCCATTTCAGCCACGTCATAAACCGACCGGGGGAACCACTAAACCGGAATGTCACCCTGTACAGGGAACGCCGTCCTAGTCGGTCTGTATGCTCGCCTAGCCGAAATTGCATCATAGGCTTGTCAACATCAGGGAACCGGTTCACGCCGCCACCGCCCCGGACACAAGGCGCTTTAGTCGGGCTTTGCAGTTAGTCCAGCTTCGATAATCGGACGGTGTGGAACTGGTAAAAATCGGACTGTTACCCGGCAACATAAACTTTAGGTGTTTGTTCTTGGTTAGTTCCACACTATATCCGATCCCTTCGGCAAACTTGACTAGTTCGCGCATATCCGAATTTTTAATAAATTGCTTGCACATAGTTAAACCCCTTTGATTTCGTGAACTAATTCTAGAACTTGCGAACAATTCGCTAATTCATCACCTAACCGGATACTACCATAATCTTTAGATGCAACATACCACAACTTACGGAACAATCCAGAGTTCGCATAGTCCGGGTGTGTATAGGCCGATACAATACGGCCTAGCTTGCTACTCTGAGCTTGTATCAGGATCACCGCGACGTTTCGCCCGTGAACCTGATAAACGTATCGACTAGAGCCGTTAAACGTCTTAAACAGCATTACAGACGTTCCAGCGATATAGCCCGTTTCCTTATCGGTAATGGTCGGACACTTACCGCACGGCTCTAATAGATCCTTTTCCATAACTCCCCCGATTAAATCGCCTTGATGATATCCGCGTTCTTTTCAAACCAGACCGCCAACTTTTGCAGGGCTTCGGCTGGGGTCTTGCCTTTGATCTTGCGGAACTTCAAACCGGCTTCCCGCAACTGCCAAGAGCCAATGCCTTGTTGGATTTCAAACGTTTTTGCAACCGTTCCCGAACTGTTGCCGTTAAGTTGTAACAGGAACCGCATATAACCGCTAGCATTCATCAGGATTTTAGACGCGCAATCGTCACGGCTGGCGACGTTGGCGAATTCAATTTCTACATTGTCACCCAACAACTTGCGGGGATACGCACGGGCAATAAAGAACGGGAACACTTGTTCCATTTTGTTGTTAAAGGCTTGGATACCTTCGGCGGCATTGGCTACAGCTTCGGCTATCAATTCGGCTTGGGATTTGATAACTGTTACAAAATTTTGTTCGGTCATGATTTTGTTTCCTGTTGTTGGTTTCGATATGGTCAGTTTACAGGGTTTTGAATCAAGGTCAAGCATTTGATGCAAATATTTTTAGAAATAAAAAGCCCCTAGAATCAGGGGCTTAGGATCATTCGACTAATTCTAAGTCGTCTTGATTCCAATACTTGCAGCCGTGCAAATCTTGATCTAACCAACATTCGCCGTCGTCACCGTAACAGGCCCGAATCTGCGCCGTGTGGTTGTCTTCCCGACCTTCTGGGCATACATGATTTAAATGGGCATGTGAACCCGGTTTCAGTCGCACTGTATCGCCTTTCTTTAGGATTCGGTCTGCCATGATTAACCCCTTATGCCCGTGCGTATACGTTGCCGGACGTGCGAACCGATCCGCCGCGTTCGATATGAGCCGCTGTAAATGGTGCCGACAACCCGAAAGAGTGCTGAGCTACAGGCACGCCCGGATTTTCTGGGCTATCCACTTGAAAGAAGGCACCGGACAGGCTACCGCGTACCACGTTAACTATCACGCCGTTGATTTTGATCTTTTGCATTTTGTAGCCCCTTGCTTAGTTGGTATGGTCAGTATAGCAGGGGTTGCATCAAATACAACCCCTTTGCATCAATTATTTTGCCCGGCTTGCATCTTTCATGATAACGCGACCGCTTGGGGTTGTCGCAATCACCACGTTAGCCAGCTTTTCAGGGTTGCTCGACAGGTGCTGTTTAAGGCCCGGTTGGGTCTTGCCTTCGATCACGTCACCGGCTGGGGTTTGAATGATGAAACTATAAACCGAATTCCCGTTACCAGTGGCGTGCGAGAATTCAAATTTCTTGACTTCTACTAGGTCGAAGGTTTGGCGAGTGGTTTGCATGTTCGTATTCCCTGTTTCGGTTGGTGTGAAAGAAGTATAACAGCTATTTGATGCAATGCAAACTTTATTTTGAATACACGTAACCAGTCCAATCCTCGACTAATTTTAAATCCTTGCCTTCTAAATCCGTTGGATAGAACCAGTATCCCCGGTTATATTCCAGCTCGACAATACGACCGGACGGCAGTTGTATACGGGTCCGGGTGTTTAGATATGGTTCACCCTCGACAAAATCCGTTTTAGTTTCCGTTTCAGGTCGGCAGCGAGCCGCGCCCATTTCTTCGGCCACAAATACCGCTTTAGCTTCACACATTGATTTAGTCAAATGCATGGCTTCGATAGTTTCGACGGTATCCATTGGGCTTGTAGCCCCGGCAACCAAAACTAAACCCATCAATGTATACAACATATCAAGCCCCTTCTGTTATTGGTTTGTCCAGAATATCGACAGCGGTACAAACTGCCATATAGTCGTGTTCGCCTTTGCCGACGTTGAAAGTATTCCCGACATAATAGGCTAGGATTTCAGAATCGGTTATTTTCCCGTTCATGCTACCACCTTCGGACCATACCGCCCCGTCTTCGCCTTTCCAGTGTGTTCTAAACGATCTTAAAGCCATGATTGAATCCCCTTGAATATGGTTCATTCTAGCAAGGGGCTGCATTTGATGCAACCCCTATTTTTGAATCAGTCCAGATAAATTTTGGTAGCGATTACGCCAGCTTCCCGCAACTTGTCGTGACCTTTGACAGTGATATACGCGAAGTGTAACAGCGATTCGCCGGGGATACTGGTACGCGAGTCGGCCCGGTTCCGTATTTCTTCGGATTCCAGTTTGATGCGCAGAGACTTGCACAGGGCTTTAACCGTGGCGTCATTCGAATTGTCCCAAACAAGGGAAAACTTTTTGTAGCAGAATTCGGAATAAATCAGTTTGTCAACCGGTTGTGCTTCGCCCATTTCAGGATAATAACCGCTCATTTTGTAGCCCCTTCTGGTTTGTTTTGCTTCGATATGGGTTATTCTAGCAGCTATTTGATGCAATGCAAGCATTTGATGCAATTATTTTCAGACAACAAAAAGCCCCGGTTTATCTGGGGCTTTTCAATGGTTCGCGATTAGATCAGGTCGGCCAGCTTGTAACCCATTGCAGCCTCGACCATAGGCGTGATGGTCCGGGACGATTCACCGTAAACAATCACGCCACCTTTCGGCATCCATGTCAATTGGTCAGGCTTGAAAACATCAATTCGCATGATGTTATTCTTTTTCGAGTTCGCGACATACGCCCGACCATGCCCGTCTTTTTCTGCTTTTTCTTGGGCTTCGATCAACCCGGCCAGAATACGATCTTGCATTACCGGGTGTTTTAGGCTGGTTTGGGTCAACATGATGATAATTCCGTTTCGGTTGGTATGAGTGGATTATGTTCTGAAATAATCCACTAGTCAAGGGGTTTTAAATCAAATTTGATTCAGTGTATCCGCTAGAGCTTCGGCGGCAGCCTTGCTTAGTCCGGCCTGTATACATTCGTCAGACTCGCTCATAACCATCCAGCGGCCCGACAACGGGTTAAACTCGGCCCGGTATACTACAAACTGGCCTATAACGGCGTGTAGGGGCTTAGGCGAGCTTGTAGGGGTAGACATAACCGGCAACATAGGAAAATCTCCGAAAAGTTAAAAGCAAGTCAGACTAACAGGGGTTAACCGGATGTCAACCCCTCATTTGATCAAATCTTGATCGTTTCCCATGCTTTGCCGAAGTTCCATAGGGTTTTAGGGTAGTCGCGGTTGCGCTCAAAGGCGATAAGGCTAACCATGCCGTTTGCCTCGACAATGACAAACGCAACACTTTGAACCAAAATATTTGATTCCAACAACCGGCGAGCCGAACCGCGAGCGTCAAACATGGTAACCACAAGTTCCCGGCTTTCGATCTTGACCAGTGTATCTAGGTCAAACAATGCGCGGAGTGGGTTGGTTTTAGCTGGGAGACGAAAGGACATTTTGATAACTCCGGTTCGGGTTGGTGTATGGCTATTCTAGCAAGGGGTTACAATTGATGCAACCCCTATTTCGATTTTATTTCAAACCGTTAAACAGTGTTTGCAGGTTTGGTAAATTCAATTCAGAAAACAGCCAGTCGTTAGCCTGATGGATAAAATCCCCCTCATAACCCGAGCCGATAAAATCCATGCCAACCAAACCCCAGAGGGATTCGATATTGATCCATTCCTCGGTTGGAATCGGGCGAACCTGCATCACCGCCCCATAAACCCCTTGAGAGTTCACACGGGCGCGAAACGCTCTCTTTTGGCGTGCCAGTGTGGTTACTTCGATATCCGGGTTAGCTTCCGGGTTGTAGCAGTCCCCGCAAAGATCCTCAAAACTATAATTATCGTCTTCGACCAAAACGATTCGGAACAACCCGAGCATAAACGCCGAAGTCACACGGGTTACGTCGGTATTCTTACCCACTGTTTTCAAAACTTCTTTCGTTATGTTCTTGCCGTTGTCTGCATAGTTCATGATGTTGCCCCTGTTTTGGTTGGTGTATGGTCAGTATAAAGGGTTTGCATCAATTGTCAAACCCTTTTGCATCAAATTTTACAAATGAGTATCCAGACCAGTGACGCGGGTAAATTCGCTTTGCAGCATGTCGCAATAGATACCCTCGACTTTGCAAACCATTTTCAGGTTAACGCCGCGAGTGTAATAGAATTCGATGTCATACAAATCCGCTGGGGTCAAGATGATTTTAACCAAATTGATTTTATCTTTTGCGAAATTAGAAGGCATTTTGAACTGTAGGAAGTTTTCACCACCAACAAATTGCTTGACACCACACATTACAGCGAACTTGTGGCCGCCGAGTTGTTGGCGGATGGTTTCGGCTATGATCAATTTGGACATTTTCGTATTCCCTGTTTTGGTTGGTGTGTGGTTAGTATAGCAGGGGTTGCATCAAATACAACCCCCTATTTGATTTTATTTGTGGTTCAAACGATCCAGATAGCCAGACGCATAGTAATACGCGCCCATATTGCAAGGCTTGAACCCAACCGGGTTTTCCAAATTGAATTTTTCGATACACGCGGCCAACCCCATGCCCGCGATATCAGCAGCGGCAGATTCCCAACCTTTCATGTAGTCCGGTTGATGTTCGGTATGGGTTACAGTGCGAGGGGCCATTTTTGAAACTCCGGTTTGGTTGGTGTATGATCAGTATAGCAGGGGTTGCATCAAATACAACCCCTTTCTATCAAATTATTTAAAAATTGTAGTCGTAGAATTTGCGCGGGGCTTCGGCTAATACATGCTTGCCGTAGGCACTGTGAAAGTAACCATCTTTACGCAACCGGCAACGAATAACCGGGGCGGATTCATCACTGGCATAAATCCATTTTTGGGTTTGTTGGTTTGTACAATGACCAGCAAAGCCACCGGGGATAATGTTCGGCTTCCAGCTTGGATCTAGGGTTGCCGTCATAGAGCGGACTTCGATAGTCTTTTCGCTTATGACCTTGACAATTTCGAATGGTTGGATATCGCTGTAACCGTGCATGTTCGCGAATTTCATTTCTGTCATGTCCATTTTATTTCTCCGGGGTTGTTTTGTTTCGATATGGTTAGTCTACGCCTAATTTGATGCAATGCAAGCATTTGATGCAAATATTTTAAAATAATTTTTGGCACATCAATTGCATAGACAAGAATCATGCCAACTCAAATCTCGCCCACCCTCCCTGTTTACCTCTGAGCCTCCCCAGTAACTATAGAATAGCACACTCAAAACAGAATACAACCCCGGAACAAAAATAAACCCGACTTTCGCCGGGTCTATTGGTTTGATGCATTACGCCGGTTTTTTGATGTCGTGGCCCCAGTCGTCAACCGTATTAGGCCCATCGTATACAGCCGCGTATAAGGTCGTAACCGCACTAACCCGGATACCAACCCCACAACACAACGCAACGCCTACCAGTGGCTTGCGGCCCGCTTGCACGTTGTATTCCACCGGGCTGTTTAACTTCAATTCTTGCTTACAGTGTGGGCATTCCATCAAATACTACTCCGGGTTTTTGAAAACGTCCGGGTCTTCCCGTTCCATTTCTTCAAGGGTTTGAATCCGGGGAACCTTGATCCCGTTGGCGACAATATAAACTTTCAGGGTCAGTTCATAGTCGTTATTGCGCAGGCTATTCAAATAAGCCTTTACAGAGTCGGACAACACGCCTTCGCCTTTCTCAATGAATTCATCCAGCTTTATCGCTGCATCTGTCATGGTCGGGCCTGTATAGATTTGGAAGCTTGCAACGTGCTGCATATCACCTTTAAGGTTTGGATAGAAAACATCTATACAGGTTTTGTAGTAGCCGGGGGTTGATGTCATTGGCATGGTTTATGCTCCAGTATATGGGGTCAGGTCGCGTTCATGAAAAGAGCCAGCATCACCGCCGATAGTACCGAACCGGCAGCTATACCAGCCATTGGCACGAACTTCGGTGATAGTCAACCAAAAAGGACCATCAGCCATAACTTTGTCTTTAATCGAGAATTTGTTATCTAGCATGATGGCGGTTCCTTGTTGGTGTATGGTCAGTATAGCAGGGGTTGCATCAAATACAACCCCTTTGCATCAATTTTTACAGGTATTCGGCCATATAGGCAGACAGTTCAACCAATACAGGCGTTTTATCGGGGCTATTGAACTGGATAAAATCGTTTGCGCAAAACACATAGACACTATGGTAAGTGTCGGTTTCGCGGGTCTTCCAGATATCTAAACGGATTTCCCGGCCTTGAGGCGTGACCATTTCAGCCTCAAAAATTTTATCCGCAAGCCCGGTACTGATTTGTTTCAGGGGTTTAACATCACCGATAGCCATTGCGCAAATCCTTGTATTGGTTGGTGTATTAGGATTATGGCATCAACGGCAATAGCTGTCAAGCTATTTGATGCAATTATTTCAATTAAATTTCATGTTCGAATTTGTGCCCGACATTTTCCCAATAGGTCGCGGTGACCTCATAACCATCCTTCGCCGGGAAACGCTCTCTAAGGACATTTAACAGCATGATTGCGCTGGTTTCGGTAACCGCCGACCTTTCAGCCGTGGCGAATAGGTGACGGCCTTTATAACTTACGTTGATTTCGTAATGCGATTGATTAGCCATGTCAAGCCCCTTTCATCCAGTTATTCAGTGTACGAATAGAATCACCACGCGGGCGACTCTGATAGGCAAACGAGTATTCTAACCAGTCCCACGCCTTACCAGCACGAACCATGCCCATTAGGCGTTCCAGCTTACCGATACGACGATAAACCTTTGCAGTGACCAACCGGGGGCTTTCCCACTGATAACCATCCTCAGAACCCACACGCACGAACCCATGCTTTTCTAGCAGTGTGTCGCGTTCGGCTTCAAGGGCTTTGTAGTATGCGGTTCGAATGGTTGCCATGATCAAATCCCTGTTTCGGTTGGTATGGGGTTAGTATAACCCCATTTGATGCAATTGCAAATTAATTTTTAGGGATTTTGTCACCCGGCAAATACTGGCGAACAATCCCGTCATTGCACAACCGTACAAGGTTGCCCAGTTCGTCGCGGTATTGAGCTAAGCACGAATCGCCACGGATTTGACGGACTTTGTTAGTCATGATCCGTTGATCATTGCGCGGCAGTTTGGCATAGATTTCAGTTGCATTTTTGTCGGCTATTGCTTGATCGACAAACTGAGTTAGCAACAGTTGTTTTTTGAATTCGTGCATTTCAAAACCCTCTTTTCGTTTGGTGTGATAGAAGTATAATAGGGGATTGCATCAAATGCAACCCCCTATTTGATTTTATTTTGGGTCTTCGACTGGTTTATGTTTACCAGTAGTCGAAAGAATCCGCACGTTTTCAACTTCGGATATCGGTACAGTTTCACCCTTGCGGATTTCGTTCACGCCGTCCTCTTTCGTGATTTTGTTCGGCATGTATTCACTAATGGTATAGTGCGCAGCCTTCGGCAGTTCCACACGACACACGACAGTCATAACCCCATCAGGTTTGTGGCGATTCAAAGTGCTAACCCCTATATAACGGGCAGCCTCCTTTATGGCGCCTTCACGGGTGTCAGCAACACCCCAGCCGTAGGCGGTTGATGCATAATAGTGGTGATTCATTTTCAAACCCCTTTGATTTTCTGGATTGCACCATTGGAAAAGTAAACCACAATATTAGATAACAGTTCCCCGATATCATCCTTTGTATTTGGTTCACGCACATAAAAATCAATGATAGCCCGCCCATCGTCTGAGAGTTCCACGCCTTGGGTGAATTGTGACCAGTCAACAGGCGACCACAAATCAGTATCAGACCAATTATCGCCAGTTAGATCAGTTACACGGGCGATATTGATATGGGTGTCTTTATCGCGATTGGTCAGGCTTACACGCTCGCCAACTTCGATTGTTACACGCTTGCGACCAACTTCCTTGCGAGCCGCTTCACGTATTTGAAAGCATTCTTTAGTGCTAGGCTTCCAAACGTTATTGATGATCGACATTTCAAAAATTCCCTGTTTCGGTTGGTGTATGATCAGTATAATAGGGATTGCATCAAATGCAACCCCTATTTGATTTAAATCTGGTGTGGTGTAAACGTCATACCTTTAGCCGGACCATCAACCCCCATGCAAACAGATTGGGCCTTGATTGCAGCAGCTTGGGCCTGTTCGAAGGTATCAAACTGCATAGCCAGCTTGATAGAACCCATGCAAGCGGTCCCCCACGTATCGCACCACTCATGCAAATAATCAGAACCGGATATCCCATAGGTACGCTTTACTACATAAGCCATGATCAAACCCCTTTTCGTTTGGTGTGATAGCAGTATAGCAAGGGGTTGTATTTGATGCAACCCCCTTTGATGCAATTATTTTTCCCAATCATGCAAAGTTGTGGTGATTTCCTCAAACCCATTACCTGCATCATCAAACCAGCACCGCACAACCGCACGACGCCCAGCTATGACCGTTTCGATTTTCGGGTCTTCAACCAAACCGGAAACATCACCCAACACTTCAACCGATACGCGATTGGTCCAATTGGTGATTTTTACAAACTTCACGATTTGGTTTGACATTTTGTAGTCCCTGTTTCGGTTGGTGTAAGATCATTCTATAGGGGTTTGCATCAAATTGCAAACCCCTATTTGATTTTATTTGTGGTTCTTTTTGGCTTCGGTCAGGTCAGCAATCAATTTGTTTTGTTGGTTGACTTCCCATTCAATTTGGTCTACCACATAAACCGCTTGACCTTTTTCGTTTGCACCGTTTTGAACTTGACGGGCCTTCGCTTGTGCTATCCGCAAATCATTGTAACGGGTTGCGTTTTGGACAGTAGCCCAGCCAGCGGTGTCGCCTTCAAACTTGACACATACACGCAATTTGCCAGTGATAACCATGTAACCGGTTGGGTTAGTTGCTTTGAAAGCTTCCAGCCGTGCTATGTAGCCTTGCGATTCGGTAATCATGCCGTTAATCATGTCAATCATTGGGTTTACCTTCTGGTTTAGGTGTTTCAGGCACAGGGCGAACGTGGCTGCATAGTTGTCACCCGGTTGAATGATTTCTTTAGTCAACTTGTGGGCTTGGGCAAATGCGTTCATGTTCGTATTCCCTGTTTCGGTTGGTGTAAGGTCAGTATACGCCTAATTTGATGCAATGCAACCCATTTGATGCAATTATTTTAAAATAGTTGTGGGAAATATTCGTGCCAATACCTTTTTGGGGTCGTCAATCCATTTTCTCATATTTTTCTAGGGGATGTCAATACCAACAGACAAAATAAAACCCGGACAATGCCGGGTCAAGGTGTTGTTACATCACTCGGTTTATCGGATCAATACTAAACAATACTTGCTCATGTAGTGCGGTTTGACAGTCTTGCAGAGTCTTGAATCGATGTTCAAAGATGGTAACGCCGAGTTTATCCTTGACTGAATAACCGTTATCATGTGCATCGATAACAAAGGTCAGGCAATGCGTCCCCAACATATCAAAGTTAATAACAACGTCGGCATGGTAACGCCCGACATATAAGCCACGTAACAAGATCCTATCAATACGCACAAAACCCCCTAGAACGCTGTCAGGCGAACGAAAGAACCACCCTTTACCAGATCATGTACCAGTTCAGCGCCTTGCACAGCCAGTTCATAGGAACCGTCAATTTGCAGCCAGTGAGTTGAACCCTCATGATAGCTATCGGTAATCACCCCGATAGTTTCCATGTCTTGGTTGGTTCTGGCTTCTTCGCCCATCAACGCCTTGTGATTATATGTCATGTTCAAACCTCCTTTACAACAAACGCATCAAAGGGATAATCATGCGAAACGTTACCGGTCTTGGTTTCGATAGTCAAGGTGATCCACCCGTCGTGATCCTCGAAACAACGGCTTACTAGTTTGCCCATGACCAGTTCGCCACTAACTACCATAGCGATGATGTTACCAATTTTTGCATCAACCGCGTTTATCAATTGCATGTTTGTCGCTCCCTTGTTGGTGATTAGATTCTAGCAAGGGGCTGCAATTGATGCAACCCCTATTTGATGTTATTCGATAGACCAACCGGCAATATCAGACATCAACCATTTAGCATCAGACCGGCCAGACTTGCGGTTAATGATGTTGATGGATTCGCCGTTGAATTCCACCCGGTACAGAATCAACGAATAAGAATTTGTCCCGGCATCCTCAAACAGCAAACGAAAGAGTATAGGCATGATTATTCCCCCAAAAACTTTGCATAGGCAGCTTCACGTTTAGCGGTGCATATGTCTTTTGAATCGGTCAATTGGACTTTTTCAGCACAGCCAGCCGAATAGCCAGCCTGAAACGTTTTATAGCCATTCGGTTGGGTTGTTGCATTGAATGGGTTTTCTTTATAGTAACCCAGCGAGCCGGCCCGATAAGCGTATTCAAAGATTTCTTTTTGACTGGCCATTTCGATATTCCCTGTTTCGGTTGGTGTGATAGCAGTATAAAAGGGATTGCATCAAATTACAACCCCTTTCTATCAAATTATTTTCCGGCTTTAGTCATCATGACCAGTTCGTTATGGTTACGGCAGATCATGGCCGCGTTAGGGATTTGATTCATCCAGTCCTCAAACCCATGCTTGACAAACCGAGATTTCATCACATCCAGAACCGCGAATTTCATTTCTTCAACGGTTGGGGATTCTTCCAGCACAGCCCGACGATAATCATCGGCAGTTGCATAACCGTTGGTTACAAAGTAACGCATACGATCATTAGCCGACGCCTTCTTACCTTCAAACCATGCCGCTTTGACTTGGGTTTGTATGTTCGCTGGGAGGCTGGAAAGTTTCATGTCATTAACCCTGTTTCGGTTGGTGTATGGTCAGTATAGCCCCTGTACATTCAGAGTCAAGCAATTTGATGCAATTATTTTAAGAAAAGAAAAAGCCCCTAGAATCAGGGGCTTATTTTAGAATTCTTCTTTTCGTTCCATATCCCGGAAATATCCTTGACTGTCAAGGGTTTGATATGCATTAGAGCCGTATCTAGGATCAGTTTCAATCCAGTGCATAGGGTCAAGCTTACCGCCTGCATTCACGAATAACCGGATTCTTTCGGCCAATGCTTCGGCCTTGTTAGATGATTCTTCGCGAAGGTCTTCAAAAAACACCATGCCGTCGCAGTCCTCACCGCCTTCTATACGCTTAGCAGCATCAAAGCGGGCAGTATGTATCCACCGTTGGCCGTTAGGGGCTTCGGCTTCAATGTAATAGCGTTCGGCTATGAATGCTTCGCCGTCCTCAGTTAAACCGTAGTTAAACAGATCAGATGCAACCCCGATTTCTAAAGCCATGATCAAAACCCCTTTGTTTGGTGTATGGTTATTCTAACAGACCACATCCAACCGTCAAGGGTTTGATGCAATTATTTTCAAATTAGCCGATAGATTGCAACACCTACCGGAATGCAATAGAAAGGACACGCCAGAACAAACCAACCCCAGCGAGTTCTAGACGGTATAGGAGGCGTGATATTACGGCACCAGCCTATCACCAGCAAAACCAATCCAATGGCAGCCATCGACGCCATAGAGCTGTTAAAATTCATATGTTAATAAACCCTCAGAATCGCCCAAATTCAGCCAGAATAATACCCTTTATAAACCTCAGTCCCGGCCACGGTTAAGACAATTAGAATAGAAACAATAATAGACAACCGGAATTGCCCCCGAGCTTGTGTATCTGTACTAGAACGAAAACCCCAGTAACTAAAACAACCAATAACCAAATTCATCAATCCAAAACCAATCATAGAATTCATTGATTCGCCCCAGATCGTTTAAACCATGCACAATATACAACATAAGCACAGGAAACAATAGCAATCAACAAACCAGAATCAAAAGCAATAACCTGCCAAAAGGAATGTCTAGGCATATGGTTAATCGCATAGACAATAACCATATTAGAAACAATACAAACGATAAACGCAATATAGAACATTATTGACCACGCATCCCAATATCATGGGGAATAAAAGAATCACCGATAACCCGGCATTCATATAGGTGAACCAATCCACCATTAGGCAGCTTGTAATAGTTCATATTGTGTCGGGTACAGTCAAACTCCTTATTGATGTTAGCCAATAAGAAAGCCTTGTTATCAGCAGTATAATGCCCATAACCAAACAAACCACAGGAACGCCATAGAGCTTTACCGTGTAGCTTGATACGGGTTAATTTTTTAGGTGATAGATCCATGATCAACCCCAGATAATCATTAGAGAGTCATACACAACATATACGTTTAGGCATACGGATACATTCAAACCAATGAGTGAACCACGCCAGACAATCAAATTAGGTTTGTCTTGAGCTACCCACAAACCAATCCCGGATAGAATGATAATGACCAATGCTGCAATGACCAGATAGAACGCCAAATCCATGATGAATCCCCTATCAGTGAGTTACTAGACAATAGATTAGCACATTAGAAACAGAATACAAGGGTTATTTGCATCTAAATCAACCCATATATTGGGATTGATCAAAATATAATCTATATCGATTTGGAAGGTATTTTATAGGAGGAATATCAGGGGAATAGATATAGGATAGGGAATCCACGCGGGGCTTATAGAATAAGGCTTATGGTTGAATGAATCGATGGGGAATAGGTTAGGAATTGATGGTGTATCGATTTCAATACAGTGGAATGAAAACGTTACAGTAATTTTAGGGGTTTGTTCATGCTTCCTAGTGAGTGTGTTATATTTTGATGCATTTATTTTTGCATCAAATCCTGCAATAGCATCAAATTGCAGCAGATTTCACCACAAGTCCCTAGCATGATTCGAAATAATTCACTAGTATTCCATCAAATTGCAGCAGATTTCACCGATACACGGTTTTGGTCTGATTCCCCGGCAGCATCAGCCACACAATAAACGATACAACAGACAGAACCATCATACCGATATAGACCATTCCCCCGTGGTGGATAATTTGATCCATTTGAACTAGGCGTAAATGCGGTGGGGTTCTATCCCATGCTGCGAATATACCTAAGAACGCCATAGGCATACTACTAACTACCAGAAAGATTGCGATATAAAAGAGTTTCATAAGTCACCGTTTGGGTTAGGAGGTTTGATTAGATGATAGACTACCAAAACAGAATGTCAAGTAAAACAAAAAGCCCCGGTTAAGGGGCTTTGACTACCTATCAGGATCTATTAGACTGGTGTACTCGGTACGGTTCCTGCTTTATAAATCAGTTCCCGCTGGCCGCGACCTTCTGGGAGTTTTTCACCGTATCGGGTCACAATGCCTTGAGCTTCCAGATAGTTGACAGCGTTCCGGGTTTGGATTCTATCAGCTTTCATTGCTTCGGTCACTTCGGCAATGGTGAAATAAGTAATTTCTTTCGTTTGCAACGCTTCAATGATAGCGTTACGGATTTCGAGTTGTTCGGCGCTTGGGTTACGACCTGCCGAGCCTTTAGAGTCATTGGCCGGGTCACCAGCTCCATTCGGTTGGGTTGCAGCCTTGGAAGCCCTTCCAGAAGCTTTAGGAGGCTTCGAGCCTTGAGCCCCGCCGATACTCGCCAAAGCTTCTTTGGCTTTGATCAGTGCCGATTCAGCGGAGTCTACCGCCATGTTTGCGAGTTCCAGAACGTTAACCACGTTAGCGGCTTGGGTATTCTGGGTTGCTGCTTTAGATACTTGGCGCATTTTTGAAACTCCTAAACAATCAAATTGGGTTGGTCGGTTGATAATGCGAACCTAGGCAATTGATGATTAGTGCGTGAATCTTGTTACAAGTTCCTTTAAATCTGTATTCCCTTTCGGTGATGTCATTATGGTCATGGGGTTCTATGGTGTCAAGCCCCAGAACAAAATATTTTTGATTCAATTCCTAGGATTGGATCACATACGAAAAAGCCCCGGTTTCCCGAGGCTTTTCAATGCTTTACAGTTTTTACTTTTCGAACGTGGTGATATGTACAACCCGATCAAAGCTAAAACCGTCTTCCCTTGCTTTCTTGATTGCAGCCACTTCGGCTACCGCATCCGTTAACGCTTGAACCTCATACGTTACTTCTACCGGTTCGCCCCACTTTCTATGCTGTATTTCCCTGCATTCTATCGTAATGCGTTTATAGACCTTTGTAGGTCGTTCTAGCCTTGGTGCTGGAAGCTTCGCCACCAACGGACCTTTATGTTTCCCTAGCTTCTTATCCCGCTTAGCTCGTTTGGCTTGTCGCTTAGCTTCTTCGGCTTCAAGCTTTTGTTGGTGTGCGTATGCTTCCAAATTAGCCCACGCTTTTATTTCGGCTTCCAGATCCTTATAACTCATTGCTAACCCCTATATGGTTTGGTTGGTGTATGCCCATTCTATACCATAGAGCATACAAGTCAAGCATATGATGCAATTAATTTGTACTGATTCAATCAAACCATAACACTACTAGGATAGGAACAGAATCAATATGATGCATTGGGTAGGGTTTGATGCAATCGGCCCGTGTGCGTGACTACAGGGGCTTACGTGGTGTATTGGATATGATGCAAAGGATTAGGAATTGATGCAATGCGATGGGGACTATTGTGTACCGGATGAATGGTAATAGAATCGACTAGTGTATTAGGAATTGATATGGTAGACTAGTGATGGTGGGAGGACTATTGTGTTTCGATAGGGGGTGCTAGTGTGGGAGGGGTGCCAGGGGTGCCGGGGAGGGGTGAAAATTAAGGTTCCATACCTATGGATTCCTTGGCAGTTTAGTGGATGTGAGTAAGTTATTAGACACCCTCCCCGATTCCAAAAAATTTCCATATGTACAGAAATCGACAAAAAGTTTCCTAGATGTCGATTCCAAAAAAATTTTCCACCAAAAAATTCGGCTTCAAAACTTTTTCCCTATACTTTCTCAGGGGCCAGCAAGCATTCCGGGGTATCATACTTTTCAGCAATCTCCCGAATGGTTTCGATGTATTCATCCGATGGCAGATGCTGGTAGTAAGCAAGCAATCTCGTTATATGCTCCCGGAACCTTTCATCCCCTCGCTTGAGGAAATACATCATATCCATGATCGCATATTCCCGCATGGAGCTTTCCGGGGATTCTTGGAGCTTCATGATTTTCTTGCTCCGACATCCCATCCGATGATAGCTCTTTCGAACCCCGGCTGGGCATCTTGGTAGTTCATTGAAAACTTTGGACCCCTCGCCCCGCAGTCATGGCATTCTACCCAACATTTACCCCAATGATGATTAGGGGAGGTTTTACCTTGACAGAATGGGCATACCGATAATACTGGGTACTTGGCTTCGATTGCATCTAAAGCACTGCCTATGCACATTCTTCTATTACCTCGAATGCATCAAATAGAAACCATGTATCATATCCAGCTACCGTAATTCTTGGTGGTAGCCTTGGATCGACATTGGTAATCACATAAACCCCACCTACCACTAATTCACCCACACAGGGATGAATCCGCCGAACTTCTTTACCGATCAATTCTTTCATCACATACCCCTATAGGAACATTTGAAGGTATGGGAATAATTCAGGGTGTCAACCCCACATTCCGAACACCGATATTGTTCAATCAATTTCTTATTGAACGCTATGGTCCTTGCTCTGGCCTTGGCTAACCTTTCTTCCGGGGTGCCCATCCTTGCAAGGATCTTATCAAACAAATCATCGGTGGTCATTTGATCAATTTCCCTTCACTATCCAGATATTGCGATCCGGTGATGGTCTTGGTCCGACCACATTTGATGCATTGGATATCTTGGTAACCCCACAGAGGAATTCCAAAAATACCGCTATACCAAAAACTGATTGACTTATATCGATGGTCGCACATAAACCGGGAGAAGAATTTCATTCAAGCACCTTCTTGATTCGATTCAGCTTTCTATTGGCTTCTTTCAATTGATCACGCTGAATATCACGGATACGATGATTTTCGTATATCAGCCCAATCATAGACAACATGATGTCAGGATCAATTTCCAGCATTTGCCCTGCTTCCTTCGCTTTCAATGCACGGGCTTGCATGAATCCGTAATCAATCAACAGATTCATCCAATCACCGCATCAGGGTCTTCCAGCTTATGGATGTTATCGAGGAATTCGACTGGCCTATCACTTACATACCATTCATGTCGATTCATGTTAAAGAATTCCAATACATTCCAAGCCAGACGATAGAACATTTCATCATGGAATGCATTTGGATAGACACAATGTGTAGCACCCTTGGGATACTTTCTGATTTTGGTCATTGGGGATTTTCCAGTTCGACAATCCGGTATTTCAAATCAAGGATAGTTTGCTCATGTTTGTGAGCCAAACTACGCCATTGGGATTTGATCATATTGGCATCATTCAACTTTGTTTCAAGTTCCTTGATGTGTTGTTCCTTCAAATTCCGATGATACCGTGCAAGGTTCTTCTGTTCAATTTCAGCATCCCGATCAGTGGTCATAGCGTCAAGCAGGAAATTCAGGTTGAACAATTCCTTTCTGTGCTGTTCGCTTTTGGCATTGATGGTATTGCACAGCTCTTGCGGAATCACCGCTGGCCTGACATCATTCAGGTATTTGCTCAATTCATCCCGAAGGGTTTTCAGGGATTCATAATCTGTGATAATGGTTCGACCATGATCCGGGACTTTGCAGAACAGAGCGTGTTTGAAACTCCCTATCGGGGCTATCGAAATTCTACCATCAAATTGATTGTAGACATCTTTGATTTGTACTTTCATTCCGAACATGTCCTGACTGTAGAATCTGGATTGAATGCTGGGGCCATTGCAATACTACGATCATAGAAGGTCACGTAATACACAACACCTTTCTTACAGGTTTCCCCTGCAACATCCACTCGATACTGACCTATATCAGAGAACCGGGCGGCTATTTGTTTTTCAGATGCTTGTTCACATCCACTGAGCAACATTGCCGCTGCCATAACCAAAATGAAATATTTCATCACATCGCCTTTATATGATCTTGAATCAATCGCTTGACAAATTTTGAACTGGCCGTATCAATCAAATCAAGGTGTGGAATATAACCTTCGAATTCTTCTTTGGTAGTCCCGTCCGCAACCATGTCTTGGAACATGGCCCGCAGGTCTGCCATATGCTGAATGATTTCTTGATTCATTATTTGATCCAATTCTTATACGGATTATCTGATAGGTTTGAATTGTAGTATTTCGGATCACCTGTAACTTCTTTGGTAACCCATGCCGGGATTATGATCGATTCTGTTTCGGAAGTCAACTCGACTTCTGCTACGATCAGTCCGGTGTTGTCACCGTGGAAAATATCAATTTCCCAGATTTTGTCATTGAGGTTTACGACATACCTTGACTTGTCGATGATTCCGGTGCATAGCAACATCAACTGCTTGGCTTCTTCGACATCAATTTCCTTTTCCCATTCAAACCGGGATAGGCCGTCATCCGTCGATTTACCCTTTACAGTAATGAATCCACGATAGCTACCCAATCGGATTCGAACAGTTCGATTGGGATCTTGGCTCAAATAACCTTGGGTAATCCTGATTAGTGTCAATTGGCTGGGATTAACTTGCTTACCCAGCATCGTGCTATCAACCAAAAACTTACGTTCGATTTCTATCATTGCTCTGCGAACCATTCTGTAATGGATTTCCAGTATCGATCAGACGCTACAAGGAATTCAGCCCACAACAGGATATTATGCTGGTGGGTATCCTCAGTCCATTCACCGCCATTGTATGTATCGCCATATAGGTCGTACAACAATTCTTGATCAATGCACTTATTACCGGCTTGAATCAAATCGATCAATTCATTGGATCTTTCGGTAAACCCTTTACCCAGCAACCAAAATGCCCACGACACGTCCTTAACCTTATCGTGCATGTAATAGTCGGTAAAGCTTTCCCCGGCATTCATTTCCCATTCACGGATTTTAACCGCTAGGACTTCCGCTGATCTTTCCATTAACCTTTCGCCTTCATTAACAATTCCATCAATTCGAATGCTTCTGTGATTTGCTTGTGGTATTGAGCTTCTGGATCGATCTTTGTACACCACCCACGATCACAGGATTTGATTACCGGCTTTGACCCCGGCTTTACATCAATTCGCTGGTATTCGATGGTTCGACCGGCCTTGAGAACCTTCCAATAGCCTTTGTGGTAGCCGAGAACAATATCCCCGACTTCAATACCATGACCTCTTACTTCCATGCTTTCACCTTGATTACATCAAAGATATAGACCGGCCAGAGCAAGGCTAATCCCAGATAGAAGAATTTGTTGTAATGGTCATGCAGAATCAGGAACGCGGCAGACAATACCCACCCAATTCCATAAATGACTGCGATGATAATCAATATGATCCAAATCATTTGGACACCTTCGGCTGTGGGATAAAACCACCCAAACAATTCAGCGGGTCATATCCGGGTTTGGTAGAAGCATTGATAATACACTTCGGGAATTTGAGAAAATCCTCGATGTCTTTGGTTGGGTCCGACAATTGGGTAACCAATTCTTGGTATTGCTTCAATTGCTCAGGGGTCATATTGGCGTGGCTCATTTTTCGGTACAACTTGTCATGACCGAAACAGACATTTCAGTCCAATTAGCGGCTCTGGTGAAATCCTTGTGTAATTGCGTTTCCGCAGATGTACAGGCTTCGTGGCCGTTGTACTCATGGGATTGCAGAACCATGCCTTTCGGGTCTGTCAACAGAACCCACAAAATAAATATTTTCATTCAATTTCCTTTGGTACAGGTTTGGGTAACGCCGCGTAAACCCTTTGGGCGAATTCAAGTGGTAGGTGTGGGATTGCTTCTTTTAGGAGAACACACAACTCCCCAGCGGCCAAGGCTACTTTGAATAGTTCCTTGACATCGACATATTGACCTTGAGTATCAGGGTACAATCCACCAACACCGTCACGAACTTCTCTATACCGAATCATGGATTATGCCCTAATAATGTGTAGGCATGATTGAGTCGTTCTTTCAGGCCAATGATTCGTTGGGATTGTTCATCCCGTTGTATCCGAGCGGTAGCCTTCATCGACTTTTCAGCGTCACGATCAGCGGTCATGGTTTCGAGTTGCAATTTCAACTTCTCGATTTCAGTCGCGTAGTAATGTTCGTTCTTGGCAAGGTCTTCATTCGCAACCCCGGACGCCATATTGTATTCATGGAGTTGGGTCCGCATGTCGGCGGTGTCCTTGATATGTTCCAAAGTCATCAACCGACGAGCTTCGGAAACCTGAGCTTCGACAAACACGTCAACCGCATCGGCCTTGACCCATTTACCTTCCGGGGTTTCCTTAATTGATAGAACCCCGACATAGCTTGGCTCGCCCCAACTGGTGGTGTAATCCGCGTAAGCCGAAATATCGTATTTGATCATTACATCAATTCCATCAAATAGTCTTCGGTAAGATCGCAGAACCCTCTAGGCCAAGCATTCAATCTTGCCCCGGAATCTGGATACATCATTTTATCTTGAAACTTGAACCCTACGTCGGTGGCTTGTACCACACCACGTTTGATCAAAACCCGGAATGCGTCAAAGATCATCGTTTGGGAGAACTTGACTTCGTGGATAGCATTCGAGTCGTTGGCCCGTTCTACAAAGCTTTGGGCGGTTTCCATTGCCTTGACATCAGGAACACAAATCCCATCTGGGTGATATTCTAAAATAATCATTTCTTCAATCTCTTTTTACCCATGCGGGTTTTACACTCTGGGCATTTTGATCCAATAGCGACTATAGCTTTGTCGCAGGAACAATACCCTTTACCCAATTTGGGGGATTTGGCTTGGATTCGATTTCTGCCCATCACCACCCGCCGCAGATGTTGATACCCATGACTTCGGGCTTACCATCTAGTCGATCAATGATTTGAAGTGTTTCCGACAATCTGGAATAACACACATCAATCCCTTCACCATTTAGCTTGATGCTGAAATGGCCGTACTGGTTTTGATATACATCATATCCCTTGTACCAAATAACCACAGGGGAAATTGCAATGATCATTTACCCACCATTACATCAATGTCCTTGACAACTGCATCAATTTCCGCGAACCACATGTCAGTCGTTGGGTGGGATTTCGAATTGCGGATGTCTTGGATCAACTCACGGAACCGGGTGATTTGCTGATCCCGACGATTCAATTCCTTGTACAAGGCTCTATCAGTGCGATCCCCGTACTTCGAGAACCGCATTAACCAGTGAGCTTGCTCGTTCTGGATCTTACACAGAGCAAAGTGATAGTTAATGCTTCGGCGTTTTTCATCCGGGTACAGGCTGTGCATTCGTTCTTGATCTAGTTTGAGCTTCCGAATTTCTTCTTGGGCGTCAAGTAATAGCTGTTCATCGATCAAATTAACGATCTTGGTATTTTGGTCTTTACCGAACAGACGTTCAATAACATCACGATCATCAATACCACACAAATGCAACTTGTTGGTTTCGATATTCAATAAGGCCCAACCTACTACATTAGTCGTGGTCACTATCCCAGTCCTCTTGATTACGACGACGCTCTGCCAATTCCTCGGCGTCTTGCCATTCTTGTTCGGTCAATCCAAACTCCTTGTGGGTGAACCACATTTAGGGCAGGTATAGTTTGGCCCCATGAATCGATAGTGTGCCCACCAGCCACACGCGGTACTAACGCAAGCTACATAACCCATTAGCTAATCTCAATTGGTCTAGTGTATTGGCCCCAATCATCGGATTCTGTAAGCAGAACCGAATCAATGACCTTGTAAGGTTCCCCTCGTTCTTTCAGGAATTGAATCCCGCCGATACAGGGTTTCGAGTTGTCTTTGTGACATGCCCACGTTTTACCATGATGCACCCGCATGGTGCGGATGTCCCAAGGCTCTGGAAGGCAGCCGTAGTTTTGAACCTGTTCACTTGCCTCTGTCCATGCGAACGGGCAAGTTGCGTCCGGGTCATCGTGATCGCAAACGCTCATTTGATGTTTCTCAGTCTAAGCGGATCAACAACCGACCAATAAGCCCGATAGGCTCGAACGTACTCCACGTAGAAGTCGTCAACTTGATCGGACCCTGTATTGTCCTGATAGTCCAATTGAGCGACAACCAGTTTCATTCGAAGGTCTTCGGTATCCATTAACAATGAATCTCGATTTTAGTAGCCACTGGGTTACCGTTAACGATTTCCATGATATGGGATAACCGACCGATAGCATTGGAAACCATTGAACATTCTTCACGCCACTTTGTACCATCCCATTGAACTGGAATAGACCAGATGGTTGCGTACTGTCCGGGGAACTTCTTATAAACCATACGGTTTCTAGTTCCACTGGCGGATACGGCTCTCAGAACCGTACCAATCGGAATATCATCAATATGTAAATGAAGTGTCATTAGCCCACCAACAGGTCTGGACCGTCGATATGTTCAATCCACAGACGTTCCAGCTTCTGGTAATCCGCGATACCCAGATAGATTTCCGGCTCGTTGACCAAAAGCATCAATTCCTCAAGGAAATTCAGATTGTGCTTTTTGGTGACTACGGCCTGATACGGCAGCAGGCGGTAGTCGCTCCACTTCTCAAGGTGCGATGGAGTCAGGTTTTCCAGAACATCCCAGTCGAGGTTCGTCCAGAATTCGTAATTGAAGTCTTCAACAGAACGGCTCAGCTCGTAGACGTTGATTGAAGTCCGATCACCAACCTTGATGAACCCGAACCATGTGATAGGTTCATACTTGACATTGCGTACCCGAGCGACGGAATAGTCCCGCCATGCTTTACCAGAATCTCGGTACGCATCCAGCTCAAGGATCTTGACCCCACGATTTACATCAAACTCGGCTTGGGCGACGATATCCTGTTCGGCCAATTCCGCATTCAGTTTCTGGAGGTACATCAACAAGGCACTGACCTTGCCGTTCAAGTCGGAACCGCTGATTTTCACATAACCGTCAATATTTTTCATACTTCAACCTTATCAATTCGAATTTTGTACCCAATATCCGGGGTATCAAGTTCCCAGAAATTACGACGGGTTTCTGGGATGTTCATGCTACGTGCAAAACTATGGGCGGCTAGTGAAACTTCATCCCATTCCATAGACGGAAAATCAATTTCCCCTACGCACACGCCATTGAAATACTGGGTGAACACTAATTGAAACAATGGGTCTGGGGTTACTTGTTCCAGATATTGTTTCTCAACCCGGCATTCCGCATATGATTTCCCAAAGTCTTCTGGGGTGAACCAATACGACACAATCGTATTGTCTTTGTACTTCCAGTATGCGCGATCCGCGTATACCACATCACCCTTCTTGGCGAAGAAATAATCTTGGATGTACACCAATTTGATCATTTCCCGCTGGGCGACCGGTTCGAAGTCGCAATCACACGTCATCGGATTTCAACCATTCGAAGAATCGTTCGAACAATTTGGCTTCGAGCATACCAGCAAAACCGTAGCACACCGTAGCAAACATCAAAACGAATGATGTCATAGCCCCGACGAACCCCAGACCGAAGCTATCAATTTGTGGGAAGTAAAACATCCCAACCCAGCTCAAGACGAATAACAACCCAACGCCGATCCATTTATGTTTCGATTTCAATTTCACAGTTCAATATCCGGTGTTTGTGGTAGATAGGCCCAACGTGGGTAACAGACCTTGTACATATTCCAGTGAGTCAGGGAAATGATATCCCAACGCTTCTTGTCAACCACCCAGACAATGATGTTACCCCAAGCATCACATAGCTCAAATTCGGGTTGGTATTCACCGTCAGATGGATAGGTCGCTTGAAGCTTCGCAGCACGGTTCTTATCCATGCTCATTTTCTTCAATTTCAAGGTTCGGATTCGGTCGATGATCTTTTCGAATTCCATCGCCTTATCCTTCAACGCTTCCTGTTCCGGGGTTTCCGGTTGGTCGCAATCTGGGCAGTCGTCCAGACGATAAAGTGGGCGTTGACACCCGATACAAGGATGCATTTGATTTGCTGCCATGTTGATTCCTCCTTTCGATTTGAGAATTCTACCACGATTCAATTCTATGTCAAACACTTTTGAAATAAAAAAGCCCCGGAAATCCGAGGCTTTTGTATCAAATTACTCTGGCACTTCCATCCCTAACAGATTGGTCAGTGCAGATTGAATAGCTTCCGCAAACTCAAAGTCATCCTGATTCAGAGGTTCAACGCCGACGTTGAAAATGCGATCATCTTGGTTCATCAACAGGGTCGCTTCGACGCTGAATTGCTGAACAGCTTGGTCTACAGTATCAGCGTCAATCACCGAAGTGATTAAATCATATTCTGATGTTACGACCGATACACCAACGATCACACCACGGCCTTATCGGCGGTTTTGGTAACTGGGGTTGGGTCAAGCTTGAGGTGCTTGTAGATCCAATCACGCACTTCATAAGCAAACCCTTGGTCTTCCTGATTCACTGCGGTAACCATCGCGTTTGAAAACATTTCCTCCGGCGCACTTAACCCCGAAATACGGTTAAGTTCAAATCCGGCGATATGTTCGGCAATGTGTTCATCTGCCAAATCGTCGGGGGTCAGTTTATGGATGGTTTGCATCAATTGTTTGTCGGTTGCGATTGCGATTGCAATAATCATTCTTTATTCTCAGTTGGTGTGGTATCGCATTTAGGATACCCGCATTGAAGGTTGTGGAAAGGACATCCACCTTTTTGTTTCTTGTGTGGGCATAGACCCCATACAGGATCGGCGGCTGGTTCCGGGTATTTGGGTAAAATGTTCCAAGGAGAATCCCAACGGCTGGCGGTTGCGCGCCCACGGTCATGATCCCTGTTGTAACGCCATCCACCATCAGAGAACCGGGCGGTTTCATAGCCTCTGGTGTCACTGAGCTGGATGCATTCGACTTCTGTACCGCGAAGGGTTTTGAACTTATCCCCGATCTTGAACGGAATCGATCCACTCATACCTTTGGAGAAATTCGTAACCCCGGCCATTTCCAGAATACCGGTGCATTGAAACATTTCATCAATTGATTCTTTGACTGGTTTGGTATCCAGCAGTTCAATTGGCACGTAGCCTTCGCCTTTACACACCGCACAATCAATCGATTTGTTCAAATCATATTCAAATTGACGGTGACCGTTGCAGGCGTGGCATTTGTACAGAGTAGTCATCAGTAGAATGCTCGACTATCGGATGGGGATTGGGCACATTCCAATTTGAATTTATCAAATTGCCCCCAACCCGGACTTTCAGCCTGCCAGACGTAATCATTCTGGATGGTCAACCATTCGCGTGGGAACTGAGTCTGTGCGACAACTGCGCGTGCGTCTTTGCATTCTTGCATCGAATCGAACGCGGTGACATCGAGACTATGGGTCTGGGAATTGCCAACACCGTGCCAGACGGCCACCAACAACAGGAATTTAAGCATCACGTCTCACTTCAAATGTTTGGACAATATTCAGGTCTTGGAGCTTCGCATCACGCCAGTGCAAAGCGGTTTCTGAATCCATACCGTTGCACGTAGCATATTCTTCCGAATATTCGACTTGAAGAACCAGCTTACCGAAAAAGGTACTGCGATAGCGGTATTTTCCGGTAAGTGTCATTACGCCAACTCGACCGTCGATGTAAGCTGTGTGATCGAAGCTGCGCCGATACCTTCAACTGCGACAGTTAGCTTTACAGCCTTGACGGTATACACCGCACCATCAATCTCAAATGGGGTTTTGAGTGTTGGTGTGAAAGTTTCGTGGTGAATCCACAGAACCTTATCTTGATGTTTAAAAACTGTACTCATTCTATTATTACTCAAATTTCAGGGTTGGACAAAACTTTTCTTTCTTGGCTTTGATGTAAGCCATGACAATGTTCGGTTCTTTCAGTACAGGGGAATACGGATTGCATTCCCGGTATTTCTTCAGCAGGTAACGACCACCGAGGATCACACCAGCTAAGGTATAGATTGCCCAGATAATCACACCCACGGCCAATTGGTTTGCACTGATCGCGATGATACCCATCAGTGCCAACAGTACGTGCAATGGAGCCCAGCCGAAAAGAATAGCCACACCCACCGCAACAAAGCAGAGTAATAGGCTGATCACGATATAGGTCAAAAGCTGCCGAACGTATGGGCACAGACTATCGCTTGGTGATACGTCGAACCAACTGATCAGTTTGTAATGCCACGATGTTTTCTTGATAATCATTCTTGAATCTCTTGGGTTGGGTTGAGTTTGGTATGGGATTGATTCTACACACCATTCTGTTTCGATGCAAGCACTTCGGCAATTTTGTTTCGAACATCTTCTTCGGTAAACAACCGAACAGCATCCTTCGGCCCGGTACTCCAATGCGAAGCATAGGAATAGAAGAATTCGGAACCTTGCAGTTCTACCGGAACCGGGGATTCCCATCGCCACCCGGCGACCTTCATGCCCATCACGGTTTCACCCACAAGGGTACGAACGATATCCGTCACTTGACCAGCCTTTCAGCGATTTCGAAATACGTCGATTCAACCGTACCGAACAGTTGACGGCTGGACAGCTTGATTACACCCATGCCGCCAATGCGAATGGTCAGGTCGAAGCCGTCTTTATAGACCGCAGAGACTTCATTCAGGTCAATCATCGCCGCTGGCCCGATTTCCATCATATTCTGAGGACGCTCGACCAAATTTCTAAGCCACGTTTTCATTTACCACCATCCGCAAGAAAATGATCAATTACAAAGTCATCACCAAGGGCGAGTTTGAAATGTTCAAGGGTATGATCATCCGAACCCAAACTCCAAACTTCATTGCCCCGGTCGTAATCTGGGTGTTTCAGGGCCAGTATCGTGTTCGCTGTGAACATAACACGTTCCGGGGTAACCTTACCTTCCATGCAACTGAATACCCGATCTACGATTTCGGCCCCACATAGACACACGGTTTTGCTGGTGAAGTCGATATAGACACCGGGTTGATATGTATCAGTCATTCTGATTCTCACAAAGCTGGATATAGTGTTCCGTCAGGTCACCAAGGAATTGAAGCAATTGCGGGCCTGACAGTTCACCCGCGTCTTGTCTGATGATCCCAGCCTTTGTCACAGCGTCTTTGATTGAATCTGCAAAGATATCCCGCTGTTGTTCTGGGGTTGGGTCAAGATTAGTCGTATACATGCCGTTCCCATGAGTGCATTACATCACCGCGTCTATTTGATGATTCGAGGTGGAAACTAAAAGTGTCATCACCGATTTCGAATTCACCATGATATTCACCACCCGGAGTTCCCGGCCCGTAGGAGGAACTTCCGGTGATTCGAACACCATCCACTTTGCCGTCATTCCACATCGCATCGCCTATTCGTTCGAAAATGTCAATGCCACCATCGAACGAATGTTCTTCAACGAATTCTTGGAATTCCCAGCAATCGTCACTCGCCATTAATAACCGTAGTCCGACCACATCGATTCCCGGCGAAAATTCAGCCGAGTCGCGTTTTGACGTTCTTCGTGGGTCAGGCAACCGGAATTCATCCGATCTGCATAACGCTGGGCTTGGTTTCGGGTCTTGAAAACCCGATGGAAATTGTAATGCTGTTTCCCAACCGCAACACCAGAATCCCGACACGAATGTTTATTGTGATACAGCGTAGGGTTACCCGTAGCCCAATGATTACGCCACTCGGTAGTTTTGTACCAAAGCGCATCGGCAAGAATTGTTCGCATAATACCTTCGCCGCTAAGCGGTTTCAGGTAAGCCCGCGACTGAATGGTGTATTGCTCTACCCGAGCATTACCACCTTTCGATTCGAGCGGAAACGCCATGACGTAATACAGGGTCTTGCCTTGACGGAAATCTTTGACTTTTACGTTTTTCATGAAATCGCTACCGTAATATTGATCATGGTGTACAGCTTCCAACTACCAGCAGCACCGAGAATCATCATGATCACCCCGACGATCCCCAATTCCTTCTGGAACTGGCTGGCGATGAATGTCATGAGGAACCCGCAGAACAGAAGCCAGATGACAACCGCCCACATAATGATGTAACCAAGAGCCCACATTATTGTGCAGCCTCATGAATTTGATGCTGGATTTGATGCAACCAGTCAGTCATACCACCGAAGGTCTGGATTTCATCGCAGGTATCGCCATCACCGAGAATATCGATGAACTGATCAGCCAAGTCTGGCGAAACATCCTCAATTTCATCGCGGAGTGCAAGTGAAAGCCAAAATGGGCCGAATACGGTCTGGTCTGGAAACTGGGCGTTATAACCCGGCGTGAATTCACCCACCGCACATGCATTCCAACCATTGGTATGATCGATTTTACGAACCGGATCTTGTTCGGAACAGAATTTGACAAACGCATCGAGCTTCGGGGTTACAGAGAGGGACATCATTCATTCCTTGCTGTTTTGATTTCGAGTAGAATACCAGATTCTGTTCCGGGTGCAAGCATTTTATTTCGAATATTTTCTCTGCCACTTGGCGAGTTTCTTTTTCATGATCGGATAAATCACATCCGGGTCAAGTTCACCAAGCTCTGTGTGGATCATGTCGTAGCCGCAAAGGATCAAATCAATAGCTTCACCTACGATACCATCGACTCCAGCAGGGCCGGGTTTGGTTCCGTGGGCGATTCGAACCTCTACGGAAAGCTCTCCCAGTTCTTCGAGGGCGCTAGCCAGAACATCTTTCTGGTGTTCTCTTGTGTTTCCGACGATTCGGGCGACTTTCTGGATTTCAACAAGCGGATCGAAAGCTTTGATTTCTTCGACGTAGGCATCATGTCGTTTGGTCGCGCATTCAAAACAATAAGCAGCTCGCTTATCGACGCCATTCCAACAGTCTTTGCAGCCGGTGCAGCGAAACATATATTCACCGGGGGCAAATCCAAATCGAAGAAGGTGTTCCCACTCGGCACGACTGGTGAATGTTTGGACTTCACGAATGACTAACCCTGTATTGGTTGTTACTGTAGTTTGTGACATTCCATCAATCTCATTTTGTTGTGGAAATCGGCTTTCTCACGTAGATAAACCTGATGTGTTCCGACATCCCGGTACATCACCACTTCGATGTGTTTCAGGATACCAGCACATTTGATGGTATCGTGTTCCGTGGCATCCAACACCAGTTCATACACACCACCCTTGTTCTTGCCATTTCCGATGTATTCGTATCGTGGCATCTTAGACATGGGCATCATCCGGTTCCAGCAACATGAAAACTTTCGTGCCAGATTTCGTAAACGTGAAGTTAAATTCATAGAAACCATCCGGCGACATCAGAATCTGGCTTTTACCAACACGCTTGAAGAAATCATTTGCATGATCGCCTTTCAATGTGTATCGCATACCCGCACGGGATTTGAAATAGAGCTGAATGCTACTGGTGCCGTTGTGAATTGCATCAAACTCGAATTCACCACGCATAACCGGAATATGATCCAATTGTTCGTAGTCTTCGAGGGTTTTATCGGTTTTACGCCAATAATGCCCGAAATTGTACACAGGGGCGGGCAGACCATTGGCGATTGCATCATAAGTAGCTATCAGCTTCTCTTTGATGTCTGTGTGGTCGTGTTGATACAGGGTGTCGTCGTCAGTCAGAATATCCCCTGTGCTTTTCTGACGAATCAGGCGCCATGCCTTACTGGGAGTTTTTTGGCGAATAGTTCTCATGCTTTCTCTTTCAATACAAAACCAAATGATAAAACGTAACGGGTGCCTTTAATGATAGGCGTTACGCTGTGTCGATGAATATCGGGACGGAACAGACAGAAAATTCTGTTCTTGATGATTGAACCGGTGGTTTGGAATTCCCCACCAATCTCGGCTGGTTTGACAAAGATGTTCAATCGGAAATGGCGAAGACCGGTTTCAACCGGATCGACGTGCCATTTAATGCAACTACCTTGACGGAATCGCAGAAGCCAGACATCGAATTTCTTACCTTGCAAAAGCCGGAGTGTGTCGTACCCACTGTTTTGTCGCCCGTTCTGCCACTTTAGCCAAGCCATTTCGAATCATCCCCATATTGATGCAATAGGTGCAAAGATCCAGATCGGCAACATAAACACCAGTATGAATGGTTCTGTTACACCGATCACAAACCGTTGCCCATTGAGTGTTGCCGATCTGGATTTTCATTAGCCGTGGACGCCCATCATGTGGACGTGGAACATTTCAGGGCTGATGTTATCATCACCGGACTCGATCCAAACACGATACGAAAACCCATTGATTTCGTCATCGTGATAGAGCTGCCAATCCGTGCAGAGTTGTTCCATTTTCTCGGTGATATCGAATCCGAGCGAATCCGACATTGCCCGTACAACTTGGCTGGTATCGGCACACAGAGACTCCAGTGATTCCGAATAAACTTCATCGACAATCAGGCAACCGACCGCACACATCAAGCCATTGTCGCCCCGATAGGCACAGCTTGGGGTTTGCGAACCGCCATAGGCGGTTTTCGACTGCTTACGCTGTTTGGTTAGGTGGTCCCGGATCTTTTCCGAGATTAGAATCAAATTCGACATGCTTTAAATCTCACAACGCCTAAGAGGCTCTGTAAGCCTCTGTAAGCCATTTAATCAAATTCCCAATACCATCGCATAGGGAATGGTTTAAAAACGTCTGTAACCGCGACACAGCTCGTTGCTGGCGCTATTGCATCAAACCTTCGGCGGTGTTTTAGTGTTTCTAGTCTTGAGCCACCCGAGGGTACTCGCGACCATGCAGCCCAAAAACAGAAAGAAGCATGACGTACCGATCAAAAAATTGTTCTCAACCGGAACCCAGCCGATTATGTACAGGCTGAATGCTATCCCCATCATTGATAGCGTCATATTGATGTAATGCAAACTCTTTAGATATGTACCCATGCTTCTTCCACCATTAATTTGATATTATTCGATATTATTCCTTACCCAACCGCTTGTCGGGTTGTTACGCCAATGATACACCTGATTTGGTTGAATCTAAACAGAATTCGAAATTTAATTTTGAATATTGTGGGTATACAACACAAAATTGATAGGTTCGGGATGCTTCATCACCATACCCGCCGTAACGGCTCGGATATTGTTGAAAGCCTCTTTCGCCGGTCGCTGTGTAATCCCAAGCATTTCCAAAACATAACCACGGGTGTTCATGTCATTCCACGGCTTTTGATCGGGCCAGACCTTACCCAATAGTTTATGTTCACCTTCGTAATGGAAACGATCATTGGATTCTGCGATAATACCTAACCGCCGATCTAGTTTGACAACACCACGGATCAATTGTTCCTTCTGGCGTTTCTGTTCCTTATAACCATTGTCGCCGGGTTTGAACCCACGGTCATCGAACGCACCACGATTGTAATACTTTCGAATCCATTCTGGTGAAATTGCAGAGACGAATTCAAACTCACTCTTGCGGCGCAGAAAATGTTCGTGGGTAATCGGGGAATCCCCAACACTCCAAGCCTTTTCCGCTGTCAACTGGCGAGTTGTCCGGTACACAAACACCGGGTCACTCGGAAGCATCATGATCGCTGACATACAATGCCCAGCAGTCGGAGCCACACAAATACGCTTAACACGCGGTTCGTCCTCACCAGCCGAATACGGCAAGCGTGGGGACAATTCCATCGTATTACCCATAAAGTCTTGGGTGACAAAATACCAGTAGCGCTTAGTCTTTTGAATTCGTTTGCTCATTAGATTTTACCAGTTGCGCGCAACTCGCTCAGGTTGAACTGCGGAAATGATGTAATGAATTGATCAATTGGCATTGGGTTATTGATCAGGTTTTCCATACCATGCGATTTGACGGTGGACAGGGAATCACCCTTGCCGCAATACCAGCTATAACTAGTTTCAAACCCATCGACATAGGACCGGTTATAAGAACCCGGCAAATACCCTTTGGCGATCTTTTTCAGGTAATAAGCCTTCTCACCATCAAAATAATTACGGTCTTTCAACCACTCGGAACGTGATTCCCCGAACATGTCTTGGGAATTGCCATTCAGTTTCATAACAACACCGGACCAAACATTGGTGTTACGGTCTTGTACAATCGCGATCAGGTAACGCCAAGTAACTTTCGGCTTTTCAATCGGCTTGTTCGGGTCGAGTTTGTCTTTATACTTCGCCCGTTCCGAATCCATCCAACCGGTTTTACCCGAAACGTGGAATTGTTCCGTAGAAACCATCAACTGTGCGGGACCATACAGACCACAACTGGTTCGAACCATCGTCGGGGTATACCCAGTCACGACGCCCTTACTGAAACTGCGATTGTTCACTGCTACGACGAAATCACCGATCTTGATAGGTACTTCCAAAAAATCCTTGTATTCCATCATTTACGCATATCCGCCAATTTCTCAAAGTGCTTTACCGCAAGTTCTTTTGTTTTGAGTGGGTTCTTCGCCCCGAAGAAACATGGGTCTTTCAATTCTGATTTGATCTGGGAGTCTTTCCAACTCGCCAGCAGCTTGCGACCGTGTGGGGTGGCTGCCAGAGCCAAACGAACATTCTTAACCAAAATATCAAACATGCTTCTTACTCTCCCATACGATCAGTAATACGTTCGGACCAATCGATAGTGCGTTCAACAATGCCCGCGATATCGTGAAAATAGGACTCTACGTCGGATAACATCAAATCTTCTACAGCCTGCCCGGTGCGAACGGAAAAGTCTTCCATTACAGCACGGGTTGGATCGGATTCAATCTTTGTATCAAATTCTGTGAAAAGGATCATTTATACTTCCCGGCCATATGACCTTTGCTGGTCGCGTGCCACCCGTCACAGTTTTTGCAGTGATAGACATTGGTTGCTGCGTGTTTGCCTTTTGATTTGACCATACCCACAGATGTAACAAGTCTTGCATCAGCTTCGGAGGCGTAACGTTTCTTGAAGCAGATGAATTGATTCGAACCGAGATTCCAACCCACAATCCGACCATCAAACAGAACTTCGGACACATTGAACCGTTCGTACAGGGATTTAACTTTCTGACGGCGAAGGTTTGGGTCACGATATTCGCGATAGGTAGCAACGGCGAGGTCGCGACTGAATTGGGTGGTTGAGTACATAATTTGCTCCTAATTCTGTTTCGATGATGGCGTATCTGCCTTGTGTGGTTATCATACCGTGTTTTCATTCAGTTTCAAACACTTTCGGGACAAATATTTCTGTTTCAATTCAATCAGTAGGCAACAAAAAGCCCGGACGAACCGGGCTATTGAAATTACTTGCCGTAGCTGACAAACATCGGGTCAATTTCTCTCCGATGCTTCTTCATACCACTTTGCCACCACGGATCTGTGAAACCATACCGTTTCCGGTAGTGCTGCACACCAAGCAGGGTGTATTGCCAATCAGCCGGGTCAAACCCAGCTTTGTCATCAACGATAATTGATGTATAAAACTTTGCATCAAAGTATCCAGTCTTGGTGTTAGCCTCAAGAGGATTGGTATTGACAGCCAGAACCTTGATACCCGCATCTGCGAAGAATTTAACCACTGCCGGAATTTCTTCCGGTTGTAGCGAACTCCAGAGGATGAAATAGGTTTCATCAAAATCTGAGAGCTGTTTCAAGATACCCGGAATGTCCGGGTGAATCCATTCGTAGGTGTTTTGCTGGTAGTTACCATGCAGCACCGTACCATGCAGGTCTAACGACCAGTAGATACGCTGCCATCCACGTTCTTGGGATACCCGATACGCACGATCAATTGCTTTGAGAAGTGACAAATTCTTTAATCTTCGCGGAGCCAATCACACGATCACCAGCTTCTGTAATCATGGTTGGGAGTGAACGGATTGTGTTTGCCTGAGCTACGTCCGGGAACTGATCGATATCGATGTATTCGTAGGCTACGCCCTGTGCATCCAGAAACTGTTTGGCGGTTTTGCAGTTACCGCACCATTCAGCGCCAAAAATCTTATGTGTCATTACTGTTTTCTAAACCTGTGTTGATTCGATGTAATGCGCAGTCCAGCAAGTCGATGTGGTCTTGATCGACTGGTTTACCCAATTCCATCAATTCACGTAGAGCTTCAAGGGCTCTGGTCGCTTGTTCGATTTGCATTACATTCGAGATTGATATTTCGATTATTTGTGGATCACTCATTTGTACCGCCCTTCCGGTAGAAGCTCTTTCGGATACCAAAGGGCCATACGTGGTATTTTGATGGTTTGCTTCAATCGGGCCGGGGTATAAGACCGGATTACGTCACGCTGAAAAATATCTTCATAGATTGGGGTGTGTTCGTGGACGGCTACATAGCCTTCTTTCGGATAACCTTCAACAAGGTACAAACGCCCTTCGTTGTGTTGATCCATTCGAATGAACCATTCACCCGGAACCACATCCCTACCATATCTGTCAACAAGCATTACCGACATCCATTCTGTTTTGGTACGACCATAATACCATACCAAAACAGAATTACAAACAGTTAGTGGAAATATATGCTCATATTAGGATGGGTTTCATCCACGAACTGAATGTAGCCGGGTGGGAGGATTACACCACGGGATGGCGTTTGGATACAGGACTTGCGTTCACCAACCACATAATACGGGCCAATGAATGCATAAGGCGGCTGTGAATCGCGCAATCGACCTAATTTGTGGGTACTGATATTTCCCTTCTTTTCATCGATCTTTCGAACCACATGAATTTGGGTGACCGCCGACCGACCACTGAGGGATGAATAAACAACGATGTCACCAACTTTATACGGTTGGTCGATTTTATCAATTATAGGCATAAAGTTCTTCGCGGGTGTTGAAGTAGCCATCAGGTAGGACAACAGCGGATGCTGGGAATTTGAGGCAAACTGTCTTGTCACCCCCACGGTAGAATGGTTCGCCTATCTCTTTCTGATAATATTCAATCGCAGAAATGGTATCGCTATTTCGATTAAGCTTGGCAACCTTGTAAACACCCATACCACCAGACGATGTGGCATACGCGATGAAATGACCGACCATAATTTCACGGTCGGCGTAATCTAGAATTGGTTCCATCAAATTATTCCGAGCAATAAAAAAGGCGGCTAACGCCGCCCTTTTAGGGGGTTGTGATTATTCTTGGGTTTGTGCGACCGGTGCCGGTGTCTGGATCACAGTCGGTGACGTGCTGATTTCGACCATTCGATCACATGCCAACGACCGGGCGACTTCTTCACAGTCGTATCGGTTTTGTTTGGTCTTCGGACCATTCAGATAGCATTGGTTGAACTGTTGGATCACCAATTGCTTCTGAATCAGGGATGAACAGTTATAGAACACCCGTGTAGAGTCTGTGCGATTTTCACTGTGATTGACTTCTTCTTTCGAAGCACAACCACCCAGAGTGACAAGGGCCAGAGCCAGTACAATCAATTTACCTTTCATGCGGAATTTCCTTTTGTTATCCAATCGGATCAGTGAGAACTAGTTGACCGGTGGGGCGAATCATCCAGTTTGACCCGTGACAATCCACTTTCGCATCCGGTAACCCAGCCATCCAAATCACGATATCTGCTAGGTTGTTTGTATTGTAGTTACGGTTCCCGCGCATGTCAAACTGATTCCGCAAAAAATCTGCAATTTTCTTTCGTTTACCATTCAGGGTTTTAAACTGATTGATAAACCATTGATTTCTACAGAGTTTTACGACATTCGACATTCCGACACTATGAACGATTTCGCTTTCATAGAGCCGTTCCATACAGGCTATTGCTCGACCATCATCCACAAACATATTATAAATTTTTGGCATCAATGGATTTGAGTCCATATGCCGGGTGACATGCTCTGCGTACTGAATCCAAGGGTCAGACCCTTTCCACGACAGTTTGAACACCCGCTCAGAATCGATTTGCCCAATCACCGACGAGTAAAACCCGGTTCCGTGATATTTCCATCCAACCGGCATCAAGCGTTGAAGCTCTAGGGTTTCGTGGAAGACGCGGGGAGCGTGTTGCATTGCTCCCTGCAAATCACCAGCAATCAGACAATCAATTAGTTTTGCGACATCCATGAAAACTTAGTGCCTTGCTCCAGTTGCGTGTAGCCATTCAAAATGTCACAGATTGGGTCAGTCAGGACCGGGAAGCCATCGCGATGCATGACGTTGCTTGAGCTGATATCGTCACAGCCACGTACAGAATTTCGGTGGTCTTCGTAAACCCTAGCAGCAACAATTGCATCAATCGGACTGTGCTTAATGAACTGCCCGAACGTAAATTCGGCATTTTCCATGTAGCGGTCCACGTCGAAGTCTTCGAAAAAGGATTCGTCGGCCAGATCACCGAGCGAACCATCCTCAAAGGACAGGCCGACGCCAAGATGCAGATGCTCTACCACAGCGATGTACAGATGTCCACGTTGTTCAATCGATTTGATGTTAGGGATATACGGGTTCCCTTGGTGCTGCGTGCAAGTCTTCATCCAACCAAACCCACCATCTACAGGCGAATAAAAGTTGTCCCGGCAGTTGACTTTCAACACCCACTCAGGGCCGAGGCTAAACACCTCTGCGAAAGATCCATTGCCGATGAAAATAAAGCACTTAGCAAGCACTTCGGAGATAAATTCGAGGTCATACCCACTATCAGGTACGCCATCTACCGGAGTAAACTCACTGCCGAGTTTATCCTTGGTCGCATACTTGCCGAAGATTTGAATCAAATTCTTCGGCAAGTTACGGATATCATCTTGTACGGCCTTGACATCAGCAACTGCTTGATGTACTAGATCGTCGTAGGACGGACCAATTTTAACTACACCACCTGCAAAGGAAATGCAAAAACTATCTGCACACCCCATATCTGCAACCGCTGCAACTGCGCCCATTCCGTTTTAGCCCCAATGCCCTAGGTTTTATGTTGGTTGTTTTTTGTGCAGCTTGTAATCTGCTGGGCAGTGTTTGTTCCAGATCGAAGCGTCCAGATCCAAAATTCCCTGTTGACGACAAAGTGTCTCGAACGATGTTCTCCCCGCGTGGTACACCTTGCTGTCATCGCTATATTGATAGAACCAATCGTGCTTTGCAAGCAGTTTTTCGTAATCAGACAGTAACATTCAGGGTAAATTCCGCTTTTTCAAGTTCGAGCCAAGCTTTGTGGTAGGTCTGGACGCGGGCGATGTCGCTAGGACGCACGCCCTTGAGCCGGGTGATGCACGAATTGTGCTGTAGGTCACCTTTTTTGATCCGAATAATATCTACCCGACCTGCGGTAATCAGTCGCTGAATGAAATCCTCATAGGGTTCATCCTTACGACGGGTCAACAGATCCAGACCAGATTCGAATTCTTCCAGAACGTCATATGCTCTGGCTTGGACCAACAAATGTTGAACCATTTCTGGGTGGTCTTCCTTGACATCATGACAAACCGCCAGTGCAAGGCTTACCGGGTTGGTAACGCCAAGTTTCCGTGCATTTTCCATGACGGTAATACAGTGCAAAATGTATGCCTTACCGCCCTTGTCTACATCAAATTGATGTGCCATCGCAGCTACTGCAAAAACACCACCCAGAAGAGTTCCCATTACTTGACTTCCTGTGCCTTGGATACGTTAGGGAACCAGCTAAAGAACTGGACGCGCACGCCATTGGTCTTGAATGTGTACTTGGTGTCTTTCTTGATTTCACCGTACATGTCAGCGGAATTGAATTTCCAATTCAGCCACGAATCACGGTTTTCCAGAACACCTTTGTCGGTATAGATCAGGTACTTGCAATTACCCTGAGACGAACAACGCTCGCCCTTGTCGGTTACGGTCGCGGTTACTTCGTCGCTGGTCGCCAGATACAGAACAGCTTTGGCACCACCGAACAACAGAAAGATCGCCAGAACTGTACCGTAGAGCAACAGTTCAACCGCCGAATTACCTTTTTGACTTTTCATCAAATCCCTTACTTCGTGTAGTGGCTGGCAATCGCCAACAGATTATTAAGCTCTTTGGACAGTTCAACCTTGTCCAGCTTTGGTTCGTTTTCAACCGTACTGATCAGAGCCATGATGTTTTTGCGTTCTTCGAACGAAATCGGCAGGTTATCGGCAACCCAGCTAAGGATTGTAATAGCCGAAACAGTTGCGGTTTCATAGAAGGTCTTGCGGGCCATCAGATCCCGAACATCACCGATATTCAGTTTGATCTTTTGGGAATCGGCGGTAGCCGAGTATTGAACCAGTGTGTCGTTAAGTTTGCTCATGAGCCTATTCTATATCAGTTTTGAGTTGTTTTAAACAGAATCGAAAAATATTTTATCGATAGCTGGATTCGTAGGTGCCGGTAATGCCGATTTCGATTGTGAAATCATCACCCATATTGAATTCGTTGAATTCCCATCCACTTAGATACAGCAAATCCCGACCGTTGGCTTCGAAGAAATCCCAACATGCGGGAGAAACCTTTACATCAAATTCCAGCTTTAGGGATTTGCGATTCAACCCAGTAACCGGGGCATTCACCATCGCCTTTGCAATGGCTTCCCGAGCTTCGTTAAGGTGAATCTGTACACGCTGCGAAAAGATCGTAACCGGCGTTGGTACTGAAACCTGATTCATTCTGCATCAATTCCTGTGCGTAGATTTTATAAAGGGCTTCCCGATCTTGGGGCTCCCAGAGATTGAACGTGGTGATTCTCAAGCCCTTGGCCAGATTGAACGCTGTAGCCGTACCACCCTTGACCGTTCGGCCTCTTGGTGGGGCACACGCGACAACCAAATCAGCCTTTGACTTTAGGTCGTCACCCAATACCTGAAACACGTTGCGGGTATGGGCGTTCTGTGCGAATTCATCAATTTCATCAAATCTTGGATGTATTCTTCTGGCGATGTCCTGAGCTTCAAACCACAAGTCCCCAAATTCGCTGGGGACTTTGAAACAATCAGCATTGGATCGACCATTGAAATTTGGTTCAGGTAGATAAATCGTTTTCCGATCCGATTCTACAAACCCCAATTCCCAAGCGCTATCCGCGCCTCTAGCACCACCAGACCGCAGATGCCAGCCTTTATTAGCGAGGACTGTAGCGAGGTTCTGACAAATCTTAAATTGGATTGCATCAATTTCCCTCGAACCGATTCCAGTAACGATCAAAGCTGTTCCATCAAAAGACGAATCAGTTCATCACCGTCTACGTTGGTGCCTTTCATGTCAGTCAAGAAGCCTTTCAGGGCTACCGGGTTGACAGGTTGAACCAGAACATAATCGGTTTGGTCATCGAACTTGGTGTAATGCGACTTCATGTTTTCAGTGAAGCGGCGTTTGACAATCGATGTGCTGTGTCCAACTTGACCGTATTGATAACCGTCTTGGGCACGAACAGAAGCATAACCTTTTAGAAACAAATTTTCTATCTTTTTCATATTAAAAACCCGGCTTTCGCCGGGTTCCTTATTCAGTTTTGAATTATTGAGCTACTTTCATATCCAGCAGAAGGTCTTTTGCCGCTTTGGCACCTACCACGTTCATGAAATTGGCGGTTTCGGTTTGACGACCGTTATCACCAGCACCACCCATAACCAGTTGTGGAACCTTGGCTTTGGAGTATGCATCAGCCCAAACTTTTTCGATTTCGACACGGGCTTGCAGTTTCTGAGTCAAAGCACCGTCAGCGAGGATCACGGCTTTCTTGGCGTAGGCTTCCGCTTCGGCCTTTTCTTTCGTGGTCTTTGCATCAATTTGAGCTTGTTCAAACTTGATTTGAGAAGTTGCTTTCTCAATCGAAGCCTTTTCTTGCTCACGGGAAGCGTTGGTCAGAGCCAGTTGTTTTTCAGTTTCGGCGTTGGTGGTACGAATTACCTGATCTTTCATGGTCAGTTGACGTTGTGTTTCAACTTCCATTTCACCGTTTGCAGTAGCAAGTTTCTTTTGTTCGTCGGCAGTGATACGGCCTTGGCGAGCATAAGACAAATCAGCTTGCGATTGTTGAACTTTCTTCATGCGCTCTTTGAACTGAGGCGATGGATCGATGTTCAAAATGTTCGCATCGGCAACAGTTACACCCAGTTTCGAGAACTGACGCTCCAGACGAATCGGCAGACCAGATTTTGCATCCAATACCTTTTCGGTAATTACAACGGTAGTTGTATCGGCACCGAATGAACCTTGTTCTTTACCATTCTGGGCAACAGCGCCTTGAGTGGCATCACGGGTATTCTTGACTTGCTTTTCAATTCGCTTGACGACATACGCACCGTCTGCAATTTGATCTTGGAAGCTCTGGCGGAATTCTGTTGCACCACCGTTGTAGTAATCGTCAGCCGACATCAACTGTGCAGTCGATTGCAGCGTGGATTTCATGACCGGCATGATCGATTGAAGAACAAAATTGTCGGGGCTGCGATAAGTACGAGCCAGTTGCAGGAACTGTTCACCGTCCGGCAGTGCAACACGAACGTTCGCATCAACAGTAGCAACTACACCACCGAGGAAGGTCACCGGGAATGCTGGAATCAGAGAAGAACCCAATCCATCAAAATCACCCTTGGGTAATGTTGCGGTATCCAGTACAGATTGAACCGACATCTGGCGAGGCCACGGGGTTACCGTACCAAAACCGATGTAGGTGTAACCGGTGGTGCTTACAACCTTTTCACCTTGGGTTGGGAACTTGGTCATAACCTGAGTGATGTAACCGGCGCTGTTGTAATAGAACATGCTGCTAAACATGAGCCAAACGAACAGAATTGCCGCTACAACGACCGCAGCCGTCCAACCGAGTTTCTTGTTTACTTCAAATCCGAGAATATTGCTCACTAATCTTTCCTTTGTTTTGTTTGTGGTCCTAATGACCGGGTTACATGTACATCATACTACGTTTTGAATCTGTTTCAAACACTTTCGAAACTTTATTTTTTGTCGCGTTCTGTTTCGATGTCGCCATTCTATAGATTCAAAACACATTGTCAATGGATTCTGTAAAAACTTTTTTCGAGAAATCCGGTGTCGTCTTGATCTGGGTAGCCATACGGGTTGCAGATAACGTTGGTGTCGCCAATCATGTAGTCATGAACGATATGGACGTGACCGTGGCACCAGAAATTGATGTTAGGTCGATCCAGAATGAATTCGCTCAAATCGCTGTGATAGCCGAAGTTCATGTAATATTCGTTGGCAAATTTCGGGTCGAGGCTTTTAGCACTTGGTGGGTGATGGGTCACGACCACACAAGGTTCCATCGAATTGCCGACTTCTTCTGCGATGTATTCCAGATCCTTTTTATGCTCGGCTTGCCAGTGACGCGGCTTGAACTTCCCATAATGATCGAATTTTTCATCGTGGTAGTCGATTACCCGGAAATCGTTCATCCCGGTACTCAGGGTGAATTCCACCACCGGGTTACCGCGATCCATATTGGTCCAGAGCGTAGCCCCAACGAATCTAATTCCATCAATTACCACAGAGTCACGAATCAGGAAGTGGATGTTATCCAAGCCTTCTGGGTTCATTTTCTGGAAATTGAACAGGTTGGTAATCGGTTTGATTACGCTGCCGTAGTATTCGTGGTTCCCCGGAACGTACACAACCGCTTTGAAGCGGTTTCCGTATTCGGTCAACAGGGGTGCGACGTTCTCAGCACGTTTCAGGGTGTGAAAATCCCCGGCGATTACCAGAACACGTTCTTTGTCACCGTTGATATGCGGCAACGACGGCATTGCAAATGAGGCGTACCACTCAAGGTGGCAATCGCTAATAAGTCTGAATTCCATCAATTACTCCACTTTACCCGGATGACGCAGGTATGAATTCTGTTTTTCTTGTCCATATATTCGATATGGGTCAGGATCGCTTTGTTGCCGACTCGATCTGTAAAGTTTTCTTGCCACTCTTTCACGACAGAACACCCATTCTGTTTGTAGAATGGGATGTGTGGAATGACTTTGATTACCTTTCCGGCCATCAAGCCGTCAGGTTCACTGACATTTTTCAAGGGCTTTGTCATACAGATCACCGGCACAATCAATCAAATCCTGTTGATGGTGGTCGTAGTGCAGATTCGAAGAAGCGTTATCGCCGGATCGGTCAGCAAGGCAGTAATTCAAAATGAATTGAAATTTACGTTCGTTGAATTCCGAGCTAGCTTGCGGGAGGCTATCGCCAATTTCGTCGTACATTCTTAATTCCTCATTAGAAACAGAATCATATCACAGTTTCGATTCATTCTAAACAAAAAAGGAGCCTTTCGGCTCCTTTTTATTTGCATCAATTACGGAATGCGAATTTCGCTAAACGCCCACTCCATAATGTGGTCACCGTCTTCCCACACCGTAACCATTTGGTCAACGATTGTGTGATTGGTTTCTTGCAGCTCGATACGATCCGAGAAGAATTTCCCGTTCGAATCTTTGAACGTGGTCACACGACCTTTCTTGGACCGTTTAACCGAGTCGGTATCCGGGTCTTTGTACAGGTCACGCCACACACCATCTACACACAGTGCAGACGCTTTCATGGCGAATTTGAGCCAATCACGGTCGCAGTGTTGCAGAAGGGCACCACCCATACCGAAAACGATGTTATCGGCAGAGTAACCAAGTGCGAACATGTTCGCATAGATTTGACGAATGCTGGATTCGTTGATGCCGTCGCCTTGCAGAACACGGATGCAATCTGGCAGGACTTTGTAACCTTTGCTGTTGATCGTGTAACCAAAACCTTCCATCAAAATGCCGATGATTTCTACCGGGATTTCGGTTGCTACACCGGAATCTGGGCGCAGTACAAACGTACCACCAGAATTCATGATTCGAGTTTTGATCGGATCAGTTGCACACCACTTGGCGAAGCGGCGAATGCTATAAGTATCACCCACACAGGCTACGATGCCTTTGTGTTTTTCCAGCAGTTGGATCGCCATTTCCAGAGCGTTGGAATCGTCGCGGGTTTCAGCGTCAGAGTTTGCACAAACAACACTGTGTTCCGTTGCACGAACCGAGAAGGCGGGCATTTCGCCTTTCTTCACGCCGTAGAACTGTTTCAATTCGATGATAGCTTGAATGGTATCAGTACCCATCCAACCGGCCATCAAGTGAGCAGCACCGCCGATGCGAGCAGATTCGACACTGGACACACCACGGAAACCGAAGTCGTGCAGCTTGAATTGACTACCAACGCCTTCATCAACCGATTCGCGGAAAGCTTGTTCAACCACTTGACGGATGCTGTACGAAACAGAAGCCACGGTGATTGGATACCACGCTTGCAGGAACAGCGGTTCGAAGTACGAAACCAGCCATGCAAAGTCCGGGTGGGTGTTTTCAACAGTCCACAGAACGTTGCCGGTCGGAACAATCGTGCCTTCTTTCAGGCAGCGAATGCGCAGTGGCAGACGGCCTTTGAATTTTGTCACGATTGCTTCCCAACCTTTACGGTTGAAAACGTTCGGACCCATGTGCAGTTCTACCAGTTCTTCGGCTTCGTCCACATCCTGCATGGTCAGACGACCAGAGAAGTGACGTTTCAGAATGGCTTGCAGGCCGACAAATACGGTGTAGGTGTAACCTTCGTTGACACCGCGTACTTCGTGCTGGTCAGATCCACGCGATTCCCCGTAGGAATACAGGTACTGTGCCCCGGCTGGGATCATTTCCCAGTGGTCGCCTTTGTACGAATCGGATTTCAGGATCAGGTTGTTTGGGTTGAAATCAAGATTAATATTGAGACTGGTCATTCTTTCGAACTCCTCGAAAATTGAATTAGTTGTTTTGTTGCGCAGCACGACCAATCATGGTCATGATGATGTTGTGATGGTCTTCGAAAAAGTCAGCCGCGTGTTCCGGGGCAGCGATTTCAGAGATTGGAACCCAGAACGCTTTATCAGCGTCATCGGAACCGTAAACCCGTGGCAAGCTACCGTCATGATTTGTATCAATCTTGAAAGTAAATGCGAAGGTCATGAGCCGACCGCGAAGGGAACGTTTCGGATTATCGAACCGCTTTTCGTCAATGATCGACTTGCGCAGCACCTTTTCAGGCACATGCAGTTTTGTTTCTTCATCCAGTTCACGAATCGCACCGTCTTCAACCGTTTCATTGGTATTGACGAATCCACCGGGTAGAGCAAGTTTGCCCTTACCGGGAATGTTTTTACGACGAATCAACAGGATGTGGCTTTTGCACAGAACTACCGCGTCTGCGGTTACGTCGTTGATCGGGTATTTGGCCCGACGATGTGCGGGATACGCTTTGTGGAAATTGTATTCGGCCAGCAGTTCCCGGAACATATCAGAACTGATGAATTTTGTGTTGACATAATCCCAGACACCGGAAGGCATCATTGGGCCAGCGTCACCAAAATACCCTTCGAACATCAGTTCGCGGATTTTGGTTGCCGCCATTTCTTCGTCGCCGTGCATTTTAGCACCGGATTCGATGAAATCCCATGTTGGGAACAAATCGAGATAGAATGAACTATCATCTTTCTTGTGCCCAACGATTGCGATTTTCGGAGCTTTGATGCCGGAAATGTAACGAGTCGAAAGACGCATTACCTCGGCAGCCCACAAATCGTTCGATGGCATGTCGTTGATGAAACTGATTCCAACGCCTTTGATACCAGCGTCGATGGTTGCCAATTCAACCATAGCCGAACGATCACGATTACCGAATGGGTTACGTTCATCACGCGGGGCGTTTGCACTCCCCAGAATCACGACCACTCGATCAGCAATCGAATCTGCCAGTTTGATGTTGTCCAAATGGGCGTTGTGCAGTGGAGCCATTCGCCCGATGAAAATTGCTAGGTCGTACTTTTTAACGTTGGTCACTACTGATCCCCTCAATGTGTGACTATTGAAACAGAATGGAATTGCGGATGCAACCCCTATTCTGTTTTTATTTTAGCTCTGTGCCCGAATCAGCCAGCCACGTAGGTAAACACCCAGAGACGGTTTGGTTGCGACCAGTCCTTTGTAGTAATCAGCCTGAATTATACGGAATGAAGCCAAGAACCGTTCCGCGTCAGTGTTATTCAGTGCTGCAATAGATGCAGGGCCGAAAATCCCGTCTTCTGTCAGGTTCTTACCGTTTTGGTTCAAGGCTTTCTGGGCAAATCGATGCGCTCGTTTAGCTCCGACGTTGATAGCGGTATCAAAGATTTTGGTAGCCGCGTCATCATTGCTAATGGTGTCGTATCGGTTTGGCAGCCACCAGTCGTGTAGGTAGATGCGTTTCGCGTCTTCTACAGTCAGGTTTTTGATGTCTTCATTCGGATACGAACGCTTGGAAATACCATATTTGGTTTCCCCACCCGGATCTGTATCGGAATCTACATAACCACCTTCGTGGGCCAGAACGATTTTAATTGCTTTTTCAAAATTTGACATTAGTGATGTCCTCCAAAGGTATTTACCCTTGGAGGATTACATCAATTATGCGAAATCGAGGGTGAGCCATACCGGTTTGATTACCGATGCCGCGTGGGCACCGACTCGCTTACCAAGGACGTTCCATTCTTCGGTTTCTTGGGCCTTGTACCCATGATCTTTTTCGAAGTCTTCCAGAGCGTCACGGGTGAAATCCCCTTGCAGCCTACCGAACGACTTCTGGTCGTATACAGATTTTGATACAACCGCGTTAACCCGGTTCTCGCTCATGTAAGAGCAGACCTTATCCAGCAGAGCCTGTTGCTCGTCTGACAGGTTCACCGCCGACTTGATTTTTACTTCCTTGACCTTTTCACCGTACAGATGGTTCTTTTGTTTCAGAATCACCCGTTCTTCGCCCATATAGAAGTCTTCTTCATACCCGCAGATCACAAAACCTTCCGCGTAGTCAACCGGGGCTTTCTCACGATGTTCTGTTTCAAGACCAAATGCTTGTGGCACATGGGTATAGAACAACGGATCAATTTTGATCAGTTCTTCCAGCGTACCGATTTTGATGATCGGAGCATGACGCATACGGTCTTCGAACGACAAGCGAGCGATGAAGTTTGCATCAAATAGCAGGTCAACCAAATCCATGAACGGAACGTAACGGCTGATACCGGTATCGAACGTCAGTTTCAGGTCGAATGCCATGAATTCGTTATCAGGGTGGTAGTTCACACCACCTTGAACTTTCTTGGCGGATTGAGCGCTAATCCCGTTATACGAACCACCGAAAATTTCACCGAACAGATTGATTTGAACCAGACCGGGGAACTCGCTCTTGACCAGACCAAACAGAGCTTGGACAACTGGTTTGTATCGGGAGAAGAACCGGGAATGACCATAGAAGGTTTCAAGTTCATCGATCAAATCGTTACGGCTGGCAACCCGAATAGTAGTTCCGTCAGCAATCCACGAAAAGTTGGCACCGTGGATTTTCTCCACCGCCACCATCTGAGCATCCCCAACATGCATAGCGCATTTGTCGAGGAATCGTTGTTGGTAAGAGTTTTCGATGGAACTGTATTTAACAAATTCGCTCACAATAGATCCTTTATTTCTTTGGACGACCAGAATTAAGCCGGTCGTATAACAATGTTTGTTGCAACTGGGTGATAGGCACATCCCCGTTTGCATGACCAAGTATTTTGTCCACGATGATATCTCGAAGACGTTTCATCGATGATTTGTTGAACTTCCCTTCATCCGTATCAATACTGATGTTCACATATCCAATGTTGTTGGAATGCTTAAAAAATATCGTCAGGTAATCGTGGATAATGTCAAAGATTGTTTCTGGTGTTTCTGCGTAATACCGCGTAATTGTTGACGTAGTAACAGTCGGAGCGACTGTCACCACTTCAAATCCAACAATTAGGGCTCTCACTCGGCCAATCCCATGAGCGCACCGGCAAGGATATTAAATTTGACTTGATCTAGCATCAGATTACATCCAGCGTTGTCTTGATTAGTCATAAAACTAACCCCTTCTTCACTATCAGAGTTATCCTGTTCACCCACGATCATTACAAAGTCACATTTGCCGGTAAGAATCTCGCCGTACATTTCATCCAGAGCTTTTTTAATTTCTGGGGTAATCTTTTCTGATGGCTTGGCAGCCGACACCAATTGAAACACTTTCTTATCTGTCATACTTCGCACCGGTTTAGATCAAAAATTACCCGGCGCAACTTGGTAGCAGCGAAGCCCCATGCTACGCCAAGTCCTCACAACTTGATCACGGTCATCAAACACACCTTTTACGTTGTAATACGGTGCGATGTAACGGTGATACAAATCGTGTTTTACAGCAGAATCTTTGATATGCGATCCTTCTGGACGCATACGCAATCCATCGTAAGGCAAATCATATCGCCACAACCAATCCATAGTTTCTTCGCGACAAACTTCATCACGACCAGAAACACCGATCAGTTTATTACCAGCCGCTTCCAGAATTTTCAGAACTTCGATTACATCCGAATGCGGTTTATCATGTCCGACTTTCTTCCAATCGAATGGGCCACGAACTCCAGTCATATCGGCAACGGTGCCGTCGATATCGTAAAGGAATGCGTCAGCTTTCAATGGATCATATGCCGGTGCCATAATCGGGAATTGATCCCGATACATAGCGTACATTTGTTGCACCACACCCACAGGTACAACTTTGGTCTGATCATCGCGATTTGCATTGCGTTGGATCAAATCATCAAGCAGCAGATACGGTGCAACATGAACAATTTGAATCTCAGCACCGAAGCTAGACCCAAATTTGATCAAATGTTCGCGGGTAGTCGGATTGATATTCGTATCAGATACAAATACATTCAGGTCACTCAGCAGAGCATTTCGAATCAGTTGTTCGTGTTCGTAAGTCACATGCTTTTCATCAACGCCGTTTCCGTACCAAGATCCGTAGAGCTTTTTACGCAACAGGTCGCGTTCAACCTGTACATACCCTTGCGACACAAATTTATGCGCAAGGGTGGACTTACCGGAGCCGGGGACTCCGATAGTCAGAACCATTTTAGTCAGACGATGTTCCTTCAAATTCTTTCAAGATATAATTGGAATAGTTCTTTTGCATGAACTCTTTGGCCTGTGTTTCCCAATCACGCCCAACAAATCGGGACATTTGGATGTTAAACACCCAATCGGAATATTCGGCCTTCGCAGCAATGGCGTAGTCTTTTTGAGACAGATCCTTGTTACGGTCATGAAATGATTCTACCACAGAACAGGTATGGTTATAAACAGAACTGATAGAAATTTCGTAAGCATTGATTTTGTCCAATACCGCTTGGTCGTCCGAGAACAAAACCTTGAGGTCGTCAATCTGTTCCGAAAGAATCAGTTCGATCAACGCACGGGTGTTCTGTACGTTGTCCTTGTTACGGTGCAACGCCAGATACCACGGGCATTTCATTTTGAAGTAAACCCCATTTTTGGTCAGGGCTACAACGCCTTCGGTGCCGGTCAGGTTGTTGATTGCGGTTGCCAGCAAGCCGGTGTACTGGAATTCTTCAACCCAGATATCATCAACCCCGGCCAGACCCAAATCATCAATCAGGTCTTGTCCGTAAACAGTTCCGGTATGATTGTCAATGATGCTCAGGCCAATCAGTTTTGGTTGTTGATAACCGACCACGATACGGTTCCACGGCGCACACCATTCAAGATTAGTCGTGAAGTCGCGGGATGCGAGGAACCGCAGATCCGCCAGCAAGGCTGGTTGGGTCTTGAGGAACGCCATTGCATCATTACATTGAACCGATCCGGTAGAACCTTTCGATTTCAGACGCAATTCGCCGTTGGTATGCAGGTAGGTAGACATCAACGAACCGTCTTCCTTGACCATGCACATTGCCAAATCATCCATCGGCAATTCCATCGTGAATGGATTTTCACCCAGATTGAAGAATTTCTTCGGAGGACGGCAAACCAAATCGTCAAAGTTGCCTTTGCGATCTACCAGAAACATGGTGCCACGACATTCCAGCGCACCGGGTTTGCAGAAATCCGAATAGCTTGCCAGACGGTAGTTAAAGATCCGGTACATACGTTCCGGGTCGTCCGCTGGGAAGTCTTTGAAGAAGAATGCATCACCGGTCAGGGTCAATTGCATCAATTGATCGTAAAGCTGGAATGGGTTGGTGGACATACAAACTCCGAATTTGATTAAATTTCTTGCAGCCAGAAATGTTGGGTATTGCCATTGAGGGGTTCCAGCACCGCACCATCGACCACATTTTGATCCAAGGTAAACAACCTATCATCAAATTGACGGGCGAACAGATGCACAGGATTTGATTCCGAGTCTTCGGTAAGGAAGTAATCAATTACTTCACCATCCGGGATCGTAACCGTCTCATATATTGGGACGTAGTAGAATTCAGACGGGCTCCATTGAACAACCCGCTTGAACGACAGCTTGGCAACACCGGGAGCAATCTTTACCCGGTATTTTTTCCGGGGCTCATTTACAATCGGCCCCAGACGACTTTCAGTGGTCATGCAGCACCCGCCAGATAGCGTCCGATATGATTGATGGAATTGATCGTTTCTTGAACAACCGTGTTCATGTCCGTAATGATTTTGTTCATTTTCGGAGCCTGCAACAGCTCAGACTTTTTCAGGTAGATCACGGTTTCGCTACCGTTTCGCAGGTAGTCTTCGACGGTGAAGAATGGTTTCTTCGATTCATAGAACTCGAATCGGAAAATAACCCCGTGCTTCTGGTCTGCCTTTTCGTACATACGAATTTTATGCTTCGGGAATTCAATCCACGACACATAGCCTTCATCGTCTTCACGGAACTTAGCGACACCGCTGCATTCCAGAAGGTTTCTGTTCTGGAGAATTCGAGTCACCAACAACACTGCCGAATGGGTCATACCTACTCCTAACCGTTTTTACTGACATAAAATGTGTGGGAACCAATCTTTGCGGTCTTATTGAACGCATAGACCCACTTTGGTTTTGATGTAACCTTTGACTCGTTAAGGTAATGCGTAGCCCCACGGGTGATGTCTTTCAAGTCACCTTCGTAAGCCACCCACGCCACATAACCAGCCATATATTTTGAATCGGTATCAGTCATCCGCCGATCTTTCAACTGGCACATATAACTAAACTGACACACCCACCCGGTTTTCTTGTTGTATTTCTTCTGATTCACAACACCCGCAATAGAGCCGGGATACCCTTCGGTGTTGGTTCGATTCATCACGACATTGGCGACCGCTTTCATGCCCTTCAAACCGCCCCCGCGATCCTCAAAATAGGTCGCTTCCGCTAATTTGTAGCATTCCCAGTGTTTGAAACATTTTTGTGAGTACGCAAACATCTGGTCATCAGATGGTGTGTAATCAAATGTCGGTTTCGAAACAGATTTAGGCTTTGCTTCAACCTCTTTCTGTTTTGGAACAACTGGTTTAGAGACAGCTTTATGCTGTTCGGTCAATTCAATTTCGTTGAGTTGCCGCGCCTGATCCGGTACATCTGCTTTGTGTAGCTGCGCGACCAACAAAACTGATAGGCAGGCTGATACCACGATCAGCCCCTGTTCAATCCGTTTGGTCATTTTCTTTTCTCTTATTCGAGCAGAATCGCATACGGCTCAGAAGTGATTTTTTCGTAGATATGCATCAAACGGTCTTCTGGGCATCGAGCCATCAACTGGCGATAGCTCATGTACGTGAAACGTGCCCCGGTAATGGACACCGGGGGATTTGGCAGTTCATTGACAAATGCAACAAAATGCTCGTCGTTATTCGCGGTATCGTCCATACCAAATTTGAACAAAACACCGCGAATGACTAGCAGGTCTTCGATAATGGTTTCACGTTTGACTTGTTGGATTTCACGCTTTGACAATTCAGACACTTACAACAACCCCCGGTAAAAACGGCCCGATCATTCAGGCCGTGCGATTAATGCTGGAACAGATTAAATCTGTTCCAAATCTTCTATGAACAACCCAGCAGGGGTCGCATTCTTCCAGTAATTCCGTTTCGAGTCAAGGGCTTTCGCCTTGCCCATCTGGACTACAATTTCATCCTTGGTCAGCGAGTAGAATTCCATTCCTAATAGACTCGGAACAATATCCTTGTCGAAGGTCGCAGTCAACTCCTTTGTGAGTGCTGCTTTGGTTTTCCCTTTAAAATCAAGCTGTTGGCCGAGGATCATACCGATAAATTTGATCTTTGCAACCGCCACCTTGAAATTATGTTCCGATTCCGCCAATTGTTTTGCAATCCTATCAGAATAGAATGGCAAACGGAAGTCGCAAAACTCCCGGACAACCTCATGCGGCCCGCTGAATTTCCGTAGCTTACGATCCTGATCCAGTACCGTAAGGTTTTCTGTGAACGACGACCGAAGCTTGAACATTTTGATCAATTCTTCATTCGACTTTGTATCAAATCCACGCTTCAAATCCACACTGAATCTAAAGCCGTGGTCGCCGCAGTCCTCGTCATACCGCAGGATGATTCCATTCTCTTGCAGCTCGTCGAGGACTCTGATATAGCCAACCCGGTCGTATTTGAACGGGACTTCACTGATGATGGCTGTAGTCTTACCTTTCAGTTCGATAATACCAACCTGATCAAAGCCACCTTTTGGGTTGCGTTCGATCTTACCCTTGAACCCGTAAAAGGTTGGGGTTACATCAATTGTGCTGATATCCTTACCCTGAACATATTTGATGCACAGATTTTTTACATCATTTAACGCATACGGCGGAATGTCGGTGGCATAGCCAGTCGCAACCCCGGAAACCCCGTTAACCAGAACCATAGGAATGATCGGCAGGTAATATTTCGGTGGAATGTGTTCCGGGTCTTCATGGGCTGGACAAAGATCGTTGTCTTTGAACAGCTTTTGGACCATCGGGTGAACCTGTGCGAACACATACCGAGGCGCGGACGGTTCTTGAACCAGCCGGTCGCCAAAGTTACCATCACCAAGCAGGCACGGTTGATTGTTAGACCAATCCGCAGCCATCTTTTGAGCGGTTTCCTGAGCGGCTGCATCGCCGTGGTGATAACCGTATTCAGCAATCGCCGCCAGCGATGAAACCTTGAGCCAACGATTTGATGCATTCTTAAACGCTGAATACATAATGAATCGCTGCGATGGTTTGAACCCGTCGATCAATGAAGGGATGGCCCGCTCACTGATCGTGTACAGGGAGAAATCACGCCAAGGCCCAGCGGCAAATTGACTTAATGTAGTTTCGGTCATACGTCACCAATTAATTTCTTACGGGCGTCACCAAATTTATTGTATGCGCCATACATTGCATCAAATAGAAGCGGATCATCGATTTGTACAGTTATCATTACCGGGCTTGCCAGAATGTCTTTGTACTCAGTTTTGCGCAGCGATCCAAGACCTTTGATGTATCGAATTTCATAACCCTTCAAACCACTAGCCGCTGCATCATAATCGGCTTTATCATAGAAGTATTTCCGTTCATCTTTCTTGGTTGCCACGTAAAGAGGCGTCCGAACGATTTTGATTCTATTCTGGTAATACAGATCCGGCCATAGCCAGAAGAAATTCAGCAACAGACCTTGGATGGAAAATCCATCAATATCTTGGTCAGTCATAATCGCAATCGTACCGTAATCCGGTTCAATTGCTTTTTGACCAATTTTCAAATTAAGGATATTGATCAAATCACCAAGCTCTTTGGTTTTCAGAATCTCAGTGGTGGTCATGCCGGTAATGTTTGGGATCTTACCGCGCAGTGGATACCCACCGTAAATCTTCGCCAGATCCTGTGTACGGGCCGAAATGAACGGACCAATAGCAGAATCGCCTTCTGTAATGAATAGGGTCTTAGCACTCGCTACACGACCTGTAGCGGGGATATGTTTTTCAACCTTCTTGGACTGCAAGGCTTTTTCAGCCATTGTCGCAGCCCGAGCATCCGCAGCCATTTGTTTGGCTAGCTGTGCCTGAATGATCGGCATAATCAAAGCTTCATTTTTCATGATGCCTTGAGCCAGCTTGTCGAACTTGACATTGGCAAACAAACCGGATACTTCACCACGCGGGTTGGTGATTCGTTCCTTGGTCTGAGAATCGAATTTCATGTTCTTCATGCCACGTATCACAGAAACCACTTGTAAATGGCTCCGAATCTGACCGGGGGTAACTTCGAGCTTGTGTTTCTTTTTAATCAATTCCCGTAGGGGGTCAATCAGTTGACCAATCGCATAATCAATATGCGTACCACCCTGACTGATGTTCAACCCGTTGACCAGAGACAGGCAGCGGAATTCTTCATCCTTACAATTCATGATACCAAGAATGATGGAATCATCATGGTGCAGAACGTTTTCAACAGAGAACTTATCCACCCATGCTTTAGCCGTGCCAGTCTTGATAGGCTCGCCATTGAGCTTGAACGTGATTGCCGGGTAGCAAATCGCCAGATTGACCAGACGGCTTTTAATCAAACCCATCATGGTTGCATCAATCATCTGGACACCAAACCGAGGGAAATCCGGTTCGATATAGACTTCGGTGAATTTCTTGGTCGATTTCTTGACCGAAACGTCACGGATAGTCGCATTGTCTTCACAGGTAACCACCAGATGCATTTTACCATCCGAGGTTGTACCTATGAATTTGGAACTGAATATGTTAGCCAGTGCAGAACCCACGCCGTTCATACCGATTGTGTCGCGGTCTGTATCAGAACCAAAGTTCGAACCAGCCTTGGTTTTACACCACGCGGCCACAGGGGTATAGATTTTCTCGCCGTCTAGGTCATCGACTAGGACAACAGGGATACCGCGACCGTTATCTTTGATCCAAAAGCTCTTTGCATCAACTTTGATATCAATAGCGTTAGCGAATTCGCCATTGGTCCGAATGTGTTCATCGATTGAGTTGTCAATCAGTTCGTTGATGATCTTGAACAGACCCGGTACAAATTTCGCACTTGTCCACTGATAATTCAGGAACAGGGACTGGGTTTCTTCGACCACAGATCCGCAGTACATCCCCGGTCGGAGCAGGATGTGGGCCTTATCATCTAGAATCTTGAAGCTCATTAGGGATTCCTTTAAAATAGAAAAGGCATTCTATCACGAATGCCTTTTCTTCTAAACACATTACAGGTCAGTGATTTCCATTTGACCCATTGCAAGCTTGACGCAGTTCTGCATTTCGATGACAGCCTTAGCGATGTCGTGTCGTGCATCGTGCATACGGAAACCCGGAATTGTTTTGTATTCCCGGTCGTCCTTGTACAGCGTGGTCGCGGTCAGATCCATCAAAGCCCCGGAAATGAACGAACGGATATCACGGGAGTTCCAGAAGGCACCCGGCAATTTCATTCCAACGGTCGCCATCGCATCATCCATAATCGGGATATCGAAATCCTGACCACGGCAGAACCGATAGGTACGCTTCTCGCTGCCTTTGTTGATTCCACGTTCGGCCAGATATTCGATAATCTGTTTCGAACCTTCTTCGAGGCTCACATCTTTCGCAGACGGCATCAGCTCACGGCGAACAACGTCGTCCTGTTTCTTCCACCAATTCAAGGTATCTGGATCGATCTTACGTCCAGCATCCTTCTGTTGCTTCACGCTGAATTTGATGTAAAGAGCATCGTTGACATATTCGTCAAACGTTTTTGTTTCGTTGAAGTCGAAAACCAGAAACGCCGCCGATACGATTACACAACCTGCTTTGGTGCCCAAGGTTTCAATGTCGAAACCGTACAGTTTGCTATCGTTACCGACTGTAAGCATTACTGACCACCAACCATATGCAGGTCGGCTTCTTTGACGAAAATACCGTCGATCATTTTGCCTTTACGGTCTTTGATCACGTTGTAGGATGCCAGCAAAGCGTCATCAAAACCTTCTTCGACCAGCAGGCAGCCAGACAGGGCGCTTACCAAACCGAGTGCATGACCCAGAGCTTCTTTCGCCAGTGGTGCGTTTTTCTTCGCGATACCGGTTGCCAGCTTACCGAACTGGGTAGACATCGCACGGATATACGCCGAATATTCGGTTTCGTCATCGAAGTAAACGAAAGTACGTTCCATGCCTACAGCATATTCAAAACATTCTTCGATGGTAGTACCCATCTGAGACGCCAGAATGGTCAGAACAACCGCTGTATCACCGAGGCCATCTTTGATTTCGGCATAATTGTCTTCTTCCATGCCAAGTGTAACTTCACCGAATTCTTCACACAGTTTCACGAACTGCGCTTGCGGGGTTGCACCCAGAATCAGGTTGCGGTCGCTACCCCACTGACGAATAAGATCAAATACAGGTACGGTTGCTTCATTAATTGGGGATGTCATAAGGGTGCTTTTTTCCAAAGGTTAAATTCAAGTTGGGCTTGTAGCCCTGTCACAATATTTGATTCAAAATACCGCTGAATCTCGCGGGCTTTCACGCCGTTCTGGACGCAAAGGTTTACGTCCTTCCAAGGGTATTTCCAATTCCGCCAGTTCACGAACCGGGCTTTGCGATCAATCAATTGTTGATATCGCCGCAGAACCGAGACGTTACGGGGTTCATTGTCTAAAACGAAAATCCAGTCGTAACCCGCAGGGAGTTCGCCGGGGTTGACCGATCCACCAAAGATGCCCGTAGCGTTAGCCAAGAACATTGCATCAAATGCACCTTCCAACAGGAATAGCGGTTGATCCTTTTTGGCCCGGTCCATGCCCCACAATTTGAGGCAATCTTGAACCTTCACGGTCAGGTATTTCTTTTCTTCCACTTCCGGGTCGAGGCTTCGCCCCTGAAAGCAGATCAATTCCCGCTTCTCGTTGTAAGCGGGAATCACAATCCGAGCTTCCTCGGACTTGATTGTTTTGTACGTGTCTGGTTCGAACTGATTCGTCAGCTCTTTCCAGCTTTCACAGAAATACAGCTTTTCCAACCAATGCGTAGGCAGTTGTCGGTTTTCAATGTATTGCCGTGCAAAATGATCGTGTGGCAGGCTTGCAATCGTCGGCAGGTCGTGAACCAATTCTGGGTCACCCGCATGACGCACCGGCTTTTCTTCCGCAACAGAAGTTTGCCGTTTGCCGTTACCATACTCCCGGAACTTTTCCAAGGCCCATTCAGAATACAATGCTGGGTCTTGACGTTTCAGGAAGAACCCGAAATCAGATCCGCAGGTATCATCGTTAAAGCAGTGGAACCGGGTTTTGTTATCGGTACTGAAAAACCATGCACGCGACTTATACTTATTTTTAGCCGAGTCGCCGCAGATTGGACATCTAAAGTTATAACGACCGGGCGATTTCTGCTTGAACTGATCTAATCGGAGGGAAACCCGTCCGATGTACGCTTGGTCTATATGATCCATCTTACCTACTCAAAGAATTGATCCAATCTTGGGTTAGCCAATTCAATCAAAATATCACCGTGGCATTTCTTCGGTTTGCACCAGCAAATCAAATCCTTGCCGCAGAGTTCATGAATGTCCTTGATCAACCCAGACGAATAAAGGTACGCACGAAACTTGTGAATCACTTCCGTGCGATTTCCATCAATTCCAATTTCATATGGATTCTCCCATTTCGAAGGGCGTCCGATATAGACAGCCCCACGCGGGAGATTAGACTGGTTTCGGTTCCAGACTTGGATACACATGCTTTTCTACGAATTTGAGATAATCACGTTCGTATCGACCGGATCGCAAACCGCCGACATGTCCACCATCCACCCGGACATCAACAGTCGCATTGGAAATCGAGACGATGGAAACCAATTCCAAACGTGGTTGGTCAGGAACCTTCACCCACCACTTTTGATTGACCGTAGGCACTTGCTTGACGGGCACTTCACCACTGGTAGAACTTGCTGTACGGGTAGAACCAGCACGGTTCGGAAAATATCGATCCAGCAGTACACGATCCGATGGGGAAGTTGATTCCCGCAACATACGTTCAACCTGATCCCAATCGATAATAAAATGGTTCGGGACATTGAAACGGTTCAAATCGTTCATGTGCATTATTGAACTACCGGGGCAACTGGTTTGACGCCGATCAGTGCGGCCAGATTGGTTTGCGCGGCTGTAGCCTGATCGATTTCTTCTTGGCTGGTCTTGTTGGCTTGTGCCAGAGCTTCGATCTGCGCTTCGTTTTCAGCGATCTTGGTGGTGTGTGCTGCGACTGCCGATTTCAGATCGGTAATCAGGGAATTGATACCAGAGAGAATCTGGGATACTGGTTTGGTAGCTTCGTTGTTACCAAACAGCGAGGAAAAGGAGAAGGGCTTGCTCATAATGTATGTATCCGGTTGGGTTGTTGTCACAAGAGAATTGAACTATACCACCGATCCGATAGATTCTAAACAGAATCGCTCAGAATTTGTTTTGGGAGGCTTTACACCGAACCCCATACCATCGCATGGAATTTGATGTAAAGCGTCTCAGAACTGATTTGCGGGCTTACCACTGTACCTTTGCGGCCTCTGGGTTGTCAGGCTTCTTACGTCGCCCCGGCACCTTCGAATCATTCGCTATAGAAGCCGACTGATGCTGGGATTGAGGCTTGTTAGGTTGCTCTGCCACTTCTGCGAATCCATTATTAGGAAGCTCAGACCAGCGTTGTAGACCTTTATCCACGGCAATGAAGAACCGGGACCATTTCGACTTGTCACCGTATCGGGATTTGACCTGCTTGAACATCTGTTGACCTTGCTGGGCCAATTCGTCGGTTTCAACGATACCCAGAATAAAGTCAGCAGTGTGAACCAGACCAGCCGATTCAGCGGTATCGCCCATGTCGATGTCGCTCTTTTCCCACGAACCACGGGTAGTCTGTGCAGCGGACCAGATGCAGGTATTGGTTTCGATAGCCATACCGCGTAATTCCTCTGCAATCGCCTTCACGTAGCCGTAAGAGTTTTCACCACCGTAGCCCACCCGAGAACTGGCACAGATCCCGAGGTAGTCAATGATGATGACTTGTGGAACGAAATTCTTCTTGGTTTTCAGCTCTTGCAGCAGGGTACGGAAATGCCCTACGTGCGCAGCCCCAGTTGGGAACTGTTTGAAGAACAGCTTACCTAGAGTCTTTTCCTTGAGCTTGGCGATTCGTTGGCCGAAATACTCTTTAGGAATTGCATCCAAATCATCCATGCTGACATTCAGCAGGTTTGCATCAATACGTTTACCAATGGATTCTTCCGACATTTCCATCGAAATATAAAGAACGTTCAAGCCCTGATTCAGATAGCCAGCGGCCAAATGGCACAGTCCAAGAGACTTACCGGCGTTGGAGCCAGCGAGAATCAGGTTAAGGGTTTTGTACTCGGCACCACCTTTGGTGACCCTGTTCAAAATCTCAATATCGAACGGAATCTTGGCTTCTTTGTTGTGATACGACTCGTAACGAGTTTCCCAGTCTTCCATGTAGTTATGGCCGACCGATGTATCAAAACAGACGCCCAATGCATCACGCAGCATATCAGGAATGCAACCGATGTCTGCAAGCTTTTTGTTTCGTTTGTCCGGGGACATTTCAGCGTTAGCCTTAATTTCCAGTGCATCTTTCAATGCATTGTACAAAGCTTGCTGCTTACAGAAATTCTCGGTTTCTTCAACCATGAAATCTGTAAGGGATAGATCCGGCCCCGCGCCCTTGAGGTTGTCGATTTGAGCCGACAGAGTTTCATATACCCCTTCATTCAGGGATGTATCTTTCTCAAGTAGCAGTTTCAGAACAGTAGGGTCAGGACGTTTGTTGTACTTGTCGCCAAACCCTCTGATATACGAAAACATACGCTGATCAGCGAAGTCCGAAAAGTATTCTTTTTTCAGATGTGGAATGACTGTACGAAAATAATCTTCGTTGTAAATCAAATTTTGGAAGATACTTTCTTCGATCATGCTACACCTTTAATCTATATCAATTGGTTTGTTGTTTAGTTCATCGCGTTCAACTTCACGGCGCAGAAGGTCTTGGAATGCTCGGTTAAGCATCAGCTCGATTTCTTCGTTCGTGAACTTGCGTTCTTTGTCGATACACACCCAAGTGCATCGAAGCTGGCCGGTATCATCGATACCAGCCTCCGTAACTCCGATATTCTGCCCGTTTAGATCAAACAGAATATAATGCTGTTGGGCATCAGTCATTCTTGGACTCTTTGAGGAAGTCTGTGAATTCCGCCTCATGGTTTGTATCCATTTCGGTCGCTTTCAACATATACGTGTCTTCAACGAAATCACGGAACGACTTACGGCGCATGATTTCCATCAAATAGTTGTTGGTAGCTTCCAGCTCGGCACGACGGAATTTCTTCCCTTCGTACAGGACTTCCCCGGTATCCTTGTTCACCAATTGATAGAATCCTTTGGTTGGGCTGATAATCGACCCTTCCTCAAGACCCAGCTCAAAGATGCCGGACATCGGTTGCACACCACCCGCGAACGATACGTGGATTGGGAACTTGGATTTTTCAACCACGAATCGCGATTTCTCGATGATCAGTGTGAATTTGAATCCGGTTAGGTCTGTACCGTCTTTATCTTGCGACTTGGAGATAAACAGAACTGTGTTCGAGGACAACATACCGCCCTGACCACCACCCATGATTTGTTTCGGATACATACCCTGTTCGTTGTACGTGTGGTTAATCACGATACAAGGGATGTTCTTCGACTGGAAATGCGGGGTGATAATACGGAACATCGATTTCAGTTGTTTCGCACGAGTCATGTCAGCAGCGCTGTTTTCACTCAATGCGTCATCAACTTCTTTCTTCGAAGCCAAGTTACCGATGGAATCCACCAAGAACACAACCTTTTCGCCACGCTTGATGTTGTCCAGCAACTGGGCGAATTCGAATTTCAGTTGTTCGATGTTGTAAATCGGTACGTGCATAACACGGCTCGAATCAATACCAAACGATTTCAGGTATTCGTCGGTGATACCAAACTCGGAGTCCAACAGAACGCACATGGCGTCTTTATGTTTCCGCAGATAGGCCGCAACCAACAGCAACGCGAAGTTGGTTTTAAAGTGTTTCGATTCCGCCGCAATGGACAGAATACCCGATGGAAGTCCACCGGTAATTTTGCCGCTCAACGCCACGTTCAAGATCGGAACGGATGTTGGGGCAAAATCTTTCTCATTGAACAACGTCGATTCCGACAGTACCGCAACATCCTCGCGGGTTGTAGCTTTTAACAGACGTTGCATCAAATTCGATTTTTCGCTCATACTTACTCACATAAAGAAGTCTTCAAGACAGATGGAATCTTTGTATTTCCATCCAATTGCATCACAAATTGTTGCTAGTGGTTTGATGAATGATTTCTCAAACATCAAATTCCGATCCAAATACCGAAGTACCGTATCTGGGTCCATCGCTTCCGGGATTCGCGAACCTGCAAGGTAGGCAAATGTTTCGGAACCGTATTTATTCGGAGTTCTCAGGCGAACCATAGCGATTTTCTCGCCTTCTTTGATCGGGTCTACACCATCGGTCTTCTGGGCCAACCGGTTGTGGGCCAGAACGCCTTTAATGTGTCCGGGGCATCTGAAACCCGGCAGCAAACCCGGCAAGCTGTACTTCTGTAGGTTGTTTGCGGAGGACACCCCGGCAATCTCCCTGTAATCCACGGTCTGATAGTGTTTCTCAGCCGCTGTAACCAATTGAATCAAATCCTCACGCTTTTCCCCAAGGATCATATCGATTGCATCTTTCAATGCAGTTCGAACGTAAGCCGGGGTACTACCACGCTGGGTTTCAATCCCCATGATTTTTGTTTCTGGTTCCTTGTAGCGGTAACCTTCCATGTCCCACACCCAAAGGGCATAACGTTTCTTCGCGATAAAAAACCCGGTCGAAGAAATCGCTTCACGCTTCATGTACATGACAGAATCGTAATGGTTCATGTAGGTAGCTAATTCGGCGTACCATTTGTTCAACAGTGGCTGTACTTTCTTCTCAGCGAATTGATCCAACATGTTCACGGTGTCATTGATGGAACGATCTGGGTAGAACTTTTGAACCAAATCATCAAAACACACGTAGCAAGAGTCAGTATCGATTGCCACAACCCGATCTTTCTTCGGACCACCAATTGCGTTGTTCAACATTTCATTGAAGTGGTTAGCCGACCATTTGATGATAACCTGACCGGTTAGGGTCACAGCCTCGGCGTTGCGAAGGTCGTAGTACCGGAAGAATGCGTTACCCAATGCACCATATGCAGAGTTGATCGCGATCTTTGCTGCTTTCTGCAACAGGTCATACTTACGAACGTCATCGTCATTGCCAGCGTGCTTGGCTTCTTTCATCAAATTCTTGAAAGTCTTCCGTTGGTTGAATACCAGTTCAACTACGGTTGGAATCACGCCACGAATATCTTTGCGGTAGCGAGTGCCGTTAGCACCAATCGAATATTGCTCGCGGTCCAGCTTCACGTTGCCATTAACGAAATCGTCAACGTTCGCGGTGTAATACTGATCAACGATGGTTTCAGGACTGATATTTAGCTGACGAATAATCCCCGGATACAGGGATTCCAAGTCGAACGACATTATCCATTTCCAGAACCCTACCAACGGGTCTTTTACATACGCACCTTCAAACGCTGACGGTGTGCTACGACGCTTCATCGGTACAATTTTTTTCAACTTCCGAAGGTGGTTGAAAATAATCGAATCCCACTGTTTGATAGGCGAATAGCCGTCCTCAAACGTCATCCCGGCATCATAGGTCATGTACATCATTAGATCGATCAGCAGAAGCTTATCGTTGATGCGCTTGACCAGTTCAACGTCCACGATGTTGTAATCTAGGTAGCGTTGCGGATCTTTGATCGCCAGTTCTACTAGAGAGCCTTCAAAGTCCAGCTTGGTTTCGCCAAGTTCAATGGTTGCAATTGCACCCAGTCGGAAACTAGAACGCGGCTCAAGTACGAACTTCTTGTACAGCTCAATGTAATCAAGCTGTGCGATACCCAGCAATTTGATGATTTGACGCTGGCCGTTCTGGTTATCCTGCATGGTCTTGATTTCAGAACGACCATACGGGCTCAGGGAATCAGCTACAGACTCGCCTAGGACCATTGTGATACGGCGGTGCAGATACGGGATGTCGAAGCTGTTGGAATACCAGCCAGTTACGATATCCGGGAAATTCTCTCTCCAGTCTTGTACAAACTCTTGGAGCATTTCCTTTTCGTTTACAAACTTGTGAAACCTTACCTTTGCCAGCAACTCAGGCTTGAGAGACGATTTGGTCTTAGACCATTCTCGATACGAATACACGTCGTAACGATCATCGATGTTGTCATACATCGTGATTGCATCAACGGGCCATTTGCATATCTCTGGATCTGGGAACCCGTCTGCCTTGGCGGTCGATGGGTCATTTGGATCGGTATAGGTCGCGGCATGAACTTCGATGTCGAGGTTCTTGATACGGACTAGTTTCGTATCTGGTTTTTGATCGCCAAACACGTCTGAAATAAATGCGAGGGTGAAGTTATCCATCCCGTTCACAACACCGTTCGACACAGCTTGAGTATCACGAATGTAAGCCGATGCTTCATACATGTTATCAAAGTGCATTGGCAGTTGGTTTACACCGTAAATGTCGGTATAGCCGGTCTGCTTATGGGTTGGAACAAACAGCGTGGGGGAATAATTGTACTTCTCACGAAACGGGATACCATTTTCGTACCCACGAACAAATATGTGCTGACCGATTCGATCAACAGCAGTAAAAAATCTTGACACTCATAATCCTTGCAAGCGTAAGGGCGATGCATACCCAATTATACAATAAAAAAGCCGTGTCTTAAACACGGCTCTCAGTTTTATTTGCGCCGATGTTGTACTTGTAAACCTTTTTCCAGCCACCTTCATTTGCTTCTGTGTAAGAGATAATCCTAAACAAGTTGCGTCTTTCGGATGTTGCTAGATTTGGATTAACAATTCGGCATAGCTTCCACTCTTGTAAGAGCTTGGCAATGTCGTTTCGACGTTCGGTGTCTTCTTCTGTCATCAGGGCAACACGCCCATCCAGTTCCAGAAGTTCTTTAAAGTGGACGATATAAACTTTTCCACGTTTGTTCAAGATATGACAAGACTGGTAAATTACCTTGGACTTGTTATTTGCAATACCAATTCGAGTCAGCGTTTCCCGGATCTTGGGAAAGCTATCCTCTTGGCTCAGTTCAATTTCAATCATCGTGAAATACTCCTAATCACCGAGTATTTACAGCGTTCCGACCACCGAAGTTTGTAACCTTGGCTCGGAGAATTTTCAATTGATCCGTGCTTAGTCGCTCACAGAGTTCCGAGGCTTTTTGCATACTGACCTTGTAATAGGTCACTACGTCATCCAGATACTCATGTTTCTCGTTCTTTACCCACTTGCCATACCGCTTTGTTTTGCGAAGCCCATGATACAAATAGTCATATTGCATCTTATTAGGTAGCTTCGAATGCCGATTCAGAAATTCGACAAACGGCATAGAATCTAATGTCGCACTTAGCGTCCGGTTGATAACGAACGGCAAATACTGCCGTTCGATCAATGGGCTAACCATGATATATTTCTTGTCGTTGATTGAATTCACAAAATCGAACGGCGAGAATTTTTCACTCACGAATAATCTCCATCACTTCGATTTTCGTGAAGTCCGGGATCATATTGCCATTAAAGATCAATCGCCACGTTCCATCCGGGAGTTCATCCAAGTGGATCATCCGTTTATCGGTTTTAATGGCAGTGACCTTTGACAGTTCCAGAACTAAATCCGTTCCTGTCAATTTGATCGCCCGTCTCACACGAATTCCACGTTCGTCATTAGTTGAACCATTAGCCAGTTCATGTGAATTTCAAGATCCGGCACACGGCTATACGCTTCCTGATTCATACCGATGATTTCAATCATGGTCGGAATACTGGCAGGCTTCGCCAAGGTGTACAAAGTGTCATAGATCGCACGAATGAACGTCGGATAGTCGCTCGCGAACTTCGGAACCAATGCCCGAATTTCGTTGAACTTCTTCGCTTTCAAGTGACCAATCATGACTTCGACATCAGAACCGGAAGTAACCCGGCCTAAAATACCTTCGTCAATCACACCTTTCATCGAATAGGTCTGCAACGTTACCAACATCGCCCGGTTGTCTGGGAACTTACGTTTCACCAGCTCAGCCACGGCCATCTTGCTATCAACCTGAATGCCTTCTTTAGCCAGAATTTCAAGGCAGCGCATAATCTGGCCTTTCATCATCGTAGCTTTTTCAGCTTGCGGGATCGAAAATTCGTATTGCATCATTCGGCTTCTGATCGGTTCAATGATCTGATTCACGTAGTTGCACGTCAGAATGAATCGGCACGATACCGAGAATTCTTCGATGATCCCACGGAAAGCTTTTTGAGCCGCGTCCGACAGGTTATCAGCTTCGTCCAGAATGATTACCTTGCAATTCGACATCATCGAAATCGTTGATGCGAACTTGGTTACATCATTTCGAAATACGTCAATACCGGACTCTTTAGAGGCGTTGATGAACAACACATCGGCATCGAGTTCGTTGCAGATAGCTTGGGCTACCGTCGTTTTTCCTGTGCCGGGGTTGCAGCTAGCGAGAATCATGTTTTTGATTTCGCCGCCAGCAACCATCGCTTTAAAATCCGATTTCATCTGTTCGGGCAGAATGCATTCATCCAGCGTTTGGGGACGATATTTCGTCTCCCAAAGCCAGTCTCTCGGATTAACGCTCATTATTCAGCCTTGATGAAGGTACTGGTCTTGTCCAGACCGACATAGTATTCGATGTCGGTTGCTTCAAATTTGGTGATCAGCTTGTACGAAACACCAACCTTGTAGTCCGCACGGACCATTTTGAGTAGGTCTACCGGGACTTGTAGGTCGTAGGTATGGCCGCTCAAATCAGTGCCTACAATGACGCTATAGGCGTTGCTGTTCGGGTTCTTCGGATCAATCGCTTTCAGAACGATTTCGTCCTTGTCGTTGCGGGTGATCGTCAGTGTTGACAGGCTCAGTGTTGAAGCTGCCTTCATGATCTTTTCAAATGTGTCTTTGGTAAGATCAAATTCGATATCAGCACCGGGGAAAACCACTTTCTTCGACGGACTAACAATTACATCTTTTTCAGAGTAACCGTAGGTACACTTCGATGTACCACCAGTGATGGAGGCGAATTCAGTTCCGAATGCGATATCCACATTGTCGAACAGGTTGATGGTCGAAATGAAGTTGTTCAAGTCGTAGATGCCGCATTCGACCGGGAAGTCTTCTGGAACTTTGGCATACGCGATTACAGATTTGTGGTTGTTCATGGTGCTGATTTCGTTACCAACACGCAGGACAATTGATGGATTGATGCCACTGAAATTTTTCAGGGTATCAAGGGTGGCTTTACTGATTTGCATTATTCGGTAGCACTCTCAACGGGTGGGGCGACAGGTTTGGGTTTGGTCAGGGCTTTAAAGTCCAGCTCAGCGATTACATCAAATGCTACACCTGACAGTCTCAGGTCGGTTGGCAGTTGGTCTTTCGACTGGCGGATTGGACCGTAGCCTTTAACGTGGATGGTGAACAGGTCTTCGTTCGCCTTGGTAATGGTTTCCAAGTAACGGGTCTTCACCAGTTCATCGATAGCCTTGTAGACTTCGAATCGTTGGGCCTTGACCATCCCACCGACATTGGTTTTCTTGTCACCGCGCAGCATGAACAACTGGTCTTCGGTCAGTTTCTCGACCCAAGCGGCACGCACGGCGATATCGTGTTCAAACATTTGGCTATTGCTCATTACTAAAATCCTCACAAGAACAGTTGGTTACGGCTGGGTTATGTGATGAATCATACACCGTAACCACCTGTTTCTAAACACAATCAGTTATTTTATTTCGATTCTTCAATTTCGGAAAAGCGTCCGACCAAGCGCACGTCGATTCGTCGGTCAAAGTCCATCGCATCTAGCTTTTCGTTGTGACTTATGATAAAGACAGATTCCTTGATTCGATCCAGAATCTCTACCAGACACTCAATACCATCGGTATCGGCTGCCGAGTCCATGACTTCATCCATTACCATCAGGTTCAACATCGAGCCTGTACGTTGATGGATCAAATCCCGCCATGCGAACAGAATCGCAAGGTCGATTCGGAATTTCTGACCCTGACTAAAGCTGTTATAGCTAAAGCTCTCCATCCCACGGGTCTTGATGGTTTCATTAAATTCTGAATCCAGCTCGAAGCTATAAGGAGCGCCGAAATCAGCCAGATATTTGTTGATCAGATCATTGACAACCGGGATGAATTGGTTTATGACAACCGATTTCACGCCTGTATCTTTCAGCATGGCCGTAATAACAGCATGGCAATACTTATCGTTGACCAAATCGTCTCGTTGCTCGCGTAGCTGCTCACGCTTGGTTTTCAGGGCTACCAGAACTGCGGAGTTGTCTTTGAATTCCTTGCCACGGATCTTTTCGATTTCCAATTTGATGGATTCGATCTGAGATTCGTACTGGCGGATATTCGCTGATTCCACAGCCAAGGTCTGTTTGAAGTCCCCAAGTTTGGATTGAATCAATTCATCGCGGGTTTGAATCTTTCTGTGTGCGTCACATTCTTCATTGACAGTTGAGATTTTGAACCCCAAATCATCAATTTCCATATCCAACGCAAAGATTTTCTTGTTGCGGAAGTCTTCGGCAATTGCTTGAGTACATACCGGGCAATTTGTGTTATCCGATAAGAATTGCTGCATCTTGCGGGCGGTGCCCATTTGTGCGCTCAAATTACCAGACTGTACCGAAAGCTGACCGATTTTGGTTCGATGGCTACCATCCGATGTTGCCGCTTCCAATTTCTCTACAGAAGCCTTCGCATTCGAAACCTTGATCTTGGAACCACCCAGCTTTTGATCCAACTCCGACTGTCTATCGTTCAACTCGACAATCTTGGCGTCAGCTTGATCCTTCGATTCAGCCTGTTGACGCTCAAGCAATTGATTCTTCTGTTCCAGCAAGTCAATGTTGTGGTCAGCTTGGGTAATGCTGTTCTGAATCGTCGCGATCAGTTCCTTGTTATCGGCGGTCATCTTACTGAATAGATGCAGCTCTAGGAGGTCTTCAACGACGGTACGGCGGTCGGCAGTCTTCATCTGCATGAATGGGGTAAACCCGGCTGTACCGAGTACCACAAGCTGTTTGAAGGTCTTGTAGGACATGCCTAGAATCGACTTCTCTAGGTAGGTCTGGTAGTCGCCAACGGCAGCGTCTTCCGGGATCAAAATCCCTTCTTTGTAGATTTGGAACAGATTCGGGCCGATACCACGGCGAATTTCGAATTCTGTCTTGCCGATACTAAACCACAGGTTGACAACCAAACCTTTTTTGTTGAAGGTATTGACCAATTGTGGCTTATTGATATCACGATACGGTTTGCCGTATAATGCAAACGCCAACGATTCGACCAGAATGGTTGACTTACCTGAGCCGTTCCGACCGGAAATCAGGGTTTTCTTATGGGAATCCAACTGAATCACAATCGGTTTGTTACCAACCGACATGATGTTCTTGGCTTCGAGCTTAGTGAATTTGATCATTTCTGTGCGTCTGCTAGTAGTCCGGCCATGATACGTTTGATTTTATTCTTATCCGCATCGGTTTCTTCCAATGCATCAATATATTCTTCAACGATTTCATCAACGGTACGGATGGCAGACACGGTGATTTTACCCGAGGCTGTAGCCTGACTCACATCGATTCGATCAATTACAGAGATTTCATGCGCAACCGCTGCGATTGCTTCAACGATCTTTTCGAACTTCTTCACATCACCGCGATTTTTGACGGTAATCTTGATGTTCATCCCGGCGTAGCGTTCCAGTTTTTTTGCATCAAAAGTGTCTGCATCGAAGTAGATACGGCTAAACTTCGGCATGTTATTTGATACAAACTCAAAGCTGCTATCGTCAGTGTCAAAGATCCAAACCCCGCGTTCATCATCCGCATCACCATAGGTCAACTGGTAAGGAGTGCCGATGTACTGGATGTGATTGTTCTTCGAAATGGTGTGGAAGTGACCAGACCAGACCTGAGAATAGTTATTCAGGAACTTTGATGATTCACCAGAAGACTCAATGCCCTTGTAATACTGGAACCCAGACAGCTCAAAGTGTCCGAGGCAAAGATTACTGGCACTGGAATTGATGAATTCCATGATTTCTTGGCGGTTGTCCCGGCAGATCCACGGAATCATGTCGATAGCAATTCCATCAATTGTCACAGCTTTCGGGCTGTTGTAAACCGTGAAATTGTCGTATTGAGACAGAAGCTCTTGAACCGAGTTCGGGAATATGTTTTCCCGTAGGTGCATATCATGGTTACCCACGATCACATGCCATTCCTGACCTTTGGTCTTCGGAATAAAATACTCGCGAACCAATTCCATCGTATCGTGACGGATTGCCTTCCGGGAGTCGAAGAAATCCCCGGACTGGAATATGTGTTTGATCTTGTGCTTCTTGATCAGCGGAAAGATGAATTGATCAAATACCTGCATCTGGTATTCGGCAGTCTCTTTATCGCCGTTGCGGTGACCGAAATGTAAGTCACCGATGAACAGAATTTTTGCCATTAAACTAAAAACTCACTTAATCCAATTGACTCGTCCGTTTCGGGCTCGTCCTTGTCTTTGTTATAGGAGAACGGATCACCCTTGAGCTTTTCGCCCATATCGCGGTAGAACGAATAATCGAACTGCATCGGGTTGCCGTCTTCATCAAATTCCTCAAGGTCTGGGATAGCCTCAAGGTAATACCGGTACTTGACTTTCAGTTGCTTGTTTTCTTTCTTCAATCTATTGATGAAAGCTCGCTCACACGTCTTTGTAATATAGGCATGAACGTTTTTGTATTGGGTATCGTATTTGTGCAGGTATCGGCAGCAAATTTCAATTGCATCGCCTTCCATTTCCTGCTTCCAAGTATAATTCTGAAACTTCCATAACTTGGTCAATCCATTCGCGATTGATAGAATTGCGTTTGCAATAAACGGGCTCATTTCGGCATCCGGGTTTATTGCACGTCTTTCCTGCCACGCAACCATTTCGGCATAAAGTATTTTATTGTCAACGTAGCTCATTACGGCTCTCAAGATTTCGGGGTGTATACCACATATAGTACCACAGTTTCAACCCATTCTAAACAGAATGCAAAAAGGCCAGATTCAATCGAAACTGAATCTGGCCTTATGTACCCACAGCACGCTATGGGGTTTTGAATATTTCAAAGTTTTTATAGAATTCTTCGATTTTCATATCAAAGGTTCCAAAGGGTTCTTTGGTTTCAACCTCAAAGGTTCGCACCCGCATGTTCCCTGTTTCAATCGATAGGGTAAGCACCTGAGCCAGCAACCGTTTGGAACCCACCGGGACATGTGCCCATGTGTTGTCTTCTCGCTGTTGCCACTCCAAAACGGTTCTATCAAATTCGAACCAGTAAGGCGAATCTACCCGACCGCTTCGATTCATTACACCATTCATAGCGTTACAATCTTTCCTGCTCTGATCGGTACTCGACCTTCACCCAGCACAACCATTTGGTATCGGTTATCCCCGAGTTCTATCAATTCTTTCCAATAGGGTTTCCACGGTCCAGTTACAAGGAGCGTCCAACATCCATCGCTCTTTGTAATTCGATGATATTCATCCCTTGGGATATAGATCAATCGATTTCTGTTCCGATTAAGCTTTACAATCTTTTGATCAATTATGATTTCTTCGACGTAATTGCCCTTGAGCAACAGACTGAATGCCCCAAATGAATGGGTGTGAAATCTATCTTGACCACCAGATGTTTGATGGAACTGGAATAGTTTGATGCTAAAAAGCTTCTTCCATTCCAGTATCGTTAACTCGGTGACGTTTTGATCACCTAAATTAATCGATTTTCGTTTCCAAAATACCATCATTCATCCTTGGTTGGTGCCCGTGGCGGGAGTCGAACCCGCATGACCGTAGGGCCGGCGCATTTTAAGTGCGATGTGTATACCGTTCCACCACACGGGCTTAATTTGGAGTCTGGTAACAGATTCGAACTGTTGTACCTTTCGGTTTAACGGATTTGCAATCCGCCGCCTAACCACTCGGCCAACCAGACTTATTTAATCAAAATCTCAAGCACGCCTTTAGCATGTCGGATATGATTTCCGCGAATCAAAGTGATTGCGGTTTGCTTCAAAATCTGCTCAGCGGACTTTGAAGGCTTGAGAATCTTTGCATCAATCTTGTTCAAGATGTCATCAAGTTCACGATCCGTTTCTTTGAAGTTTTTGCCGTTGATCATACGAGCAATGTCGCACTGACCATGACGGATCGCCAAGTTGTTATCCAGATGCGCGAACGCAGTGAACCGTTCTGTATCAAGGACGTAAAACGGTTCCGCAATCCTAACCTGCGGGTCATATCTGAACTTATCGTAACAGAAATCACACACAGCTTTTGCTTCACCCAACCCAACCCTAGTTTGTTCACGGAATCGTTTGATCCAATGAATTTTACCAGACCAATCACCACGATCATTACGGAAATTCTTGACTTCAATCAACATAATCTATTTATCTCAAATTCGTTCCAAGAAGATTTCCTCTTGGTGACGGTAAACATTATCGGTGTAGATATCCGCCAGTTCCTTACGCAGTGCGACTCGGAGGACGATATTCTTTGAAGTACCCACGATAGCATAAGCTCCACGGGACAATCCACCATTTAATTTCGAACCCCTGATAAATTGCATTTTGATACATTCCATTTCTGGAAAATACTTTGATACAATCCATTCCATCAAACTGCGACTAAACGAGACGCGGTGTAATTTGTTGGTCTTGGGGTCAAAGACCCCATATACCAGATCAGAAGATTTGCAATTACAGCTAATGTTCTATTCTTTCATCATTCTATCCAATTAGACGACTTTAACAGCGGTCATTTGACCAACTTTGACAACACCACCGATTGGTAGGTTCTGGCAACCAAAAATTACAACCCGTGCTTCAATGGAGGTTTCAGTTCCATCCAAAGTCAGGATTGGACTTTCGAAAGATGCAACAAGCGATTCACCAGACATCGAAAATGCTTCGGTGTATCTATCGTTGGTTTTCGAGTAATACGTTGTAGACGCACGAACAAATCGAATTTCCAATGCAACCCCAGCAACGTTTACCAAGTTAGCATGAGCAATTCTAGCCACAGCCTTGATTTTGTTGCCGGATGCAACGTTAGCCAGCGTAATGGTTTGAGAGAATACTAAGGTCGATCCTGTAGCGGTTGGAGTACCACCCAAGGTCAATACCTGATATTCACCACCGGTCGGGTTGGCTTCTTTCGAAAGAGCAACCGTTGCACCAGTCCATGCAGAACCAGAACATGACCAACCATCGGCCAATTGACCTGTAGCGTTAGCAGATCCAGTCGGGACACCCGCTGTACCGGTACACAATGGGTTAGTGGTTAACTGACCATATTTATTGTTTACAGCCTCATACGGCGAAGCAAATGTTGGGAGCAACAGTTTCGCCGGGAACAAATCGATCAGTTGTGCAGCAATGTGTTTACCCATGATACGGGCACCGTCCGGGGATGGGTGTAAACCGTCAATGGTCACGTTAGCTTTTGGCAAACCTGCGGCAGCTTCGGCTGGGACACTACTAATCAGTTCCGGCCAAGGATCAGCCACACGTACCCCAATAGTTGGGAAGTAGGATTTGATCCAATCGCGTACAGCCAAATGGTTTGTTAGGTTAGTACCTGTTAGTGCGTTTGCCCCGCCGCGTGGAGTTTCGGCCACGATGATCGGGATACAGCCTGCTTCGAGTTGCGCACGGATACCGGCATCTATGTTGTTTTTGGTAACTTCGAGACTTAATCCAGCTCCACGATCATTGGTACTGATCAGCCGTATGCAAGAACTGTTGGTAGTCTAGCCAGCCACTGAGCGGATGTATCACCACCAACCCCGCCATTTCTGGCTTTGGTTGTGCGTACTCGGCTATCGGCATAAAGAGCCATCCACGCAGCATAACCGTAGTTTTCTACGTTTTCACCAGCGGTAACCGTACCGTGACAGTTTGCAGTTCGGCTATCACCGTAAATGGTGACATGACGATCTAAGGGGATGAACGGCGAAGCGCTTCTAACACCCTTTAGGTTAATTGATTGAATACCCATTATGCGGCCTGTACTGATAGACGACCATTACCTTTCACCCAGATTTTAGGATCACCCAGACCCAATTGATACAAATCAAAGGCTTTTAGTGTGAACCCATCCTGAGAATCAACGGCTGGTTGTGTATCTGAAAATTGAACTTGAAAAGTGTAATTATTCTTAAACTGCATTGTAACGGCAGATCCAACAGGAATGCCGGTAGCTGTATTGATGTCTTGAAAGGTTTTACCGTCAAGAATGACATCAGGAAGTGTTTGACCCATTTTATTGATACCTAGTGTTTGATCATTATTGACCTATAACACTATTTAGTTACCAATAAAATTTGGGTACGCTAACGAAACGATTCCCCACCAACCACCCTGCTTGGTTTCGGATCATATGCACGATAACGTATTGCCAGAGTTTAACCATAGTAAAACCCGCACCGGGTCTATCTGGATTCAAGAAATAGAATTCAGTATATTCCTCAGTCGCAATGTAGAACGAAACCGAGACGAGTATCCCATCTACAAGGAATCGATTACCAGCTCTGGATATCAATACAATTGTCAAATCATCAAACGTACTTGCAGCACTTCTTTGATAGTTCATGTGTTACTCACAAAATTGGTGCAGTTAACGGGATTCGAACCCGTGTATGAGGAATTTAGAGTTCCCTGCTTTGCCAGACTTAGCTATAACTGCTTTAACAGGATGGAATTTTATCTACGCGCGTCTACCAATTCCGCCAACCCGACTCATTGTGCCGGGTGAGGGACTTGAACCCCCAATGTACGTCCGCCAAATGGAATGATTAAATTGCTGTTACCATCCTAAAACTTTTTACATCAAAATCTTTACTGGATACCGCCCGATTCACGCCGGGGGTTGTGGTCGCTGTCCTACCATTAGACCAACTGTCCCGTTCTCCATTGCGACTTAACACGTAGGCGGGCACAGTATCGGAATCGAACCGATATTAGCGACTTGAGGCTGAAATGATGCTGTCAGTATCCAAAACTAAATGATGCAACGACAATGCCATGTTCGAGGGGTGGTTTCACCTTCCCGGTCCCATTCATGGCTTTACAGGCCACTAGGCCAGCGTGAATGCATCAAAATCTTTTAATCCCAACCCCAGTACCACTTCGCATATGCAGAAGCTTTCACAGGGTCATCAAACAATTTACCGAGAACCACCTTACGAGGATTTGGATTCGGTCTGACTCGCGATGTATTACCAAACACAACAAACATCCTAGCGTAACGAATAGTTCCACCGGGACCAGCTTTTCGTGCCATAAAAAGGTCGATCATCACGATTCCTTAAATTTGGGGTGAACTGGAGATTCGAACTCCAACAACCGGGTCACAACCGGAAGACTGTATCCAGACAGTACGGGTCCACTATTAAGCATTTGTTTCTGTTTCAAGTCTCGGTTGCCGTTGACTTGAAACAAATATACCACTGTTTTGGGTGTTTCTAAACACAATCAGTCAAAAATATTCAAAATATCTGCAACCGCTTCTAAACCATCACCTACCGCATCCAGAACCGACCAGCTACTGCTAGAGGATTGGTGCGATTTGTACGGCTGATACACAGGCTTCGGCGTTTCAGCCTCTTGGATCGGTTGCATCAAATTCTCATCTGATTCGGTCATGCTTATCCCCAAGACAGGTCAAGTGATTCTGAATATTCTGTACTGATCACGATCTTGCGTTCTGATAGGAACGATACCGGTCCAAGCTGGATCGGGAAATCGCCAATATCATAGGACAAGGTGATGTGTGGAATGAAGCTAGGATGATCCCACGTTCCGTTGTGAATTTCCATCAGATCAGCATGTCGAGCCGATAGAAAGTCGCAATCGTATTTCAGGACCAAAGCGTTCTTACCGCTCTGGGTCTTGAACACAGTCAATTCGAACTGATTGGTGTTAGATGTCGGAGCAACCGGATATTCCCCGAACGGAACATAATTTGGAAGCGGTCTGCGACTGAATAGAAGCGTGCTATGGAATTTCTGAGCATCAAGAGGATTTGGGATCATCAACGTTTCTTGTAGAAGCCGTAGATCCCGGATCGTGTACTGGTCAAAATGAACCCCAGCATACGTTCCGTGAACCCCTTCGATTAAGAAGGGGAGCATTTCAATAAAATTCAATTATTTTACCCTGCCAACCCATCGCCCTTCCGAATCCATCACAAGCGGTTCGAGAACTGGCATTGAGTTAATGATTAAACCAGTACCGATAATTGGTCGCTGGATGTTGACGTTGTTGTAGCTGAAAGCCAATGAATCATCATCGACCAGACAACCTACCTGTAAGCCCCAGTAGAGCCCTGTAGAGTTACCCCAGTACCCAACACTGAAACTGTTGTGATAATGGCCCTGAACAGCGCACATGCCCATTTGCTGGCTTAGCTGGACAACGCTTGAGGATTTCCCGTGGTGGAAATAACAGTTCTGGCCGTTTGGTAGTTTGACGGTTAGATCAAAAGACCATTTCCAGCTTGGACCGACGCCCAGCACTTCGTTATAGGATTTGATGTAATGCTTAGGGATTCCGTTCGTCTTCGCCTTACGCCACACCAAGGAACCGTGATTGGATTCGATGATGTCCATCTTAGGGAACATTTGATACAACTTGGCAATCACTTCCTGACTCTTTTTCAGTTCATCACCGGCAGACATCAGGTCTGGGTCATGATCGTGGAAGCTCAGTGCGTGCTTGTCTAATTCATCCCCGGTACAGATTACGCGAGTCGGCTTGTATTTCTTTTTCAGATATGCAAGGAACTCAAGAGTATCCGGGTGCTGATATGGGATGTGCATATCAGAAATGATCAAAATACGATCATTGTTTTCCGTTTCGGCATCTAGCTTGCGGATTGCAAACGATGCTTTAGCTGTAGTTGGCTTACCGAATTCAGCACGTAGGAAATCAGAAACTGTAGACTTTGGCTGTCCAACGGTTTCGGAAATACTGCGCCACGAATAGTTTTGTTTAGCCAGTTCAACAGCCTTCGATTTCCATTCAACCATCATTGTCTCACTAGTGGGTTATATTGATTATTTACCGCAATAAAAAAGGGAGCCGATTGGCTCCCTTTAATTGGATGATCTATTATGATCGTGCGATAGACGCGGCAAGTGCCCTGTCAAACTGTCCCGGATAGTTGCTACCCAGAAATTGCATCACGGCTGGAACGCCGGATAGTTCGTTTTTGGCGATGATTTCTCGAAGTTGGTCTTCGGAAAGCTGTTTTGGCAACAGGGTTTCGAGGATTTCGTTTTCTTCGATAAGTGCCGGGTACAGGCGATGTTTCAGAGTATCGTTGTTGGATTGGATCAATTTCTTGACCATCGCAATGGTATCGGTATCTGTGAACTCTCTAGACTGGCTACGGGCCTTTTCAGACGCCTTGTCTAGTTCACCTATCAGTACACCCAGTACAGTAGCTGCGACGGTGTTCTTGGCCTTGCGGGCATCAAGTCTCATACGCTTCACGGTATCGTAAAGTGTTTCGCTCATTATCAAATTCTCATTAATTGATCAAAAGTCGTGCGCGATTTCCAGTTTGTGGAAAATGGCACGGCTGCCCTCGTCGGGCGTGGTTGTTTCGGTTGGGTCTTCTTGGTTGTAAACACCAGCTTTCATGTACAGTTCGCGAACTGCCCAGCTAGGTTCAAACGCCAAGTCGAGTTTTCCATCACGGCGTAGACCGGTTTGATCGGTATAGCTCGCATTGAAAATAACTTTCCCGGATTTGGTTACGTGGATAACGAATGTGAATCGAGCCCCAACAGGGATATCTTTCAGCAAAACGTAATCTACAGGATTCGGTTGATCAAAAGCTTTACGGAATCCAACAGTCAGTTGACCAATGCCGTCTTCTGCTTTATCAAAAGACAGTTTGACAGGCGGTCGGGTTGAATCCTTAACGTGGATTTGACCGATAACTGTTTCGCCACCCAATGGAACTTGAACAACCGTCATTGCAACACGTAGCCAATGGTCAGTGAACGCCGGGTATTTCCAATTGTATGTGGAACCGGTTTCCGTTACTTCACGTAGTTCTGTACGGGTACGACTGGTTGACTTGGTTGATGCGCCCTTGGTCGGTGCCCAAATACGGATGTCACCATTTGATTCAACGGTGAAGTAATCGTTCTGGGGGAAATTGCCCGGTGCATATGTAATGCAATCATCACTACCGGGGAATTTTGGTTCGGGTGTAGTGAGATTAAGCAAATTCAACAGGATCATTAGTAAAACCTAAAGTGGTAGCGGGGACACGATTCGAACGTGTGATTTCTTGGTTATGAGCCAAGTGAGATAGGCCAGACTTCTCCACCCCGCGATAAAATTGGTGTTCCCAGTCGGTTACGATCCGACTACCTCCGGCTTGTAAGGCCAGCGCTCTCCCGATTGAGCTACAGGAACTTTAACAGGTTACAGTTTGGTTTCTATTCGTAGGAGAAATTTTGGACTGCTGTTTTGTAACCTAAATTGGCAGGGGTAACAGGATTTGAACCTGTGATTTCGACTTCAAAGGACGACGTGATTACCGGGCTTCACTATACCCCAACTTAATTGATTAGCCGCTGCCTAATCTAATACTACTTGTTCTTTACGAACTGGCCGTATCTGCGCTACGCGGGTCCACTTGGATTTTAACCCAGCTTCATGTTTAAAGTGGTTGGAACTCATGCAACCACTAATCGATCTTGACGTAATTCGGGATGTCCTGAATGTACTTCTTGATCAGAATCTTTGCGTGGCTTTTAATCGCACCGGCAAGTGCGAACCGATATTCGGCATCCAATTCTTTTTCCAGAAGGTCGGCTTTCACAAACTTAACTTCTAGTGGTGTTTTCACGCCCTTACGAACAATGAAGTCACCGAAAAATCTTGCATCACTGATAGTGCCCTTCATGACAAAATGGGCAACGCCCGTTCTATGCCACTGGACCTTAACAGTCTTTACATCAAATAACATTACGAGTCAAAACTACACGAACCTGAATCGGTACTTGAAGCCGGGGAGTCATTTCCACCACAACCAGTATCGGGCGTGTTGTAATATTGAGTCGATTCGAAAAAACCATCCGTTGCAAAAGGAGTTGACGGCGACGACGAACCTTGTTGACGACGGCGTTTAGCTTCTTGTTCACGTTTAGCACGTTCTCTCAGTTCTTGAACTGTAGGCATCACAATTACCTGTTTGATTAAATTTTGGCGGATACAGTAGGTATCGATCCCAAACCCGTAGAGTCCAAACGCTTAGCAAGCGCCGCTGTCACCTTGACAGATCAGTATCCAATTCGTTTAAAGCCATTCTCACACAATCCTGACAACGATAAATTGCCATTGTGGCTAGGTCGCTGTTCAACATTGGGTCATGATTCCCTAGAATCACTTGATACTCTTTCAATTTCTCGACAGACATTTTCAAGTAATCACTTGCATGGACATCTTTCAATTCCCATGCAAGTTGATCAGAGTACATCAATCTGTCAATTCATCGGTGAAATGAACAAGGTCTGTTGCGTCGATGTAATCCAGATTCTTCTGGGTCAATACACCGCCACGGCAGATCAATTCAATACCGTATTTTTCTTTCAGTTCTTTACCGGCAGCGATGGCTCGCTCTAAAGCTTCCATACGCTCTCTACGGCGTTGTTCGTGTTGCTCTGGGGTAAAGCTATCGTTATAAGCTTTGATCTTCCCAGAACACAAGTGCAGCTCTGTGTGTCCACAATGAATGCATTGCATCATTACTGTTTCTCACTACGTCGATACAAATTCCGAACTTTTAAAAATGCCTCGGCATATTGAAACGCAATATCAGCCGCCACATTCGGATCTTTATTAGAATCCGGTGTGGATAACCTAGCTGTGAAAACCTGCAACGCAATAGTTTCTTTAAGAGAAAGAAGTTTGATAACAGTAGACATATATTCTCACAAGTAATGGGCTTTGCTGCGGAGTCGAACCGCATTGTATCTAAGTGTCTGGGCCACATTATCCCAGCTTTTAGGGAAGCTATCCCAGACGGCACATAAGCACATCAAACAATACAAGTCCACTCACAAAGCATAATCAAAATTAGATCCACCCAGACTGAATTAACCCGCGTTCCAGTAGGTGATACAGAACCATATTGCTATGGTCAGCGGCCCTCGTTACTGTAACCAACCTGTGAATCTAAAAATTTGGTGCAGATATCGGGGATCGAACCCGATTCGTCCGGTTGAAAGCCGGGTGTTCTAACCATGTAAACTATATCTGCAAAGCTGGCTGCATAAACTGTAGTCACCAGACCAGAGTTAGGATTCTCTGCCGGGGATCGAACCCGGTGATTTTCGTCAAAAGGAAAGTTTAGTTTAATGGGTTGCTGTTAGCAGCCGTTCCTGTTTTTGGTGCCCCCTGAGAGACTCGAACTCTCACGCCCGAAGGCGCCGGAACCTAAATCCGGTGCGTCTACCAATTCCGCCAAAGGGGCATATCTTGTTGCGTATGTCTTTATTCTACACCATTCGGAACACAATCTAAACACTTTCAAAACATATATTTGGTGGACCGTGCCAGAGTCAAACTGGCCCTTCCTACGTGCAAGGCAGGCGAACTATCGAAATTCTTACAGCCCGAAGGTTCCAACGTAACAAAGAACAAGTCTAAGCCAGTGGATGGAACTCGATTATTGGTGGTTCTGCCCGGTTACGATCCGGGGATCTGTCCTTATGAGGGACTTGGTTTACCAACTAGCCTACAGAACCAAATCGCGGTAACGACATTCTTTCGCTACGATGCACCAACCACGCCGCTGTTCCGTGGTTTGAATTTGGTCCCTATAAGAAGAATTGAACTTCTATCTTTCGGTTATCAGCCGAGTGCATTACCACTATGCTATATAGGGATTTATCATTTAAATCTTTCGGTTTGTTCAACCCTGAGTTTGGCGAGATACTTTCGATAGAACGAACAGATTGCTAAAGCCATCGGATCATCCGACAGTTGCCGCGTTCTAACTTCGTGTTCTAATCGTTGACATTTAGCCAACAGTTTCTTCGAACCCTTACTCATGGTCAAATACCTTAAATTGGTCACTCTACACAGATTCGAACTGTGTCTTCATCGTCCCAAACGACGTGTGCTACCGTTGAACACTATAGAGAGAAAATAGACAGGATGGCACCCTTAAACTTTTGTATCTGAGGTCAATTTCCGATACGCACACAGTTATTACCCACTGTTCGGTCTAGAATTCCGTCTAGTCGGTACATCTGGAGCCCTATTGGGCGATCAGTATGGTTTGAGGTTTTGCTGTATTCCATCCTAAATTTTGTAGGGTTAGATAGTCCCTACTTGACACGACACTGGGGAGTGGCTGTGTTCTGTATCACTTGATATTGGATAGCAAGTGATTTAATTCTGCTTGTTCTTGAGCAATGGCACGTTTGACATTGTTGT